CTCTTTTGCTTGTTCTATTAAATAATTATTCGGTGGTAAATCAAGCATTTCTACCAACCATTCTACTGCTGTTTGTTTCATATTAATTATTATTTAAGTAGCCAAATGTTCCTTAAAAAAGCACTTTTGGCTGTAGATAATCGGTTTTTTTCCGTTTATATACTTAAAATTTGTCAAGTTTTATAAACTCTTGTTCCAACCATTCTACTGCTGTTTGTTTCATATTAATGTGTTTTATAGCGCACAAAAGTGCATTAGTTTATCCTTTTAATTACAGGTTATAACCTGATGATAGGGTCCCCTGTGTTCAGGCTATAACCTTAAAATTCTTCAAGTTTTTTAAGTCTATAAGTTTATAACCTGATATTATATCCGGAAAATTTCCGGATAGAGCTTATTTTTTTCCGGGTAGTTCCTCTCCATCTTTACCAGAAACTATACCCATTAGCTGTTTCATAATAGCATCTTGTGTATCTCCCCAGAACATATCACATTTAAATTTATCATCTGTAATAGTATATGGTGGACTTAAAAAGTATGCTTGCCAATACTCATACGGTTTAGATGTAAATCTTTTACATTTTTCTTTTACTGGGCATTCAAACCCATGGCACATTGTTATATCTGGCATATCTTATTCTTTATCTGATTTATTTATTTTCCTTGACTCTACATAATCTATAATAAAGCCCCCGGCAACTATTAGGTTCATACCCATGGACATAAGAACCTCATGTAAATCTTTGTATACATTAATAGAAAGATGTATATGACCTACTACCCAAAAAGGTATGGATAAGTTTTGGCTTATCCATACCAGGGTATATTTTAAAAAGTGTTTCACTGTTTGATTACAGCATTAAGTGCAGCTGTACTTCCAGTCATTTTAAATTCATGAGTTTCAGTAGAACATACATGATCATAGACTCTCACTTTTAATCTACTAGCTGCTTTAAAATCAGCTACCATAAGTGAATCTGATAATATATTTGAAACCATAAATACTGATTCATGATCACTACTTACATGTCCCCATGTTTGGTATAATTTATTTACACCGTTTACTACAAATAATAAATCTACATTTACTGGATCATCACAAATAAATAGTCCAGAAATATAAAATGCAACTTTATCAGTCCCTCTTTCAAGTTTTAAATATTCATCTTGTCCATCTTCGGTATATGCAATTGTATATGCACGACTAAACCCATCATCAACTTTCTTGGTAACCCATTGTGCAAATGAATTTGCTGTAAATAAAATAATTCCTAATAATACTAATATTAACTTTTTCATTTTTTCGGTTTTTTAATTGTTTTACTTTCTTCTGATGAACTCTCCTTCAGAATCTTTTGCAGTCTCTCCCAGATCTGTTTGTTTATTAGATTGTAATCTGGTTCTTTCTTGCGCTCTTTCATACTCTTGCCAATTATAGATATTTAATTCTTTCATTTTCAAGAAATCATCCAGAGTCATATCCTCTGGCATATCATTGTTATTATTCATTATTTGAATATATGCTTCTTTCACTCTTCCCATTATTTCATTGTTTTAAAGACATTAATTAATTCTTCTTTTGTTATATTTTCAGGAAGCTTGTCAAGTAAATTAAGATCAAAGTTGCCAGTAATTATTATTTGAGATTTTTCAACATCAATGTAATTTGTTTGAATACTAAACAAACCTAAGTCTCTGTTTCTCGTATCAATAATACTTACTATTGGTTGAATAGCTTTTAGATAATCTATATCTTTATGCTTCCACCAATAATCATGTTCCTGAAGGCCTAGGGTTACTGATGAGTGATCTCTATTAAAGAACTTACCTATCATCAAATGAGTTAAGTGTCTTCTTTTCTTTAGAACATTATAAAGATAATATCTCATGTATGTCTTTTCTCTCTTTCTACTTTTTGTGTTTAGCTGATACTTATCAATAATACCAACTATATCTTGGTTTACAACTTTGTTAAGTTCAAATACATCTTCTACCATCTCTAAATAAAAAATGGAAATAATAATCCTTTAAATTCACCTACAATAGGTCCAATAAATACTGTTGCTAAAAATCCATGGTTTTGTCCATACAAATACCAAAAATATAAAGCAAAAAATTGCGCTACCAAAATATAGAGCATAACAGCAATATATAGTGGCACTATATATCTTTCTTCCATAAAATTTTAAATTAGTTCTAAGTCAGCTTCTTTAACTGTTTCTTTTGTTTCTTCAAATGCCTGTGATAATAAGTCAAGAGACAAGAATCTCTCTGCATTATAAAGTTCATAGGGAAAAGAACTTGATGACAATTTAACTTCTTTAAGAAGTACACCAAATTTATTATCCTGTAATCCCATCCTTACTATCCTGGTGATAGTATATACTTCACCCTCTATAATCCACTCATTATCAGGTATTTTACTTGGCTTATTTGAAGCATCAATACATATTGCCCGCATATTGTTCTACTGAAGTTTTGAGATCTAAATTACGTAAACTCTCTGAAATTTCCAACATGGTTAATAAATCTCCATATTTTACTGTGCACTTTCCCATCTCATGTACAAGCAAAGCACATTGCTCTGCCTGTAAAGGTTGGTGTTCACAAAATCTTATGAGACAAGCCATTACATATAGAAATGTATTCTTGTCATCATTATGCAGAATAATCTTATGTGTAACACTTTCTTCCATATAGTAATATAGTAATTATATTGGTTGTAGGTTGTAATTTCGCCACACTATCTTGCTTTGGTCAAAATCTTCCAAAGCTTCTTTAACCCACTTTTCATCTACAGTTCCTATGTAACATAGTATGTGCACAATAGCCTTGTCATCTGGGTTTAAGCGCAAAAGTCTCCCTATTCTCTGACTAGCCTTACGCTCATTCCCATATGCATGCATAATAATTCCTTGTTTTAAACCCGGTATATTTACACCCTCATTTAATTGCAATACACATGAGAGCTTTGTAATATTACCAGCCTTAAAATCTTGCAAATTTGCTTCAGAATCAGGGTTATTACTATGATAGCTATGTGTACACATTCTATCAGCTTGATCTTGAGTATTAGCAAATACAATACACTTACTACTAATACTTTTTAGTAGTTCTTTAGCATATCTTTCTTTACTTGGATACTCCATCATAGCTTTCATTCTCATTACTCTAAGTATGTGAGGTTGTCCTGCTGATGTGTCAATCCTTGTACCCCAATAACCATAATTCTGAGCTTCAGAGGTCATAAATGACTTATTCTTTGTCTCAACTTTATAATTCTTTGCTGTATCTAGATTGATCTCATGTACAATTATTTGATAGCTGTTAATAATACCTGATTCTATTGCATCATCTGCCTTAAATGTAAAAACAACTGGACAATACTCAGATACTAGTTTACCTTTCTCAGAACTCTTATGCTTAGGTGGAGTACCTGTTAGACCAAGTACCATTCCTGAATAATTATCTAAAAAAGTTTTGTGACTATCAAGTAAAGAATGAACCTCATCAAAGTAAATACAATCATACTCTCCTGGGTGATGTTTATTCAAGCTTAGATAAGTTGTAAATGTAACATTTTCCAATAGTCTACTCATCTTAAACTTTTCTGCTTCATATCTCCATGAGCTTATAATAGATAATTTGGGAGCTACAACTAAAATACTACGCAAAGGAGAATAGTGTTTTTCCATGTGCTTTAAACCTACAAGGGTTTTACCCACACCTGTACCAAGTACAATAGTGCATCTTTGTTTACCCTCAGTAGCATTTATTGCTTCTGTTTGTATTTCTTCTCTGTTCATAATTTGTAAGTTATTTTAAATATCCAAGAGCTCTAGACTCTTTCGGGTTTAAGTGTAACCAATCATGGCAGTTCCTACAGACCGCAAGCCATGTAGACTGCACTAAATAAAAAGCATCTCTATTAGCACCAGAATGTGTATGGTGTACATCTGTGGCATTAATATCACAACCTTTTACTGCTATTTGACACAGACTGAAATCTGTAAGAAATCTCTTTCTTAGTTTGAGATACTCTGCATCTTTCTTTTTCCTTTTAGAAGAAACCTGAGGGATTTTATAATCAGTTGGTTTCTGTATATTATCTTTATTCTTGGGATTTTGGCAACTCCAACAATACTTACAATACTTGAATCCCCCGGTTTCTCCACTTTTCCAGATGTGTTTTTCTAAACCACATCCATCACAAATTTTTAATTTAATTTTAATTGACATAGACTTCTATATTTGTGATCTCTTTCCATAAATAACCATAAGCAGTTCTCTGTATAACACCTTTAATAGCATTATCAATAGAGTTATGACTCTTTAGTTTTAACTTTTTCTTTACATCATTAAGAGATGAGAATTTGTTTAATAGTATACCATCAAGTGAATACTGTTCAATTATTCTTTTTACTCTACAGTAGTTTCTATTATGTGAAAGAATATAACCTTTTACAGTAACTCTTTTACCATTTAAACCCTCTCTAACATGATTTGCTGTAGTATTTAATTGTCTAGCTGTTTCTTCAATAGATTTATAACTAGTAATATATTCAGCTGTTTTAGAAAAGATAAAAACCTGTTTAGATAGTTTATCAGTCCATGGATCAATAACTTGTTTCTTAAAGGTTTTAAATTGGAAGTTACTAGCTTTATAATCACTTTTACATGACTGATATATAGAAGTTTCACTTATACTAAGAACATGAGCAGCTTCTTTTGCTGAAATCCATTCTGCAATAAATTCTCCAGTTAACCTATATTGGTAGACTTTAGTAGAATCTTTCCATTTATGACCACCAGGAGCCTTGTTCAATAATAAACCATTACCATGAATCTTTCTACCATATTTAGATATAAGTTCAACTTCTTTAGCACAAGCATCTTCTTTATTGTCATAGATAGCAATAATACTCACAGAATAATCATTTATAGAGGTATATTCAGTCCATTCAAATTGTCTCTTTCTATTCTTACTATAAGCTCTAGAGTATTCATTGTTATTAACTGAAGAACCTATACCAACATAAAATACAGTGTTGTCAACAATATTTGTATGAGTGTAAACATAATAATACATATGGAAGAATTGTTTTATACTACAAATATAATACATTTCTTCCACATAGTTATCTTATTTTGTTTTCTCTTTCATTGTTCTTGTTGTTTATTTAGTTCGTGTTTTACTTCTTCCCAATAATTTATTATTAGTCTATTTTGCCAATGATGCTCGTGTAAAGACTCAATTACTTCATCAACTGCAATCAATGCACATTGTTTTCCTTTATAATTGTTTAAGCCGCTGCCTTCATAATCTACTACATTTAACCTAAACTTATCAAATAACTCTTCTGCTTTTTCTTTTGGTGTCATATTTCTTGTTGTTTAAAAGTTTAAAAAAGTGCTTGTCTTTCCAAGCTGTCAGAGAATTAATCTTTTTCTCAAATAAGGGATTTAAATCCCCCATGGTTCTTCCATATAACGGTTTCTTTTCCACAACCGTCACATTCTTTAAGCTTTTGCTGCATTCTTTAATCTTGGTAAAGTGACCGGTGCTTCCTGTAAACTTAAAAAGTTTTTAGGAAGTATACCTTCAGATATAAAGATACTGATAATATCACTCTTTCCAATGTTTAAATCTTTAAAAGTTAAAGTATTAGTATACTTTTCATCTACCTCAGAATAAGCTACCATAGATTCTGTCCAAGGACTTTTGGGAAACAAAGTCTGAAATATATAATTGCTGTACTGATTAGTAACTTGCTGTTTAAAAACATTAAGCACTCTTTGAGCACGTTTATATACATTTAGTATTCTTTGTTTCTTTTTGCTACACATTGTGTCTAGCTCTTCTTTTGTCAGTGCATTTAGGCCATACAAAGCACGCTTGTATAAATAATTCTGGTACTGAGAGTAACCATCTGATTCATACTGTGTATATGTTTTGCCTGCATTTAACTGATAATTTTTGACCTGCTGTTTTAACTTTTCCATTTTATACATTTTTTTCATAAATTAATAATCATAAAAAATAAAAGGGGGTAGTTACCCACCCCCAATTATTCTATCAACTCAATATCTTAGATATTAAATTCTTGTCCTGCTGCACTTTTGATAGCAGAACTATTTGCTTGAGAATATGCAGTACGTAATTGCTCTACATTATCATGCTTGATTAATGTATCTTGTGCATTAGATGCAGAAGAATATACTGCTCTACGGTAGATTGGTAACCCACCTACAGTACAGATAATTCCTGTATCACCAGCAACTTTAAGATCACGCTCAGGAGTTTTCTTGTTAAATGGAGTCATAGACTCTTCAATAACAATAGTACCTGGCAACTCTTGTCCGGCATAAAAGCCCATAAGAGTTAAATCTGCAGTAGAACCTTGTAATAAGGCAGAAACATTTTTTCTCTCAATGAAGTTATTATTACCAATAATCATTCGAGTTTGTTCTACTCTTACACTTGCAAAAACTGGATTGTTTTCAGAAATTTTAACTACTGCACCTGTAGTAGCATCAGCTACAACTTTAACTGTTGAATTCATAATTCTTGTTTTTAATAAATAAATAAATAAATAAATAAATAGATTGTTGAGTGTAGATTTACTATATCATTAGTTACTCATGCTAAGTGATAAGTGGTAAGTATTGCATATCGCGATTAGCAATACTAGTTATCCAGTGGATCCTCTAAGTCAATGATATCATCAAATGGTAAATCATCTGATGCTATATCATTAGCGTCATAATCTTCTAGTGGAAGAAAATCTGTATCAATATATTTTTCTCTGGTGTTTTTCTCAACAGCAGAACCGGTAAAAGGGTCTATGACATGTTCACCATAATCTATAGACATTAAGAACTGTATATCTAAATCTGTAAGATCTAAAAACTCATCTATGCTTAGATGCACAACCTTCCCGTTTGGTAACTGATATAACATTATTTATTCTCTAGTAAAAATACGTGATAAAATCAAGTATAATTGCTTGTGCAAAATAATATAATGCAATATATAGCTAACAATAAAAGGGGAAACTTAATCCCCCTATTATTTGGTCAGGAAAAGCATATTCGCAGGAATACACTATCTTACATTTTCTTATAGCTTTGAGCTATTTTTCTAATTAGCTTAGAGTAATGTGCGTTATTTGCATATGATCTATCTAAGTATGCATAATATGCTTCTTCAGTTTTGAACTTGTGCATATATATGGCATAGTAAAAAATATAATCAATTACAGAATCACGCCAATGGTCATACTTTGCAAATCCATTTCTAGAACCTTTATTTGTAGTTGGTCTTAATCTAGCTTGACGCATGCCAAATAGATTATTGTTGTTTGCAAATATTCCTGAAGTAAACTTGCCTGACTCTAAGTGTGCCTGTGCTAGTATAATATGCGGGAATCTTACATTAAGACTATATACATATTTTACAAGAGCTTCTTGAGAGAATGTTGAATCTAAACTTGGTATATATTTAGGTTTTGGATCAATGTTTTTAGCAATTGCTCTTCTTTGTACTGGTGTCATTGCTAAATTAATAGCAAGAGCAATTACTACAAGTGCTCCTAACACCATCATGTTTCTGTAAAATTTACTATTATCCATAATGTTTAGTTTAGTTAATAAGTAGATAGTGATCCTGTTTGGATTCGAACCAAAGACCTATTGCTTAGAAGGCAATTGCTCTATCCAGCTGAGCTACAGGACCAATATAAAACAGACTATTGCACCTTTCATCTGTTTCCTGCGGTTATAAGTGCACGCAAATATAATTAATATTCTGGTCCCATTTCTTCCCAGGTAAGATCATCATCACTAAGAATCCACAAATTTGCTACAAATCCTGTAGCTGTATTTAGTAAATACTTAGCAGTTGGGAAAACTACCATTACATAGCTATCTCCTTGTCTAGAGATGCTAGTAATTCTTTCTTGTTGAACAACTTCAACGTTTTTAATAAACTTTACCTCAGATTTAGTAAAGCCACGGAACATACCATCATCAGCTAAAGTAATGGTAGTTGTACATGTAATCAGTAATGCAAATAATAAGTTCTTAATCATGATAATTTTTTAAATAGTCCAACAAAAAGTAACAATAATGCAGATGCTACAAAGAACACAAGACCCTGTTTGAATCTTACAAATGTTTCTTCCATCTGTATCTCTTCATCAACAGTATCTAAATCTATGCATAGTTCATTTACTCTATAAACTACTATTTCAGGATCTGCACTTGACTGATATGCAGCAATAATGAGGGACTGTATATCCCTCTTTTGCTGTTCTAATTTTCTTAACTTTCTGTAAATCATTTGCTTACAGTTTTGTTCTGCACTTGCTTTGTCTGACCATAAGCATCACAGTGGTGAGTAGTACCGCAACTAACAAAAGATGCTAATACACCAATAAATAAAAACCATAATACTACAATTGCAATTGTTTTCATAATCATAAATTTTAAAAGGGTAAATCTAAATCAACAGGTTGGCTAAAATTTTCCATACCTAATGCGCTATCTAACAGTGCTTGCTTCTTACATGCAAGTTTATGCATCTTAGCATTAACTTGATATAGTTTGAGTTTTTCAAACCACATGATATACTTTTCACTTGATCTTGTATTCCAATGTACAACACCTTCTATTCTGTAGAGGTGTGGATTCTTTCTGCTATTGCAGTAAGCCACATCAAAATCATATTCTTTCCTGATCTCAATAGCATCTTCAGGTGTAAGATTCATGTTAAGTTTAATCAGAGTGTGGCTACCAAATGAATGGTAACCAAAAGGGACTGTTTTGTTCATAAGTTTATTTTTAAATTGTTAATCATAATATAAAATCATAGTCACCTAGTGACAAGAATATATAGATAAAGTCAAATTCAAATACTAAGGCAAAGACCTTCTCTTCTACAAAGGCAAATACAAATACTAAGTCTCAATGTTAGCCAATTGCATATAATGCATAACCTGTCTAACTTGGGAGTTCTATCTCAGTTTTTATAGTTTGAAGAGAAGCGGTAATTATTAGTAATTTTAATTTTATAAGTGGTATCACCACATACTTTATTAAAAAAATTCTTGTCACTAGATATAAAGAGTAGAGGAATCAGCTTGTGCCTATCCCCTACTCACCTAATACCAGTACACTATTTCTCAGGTGTCATGAATAAGTCAATGACATTCTGAAATCTAGGATCAACATTGATTCTCAATGCTGCAGCAGCTTTAACATTCAACTCTCGTTGAGCATTAAATTCCATAGTAAGCCTACACAACTCACCTTTGTACTCATCCATAGCAAGAGTATATTCTCTGTTAAGAGCTTCTTCTTGCTTTAGGAAAATAGCAGCTTTATCTGCATTTTCTTTTTGGATACGTGCATTCTCATCACTAACTAAGTTCTTAACCTTGGCTTTGAAGTAGTTTACACGTTGCTCATACTTGCGGTGCTCTTCAGCAACATCTTCATGCAATTGCATTAAAGACTGAGAGTCATGATGCTTAGTAATCTTAACAGGAGTTTTCTTATTATCCTCTACATTGAACCATTCAATGCTAGGCATGTTAGATAACTCTTTTCTAAGACTAGACAACTTACCATTTTTATGGATAAATTGACCCAAGTGAGATGCCATAGCTTCTACTTGCAAATACTCTGAGTATTCTACATCAGAAAGTCTAGACCATCCCCATGATTCTTCAACATCTTGAATAACATCATAGTCAGTTGCATACTGTCTCTTAGGTTCCACAAGATGAGAGAAATCAGGACGCGTATTCTGGATTCTCTCTATCTCAGCATCTTTACCCTTGATAGCTTCCATAAGGAATGCTTGGCAAGCATGTAAGTCACCCTTGATTTTAAGTTTCTCAAGGATATTATCCGGAATCACAGATGCCTCTTGCATCATATAAGACTGACCACTAATGGTAATAGTCTTACTGCAGTTGTTATAAGATTCCAACTCACGTTGAATCTCCAAAGCATTTTGGTTGCACAAGTTAGATACTGATTGTGCTTGGGACATGCTTAAACCCTTGGTAGATAAATTTCTCATTGTTTTTTGTTTTTGAGAGTTAATAAATAAATTGATTTTTAAGTTGATAAAAAGAGCAGTTTAACATCATGCTCAGGATAATATTTGAATACTAATCTATTAGATTAGGTTCATCTTCCCCTCTAAGATCATAGTTAGTTCTATCATAGAAATCACCATAAGATTCTTCTCTACTGTAGAACTCATCACGGGCAACATCTTCTTGATCATCAAGATCACTTAACTGATCTTTATATCCTTGTAGTTCTGCTTTAAGTGACTCTATTAATTCTATTTGTTCTTCTCTCCACCATCTGTACTCAAGTGCTTCTTGATGTTTGTCTGTTAAATCTTCACAGTCAGCAATTGTTGCAGAAACATTAGGAGTATTATATAAATCATATTCCGCTTGTTCAAGTTCATGAGAAGTTTCAACAACAAGTTTAAATAAATCATCTCTTGTAATCATATTTTTAAGTTTAATTGGTTACTAATTTTTACCCCTCTGCACTCAGTTGTAACACTAATCTTTAACCACTATTGATAAGTTGGGTCAAGAAACCATAATTTGTATATATGGTGTTACAACTGCTCACCCTTGGGAAGTGAGTTATGGTGCATTAATAAGAGCAGTTTGTCTACATGCTCAGGTATACGCAGAATATCACTGCCTTTCTATTGTGTACTCTCACAAGGTTGCAATCCTTGAATTTGATAGCCTCTGCATATTACTATGCTTCATATGCTACTATCTTGGTATAGTATCCACACGCTCAGCATAACTGATTGTGTTTACCTGCTTGGATGAGAGTATAATAAATGGCTGTTTATGCTATAAACATTTAATACATAGTAATTTGTATGATGAATATTTAACAGGCTAGCTAAACCTGCAGTACTCAACACCCCTATGTAACCATAAAATAAAGAGCAGTTTTATATCCTACTCAGGATAGTTGGTTATCCCAACTGCTCAATAGCAATCGGGAGTCCCTGTTTGTCTAACACTCTTTTTACTGTTTTACCATTAGAGTATTTAACATACTGTACAAGGGAGAGGTTACCCTTATACATTTCAATCATAGTTTTGATAATCATAACTTAATATTTTTTAGTGTGAGGACTTGCCTGTGCTAGGTACACAGGACTTGGGTGTTAATAATAATATTGATTGTGCTCAATATTTAAATAATAGACAAGAGTGTAACAATATCCTACATTGCTACTAGACCGCTGAGTCATCACTTGAATTAAACTGAATTCCACTTCAGTCAGCTGTATTCTCCCAAGTGGAATCTTGTATAAGAGAATAGATAATGGCATACCACATATTACTGCTGCGGTCAACAGGTTCACACTGCCGGATTACTCCCGTGTATAACACTGCCTAGTTTAAATTAAACTCACATAGCTTTATCAATACTATGTGTAAAATACCTGATTTTTAAGTCTGCACTAACTTTGGATTATATCACTGCAAATGATAAGTAGCACTATAAATCTCTTTGCAGGAGAAATACAGAACCCAATAGTAGCCCCACAGGTTTGTCACTGTTTGCTAACAGTAATGAACTTTGCTTGACATCAACAACCCCGTCAAGTATAAACTTGAGTGTAAACCGTATAGAGTGCAAAGGTTAAAAACTCCCCCTCAGTTATTTACAGTTGATGTACTAATTATTAAAGATTATCCATAGAGATAATGCTATCAAGGTCACTATATGTACCTTGATAAACATTACCTTGTAAAGATTCAACTTTAATATTGTTTTCAGATACTTCAAGGAAGTATTCTGTTTTAATGTGCTTAGAAGCTTTCGCGGGAGTTTCTTTCTTTACAATAACATGTAGTATTACATGTATAAGTATAGAGAAGGAAACACATCCAAGTATAAAGCCAATAAGGAATGAATCATTTGATTTCATATTTATGGTTTTAGTTATTACTTTAAAAAAATGCAGGCCTTTCACCTGCTTGGGATAATATCCTCAATGGTATGACATTATTGGTTAGTCATACAAGTTGCGGAGAGGATTACTGCCTCTCACTCTGTAAGTATAAGTTACATAGATAATCTGTTCCTATCATTTGTTCAAGGATACTGATTAGTATGGATATGGACAATCTTCTGATTTCATATTATATGTTTTTAATTGTTAAACAATATAGATTACCCTGCAAGAGAGTAATCCTTTTGCATTACTACCACTAAACCAACTGCTGGATGCTGGTATTCATGTAGTACTGTATAACCTTCTTTACATTTCATATGTATAAGGTCTTTAAGCTCTATGCCCATAGACATAGCTTGATCTTCTGTAATGGTAATTTCTTCCATTGTATATTGATTTAATTGGTTACTAGGTAAGCAGTTAGCTATATAAAATCTTTTAACTATACTATACTAGTATAGTAAAATACAGATATATTAGTGTTAATAAATAGAGAGAGTGTTTAGTAGTAACATAGACTAATAGATTAAAACAAGCTTGTTTCCGCACTGGTTATCAGTAAGTTATGGTTATCCACAGAATGTTTGCAATAACAGCAGAGGTACCCTGCGGTGACCGCCACAAAGACAGTCTCCTTTTTTGTCTTATTAAAGATTCCACAGGCTGAAACTCCTTAGAGTTTCTCCTTTCTAAGCATAACAAGTTGTATTATACACTCCCGGCTCAGTAATTAAAAAGGGAGAGCATGTATTTCTACACACTCCCCCTTTTAGCACCCTTACAGGTTCAACACCTTGGATGTCTCCTCTACCTCATCAAACATGTCATCAGTGATTTCTGCACCAACAACTAATGAGGATAAGGCCCACCATGGACTACGTGGAGTTCCATCAGCATTCTTGCTACGGGTAACAGAACCTAAGTAAGTACCACCTGTTTCCATGTCTTGCTCATAGGATTTCCTATAAACATGGACATTGTTGGCTACATGCTTTTGCTGATTTTCATCTAAGAACTCAACAGTTGCAAGTTTGTACTCAACTTTCTCAATGCCGTTTTCCCCCTCAACCTCATAGTCAAAAACATTGTCACTCAGTCTTTTAAGAGTGCCTTTGATTTTTGCTACTTTAACCAAGTTACCGCGTGAAGTTGTTTGCTCCACAAATTTTAATGCAATTCCCATTTTGATAAAATTTAATGAGATTATATTTGTAGGGCAAAACCAAGCCTTGCCCTTTTAGGCTTTTCTTTTTATTAAAGATTTCTGTTAGGCTGAACACGGAGTGTTCTCCTTTCTAAGAGTAAGTTTTTGTATTTTTAGTCATTTTGTAACTGCTTGATTATCAGGACCAAAGTCTACTTGTTCCACCGCGTAGATACTTAACACTCCTTGGCTAACTTTTCAAAAAGAAAAAAGGGGATTACTCCCCTTATAAGTTCTTAAACATGTTAACCAAGTCTGCATGGTCATCATTACCATTTGTGTTTTCTAACTTAAGTAACTCAGGTAAGTTAACATCTTTACCAGAATACACATGATAATCTATTGAGCCATATCCTGTACGTTTTTCATGATAGGTTTCCATGACATATGCTTCAAGCATTTTCCATATATCATTACAATACATGCCTGTAAGTTTATGATAACCATCAATAGTAAGCCCATCATATCTTGGTACATAACCCATAGTATCCCATGAGTAACCATCTTCAAACATTCTGATTTTCTCAGCAACAAATGTAATAACAGGAAAAGCTACAGTAGCTTCTACTTCAATCTTTTTCTTGTAAGTAATTGTTTTCATAATAAATAGTTTTAAATTCTTTTCTTATTAAAGATTAAAAAAGGGGATTATATCCCCTTTTCAGCTAACAGCTCAGCAACCTTATGTTCCACCAATTTTTCCATTAGGGAAACCTGATAATTAAAATCATGTATTGGTTCCATTACATAAGATTGGTCATAACCATTTGACTTTGGTAGTCCATGTACTGTAATTTCAGTACCTGTTTTAACAAAGAGCAGGTCTCTCATAGTAATCATAACAAAGGATTCTGTTTCTTCTCCAGTTATGATAACTCTACCCCAAGCATAGGGTCTATTAAATTTGTCAGTATATATGTTTTTACCGACCCATGTAAGTGTTCCTTTAAGCATAATAAATAATTTTAAATGTTTATATTTTATTAAAGATTAAAAAAGAAAGGGGATGTTACTCCCCTTAACTTTTAAATAGCAATCTTACCTACATACTTTACCTCTATTATCTTATAAGATACACCGGGATGTCTATTACTTGATTCAAGATATTTATATGCCTGTTCTACTGCATAAAACATACTAGATGCTTTTATGTGAAAGTATTCTGTATCATTACTTTTCACGGTTACTAAAAATAGATTTTCTTTCATTGTATATAATTTAATTGTTCTCATATTATTAAAGATTAAAATTTAAAAAGGGTGTTACCCCTTTCTAATTCTAAACTTTCCATAAGTATGATTACCTTGGTTTTGTAAATCATATCTTTTCCAATAAGCTAAATCCCTTGTTGGGAATGTATATGCCTCTCTAACTTCAGAGCCATTAACAATGTATTCAAGTATCCACATAGTTTATATTTCTTATCTTACTAAAGATTCAAAAATAAACTAAGCCCCCTGGTTAAGGAGCTTAGCTATTTCTTTGGCATCTACATATTTCTTGCATATTGTAAATCCGCAAGCAGGTGGAACACGGTCAATGTATTCTTGTGCTAAGAATGCAGAGTGTTTAGCAGTAGCAGTGTATGCTAATTGTAGAACAGGTTTTCCTAAGTAATCTGTGATAAGTGCAAAGTAAATTTTCATGGCAATTGTTTTTAATGATTATTTTATTAATAAAGATTAAAATTAAAAGGGGAATCACCCCCTTATAATTCGATACTTAATGTATGCCAACAGGAACACAAGTCCCCAAAGAATTGCTGTTATCATAGTATTTAATTTAATTGTTCTTATCTTACTAAAGATTAAAAAGGGGAATTAATCCCCTAACATTGGTGTTAACATTCCTGCCCAGAACAAGCAAGAGAATCCTATACAAGGCCAAATGTCATGTCCCATAGACATTAACAATCCCATAAAAGAACCTAACAAAGCAACACCAAATAAATAACCAGCAATTGATTTCATAATATATAGTTTTATAATTCTCTCCTTACTAAAGATTTAAAAAAAATAAAGAGCCACCTTAAAAAGGTAGCTCAGAACTTACATCACCATACATAAACTTCTGAAGTTAAACATGGTTCCTCCCATTCAGTAACTCTTATATACATAGAGTGAAACTGAACAGGAATAAAACTAAGTTCAAATTCCAAATCACCAAATGGATGCCATTCATCATTTGGTAACATGTACTTACGAAAGAAATAATTTGCAATTGCTTGTTTCATGGTATTTAGTTTTAAAGTTCACACCTTACTAAAGATTCAAAAAAAAAACAGGGAACGTCTTCCCTGCTTTGGTGGCTTTGTAGTATCAACACTGATTCCATATAGAGGCCTTACTATGGGTGTTGGCTATAACTCTCTTGGCTATAGACTTTATATTTTATTAAAGATTAAAAAGAAAGAAAGACAGAAAGATAGTGGCGCAGCCACACCTATAGAATGAATGATGAGTAAGGCATGTGTGGCAAGCCATAGTATAAATGCTTTAAGTGTTGGCCTCAAGGGTTGGCTAAAGTATTTATGCTTGGCGCGCAGGTGTGTGGCAAGAGCATTTACTAAGGCTTAAGTCTGAACGATAGAGAAGGCTAAAGTCTTAGTAAGTGCTCAGTGCGTGTGTGCAAAGGCAGAGAAGGCAAAGGGCTGAAGTATGAAGCAGCTTGCCTTCTGCGCGGTGGCGGTTAATAGTCACTTAGTCATTACATAGTATATTTACTTAGCCTTGGCATAGCATGCACACCCTTGGATCACTAGTCATGTAGCACAAGCATAGTCTTAGCATCCACATGTCTTTGCTTTGCTAGGTAGCTAGAAACTTTTCTGCTGAGAAAACATTTGCAAAATATTTCTGTAACACAGGTTTTTGCTTCAGATTTCATGGGGGGTGGCTCCAGTCTCCTTGGCCCCCGGGGGGTCAGTTACATATGACCCACCACAACCTCTCCAATAAAATATTTCTCCTACCGGTTTGGAGTTTTAAAATATAGTTTTATATTTGCAACATAATTTTAAGGGTTAATAAGTAACAATAGGTCTGGAGTTGAAAGCCCAGGCCTTTGTTATGTTATTTAAATTTGTTATATGGAAAAATGGAAGATATTCTTCCTATATGTATTTGCTTTATGTATGGGAATTGCTATTGCTTGTTCTATGTCTGGGTGTAAGTCTCCGCAGAATTGTGATGCCTATGGTTCTTTTGATATTAAAGGGTATGAGTATGTCCAGGTTATTGGTTATACAGATACTATGCCTACCTTGGGTGAGAACTTAATTCATCTTCCTATAGGGGAGTATGAACTTAGAGTCTGGGAAAGTGGGCAGTCTAAAGTATTGAAAGTTAAATTATAATTCGTATATTAGTATATGAAGAAGATAGACATGGGTAAGTATGTATTACTCATTGGTAATGATGCTACTGAAATATTTGACTATTACAAAGTCCCGGAAATGCATGGGCTAAATAGAGCAGATGCTCAAGCTGAAGAAGTAGATAAGACCAAGGGTAATGGTGTTTACATATATGGATTTACTAACTATGATCCCGCGGATAAGAAGCTGACAGGTAAAGCTCCACACAAACCATTCTTGTTTTTGAACATGGGTACTTTCAAGAAGTATTCACCTACAGAGAAAGCCACAGCCGTTATGCATGAGACTATGCACATGAGTCTGCTACTAAATAATGGGGATATCAAAGACAAGGAAGAAGAAGTTATTACCTTTGCCGAGGATGAAGCAAATAAGATTATAGAGAAGTTAAAAACTACCAAGGTAGAAGCACCAAAGAAAAACTTCTTCTCAAGAAAATAATATGGCATATCTAAATTCAAATATTCCTACTATAACTTGTTTTATTAGGAATCAGTTTTTGTTTAATCACGAACAAGGACATGGCGAATATACTCTAGCAGATGTGCATTCTGTAGCTTCTATACAGAAGAGGACTCCACTGTTTGAAGCATTCTTAGAGAACGGGGTCAACTGGACAAGAAGACCTATCCATGCATTTTGCTGGAAGAAGGATGCAGAAACATTACCACTTACAGAGCATGTATATTGGGATTGCTTTTCTTCTTATGTAGATGTACAGGTAAGAGAGAGGATGTTTGGATTACGCGCAGATCTAATTTCTATAACTGGTGTAAAGAGACAAGGAGTATATATGTTTACTCTTGATTGGTCACATGAAAATAGAAACATGTTAGATACTAATTTCTCAGAGACACCTGAGCATAAGTGCGGGCATGTTTTTAAAATGGACAATGGTAATTATTTTATATATCCTAATAATAGAATTATATGGTTTGACAAAGCATGGACATATAACAGGATAGATGAGAACCCAGGGTATAAGATTGACATGACTATCTACTCAGTAGAAAATAATACTGGGTATGAAAGTGATTATAGTTACATAACAGAGTTTAATAAAAATAAATAAGATGGCAAAAGTAAAAGAAGGCACAACAAAGTCAGCTAGTGCAAAAGTATCCCGGCCAGGGATTCATGCAAAATCAGGAACTAGTAATCTAAAGAGTTCTAAGAATTATAAAAAAAAGTATAGAGCACAAGGTAGATAAAATAATTTTTATATATTTGCCTATGACGAATGAAGAAAAATTACTCTGGAAAAAAGCTACTGAGTCATCAGAGAACAATCTTCATGCGCGTGAATTATTTGAAAAACTAAAAACAAAAACAATGCAAGTAAAAGGAAAAAGGGTTTTGTTAAACAAACCAGAAGCAAAAGAATCAATGTTTCAATTAAGTGAGTCAGACAAGATGGCACTTGAGATGGACATGAGAAAGACATGGACTAAGTTAGAAGTTTATGCAGTGGGGGATGATGTAGAATCAGTAAAGGTAGGGGATAAAGTGTACATGGGAATCACTGGGCTACAAGCATCTGAAGCAGTTGAGTTAGAGGATGGGATTAAGTTGATGGTAGCAGAACGAGACATTGCAATAGTATGGTAAACTTGACAGAAGAATCAGAACAATTGTATAGTAGTAAGATGCATACCCCGTTTGATAAAATAATATCTAAAGAAATACCATTAACTGATAGGATTGTAAATCTTGATAGACCACAGTATTATGGTGGAGCAGGAAATACTTATGAAGTATTTAATGTACTAGAAGCTTGGGGATTAGATGAAGATTTTTATCTTGGTAATGTTATCAAGTATATTGTAAGAGCTGGTAAAAAAACTAATACTAAAAAAGAAGATTTACAAAAAGCTTTAGTATATTTACAACGAAGAATAAATAAATTATAAGTCATGGATGAACAACAAATAATAATAGAAACTAAGATTTATTCTTTTGGAGATATCTTAGTAGGTTTAGATTCAGAAGAAATCAATGAGTCTGAGCAAATTATTGAATTGAGAAAAACATTTTCTAAATTAGCAGAAGATCTTAAGGATAACTATAATGAAAATAGATCACCAGTAAAGAGTTTATTGTTTGACCAAGCAATCGGAGATATCACAAGAGCTTTGTTGATATCAGAGAAACTTTTAAAAATAAAATGATGAAAGCATTAGTAATTACAGTAATGATCTTAGCAATAGCCTTCCTATGGTTGTTAACTAATATTCTTTATAAACCTTCTTATGATAGAATTAAAAGAGAATATGTAATTGATGAGCCGGGAATGAGACTTGCTAATCTTTGCATAGTGATTATGTTATCTTTATCATTAGCAATAGGATTACTCATCTAACCTGTCCTCTCCAATCAGAATAGGTTAAATCCCCGGTTTGAATACTGGGGATTTTTTTGTATATTATATTATGGTTGAAATAGTTAAACAAGGACAAGTTAGTGTTATGGGTACCGTATTGTATACCGGTACTGCTAGTTTACCAATAGTCAAAGTTATAAATCTTAGATTTAATAATCCTGCAGCATATACACTTAGATTAGATAGATATAATGCGGGGACGTCTAATACTGAAACATTATATGAACTAACTTTATCTGCGGGAGATACAGTAACAGATCCATTAGTATATCCACTTAATGAAGGAGATCAACTTATTGTTTATTCAAATATATTAGGAACAGTATACTACTCATATATTTTAGATTATGCAACTAACTGATAAAAACGGTAATGTATATGGTGGTGGATTAGTAGTAACTGGTCCAGATGGTAAACCTAAAACAACAGGAGGCGGGGGAGGTGGTTCACCATCAGGTCCTGCCGGGGGTGATTTATCAGGTACCTATCCTAACCCTGGTGTACAATGGAATAATGGGTTATCAACATATAACACAAAGTATTATCCATTAACTTTAAATCCCGCTGGATATATTACAACTGCAGCTCTATCAGGTTATTTAACTATAGCATCAGCTGCAAGTACATATTATCCACTTACAAATCCTAATGGATTTATCTCAGGTATAACAAGTTCAGATGTTACTACAGCTCTTGGGTTTACTCCATATAGTAATACTAATCCTTCTGGATTTATAACTTCATCAGCATTAACACCTTATCTTACAGCAGCAACTGCAGCAACAACATATTTCCCAATACCTACTGGTACAACATCAGAATATATTAGGGGAAATGGAACATTAGCTTCTTTTCCTACTATACCTACAGTAACACCAGCAGCCTTAACAAAAACAGATGATACAAATGTAACTCTTACTTTAGGGGGAACTCCATCTACTGCATTATTACAAGCTACATCATTAACACTAGGATGGACAGGAACATTGGCTGATGGTAGAATTGCATCTGCCGCTACATGGAATGCTAAACAAAATGCTCTAGTAAGTGGTACATCCATTAAGACAGTTAACGGCAACTCATTGCTAGGTAGTGGGGATATAAGTACTAACCCACGAACATTAGCTAGTGTTAATGGTAGCAACCTAACAGGTACAGCAAATCAAATAAGTGCATCCGTATTAATTCCTGCAAATACTTTGGTAACTAATAACACAATTTATATTAAAGGTTTTATAAATAAGACAGCAGGATCAACTACTTCAACACCTCGGATATACATTAATAGTACAAATTCTCTGACAGGTGCAACTTTATTATCAACAGGGTTACCCATGAATGCTACTACTTATTTTCAAAGAATGGAACGTCACTTTTATTTTGATGGCACAAATCTAAATGGTTTAATTTCAAATAGTGGGGCAACCAGTGATATAACTTCCAATGTTATTACGTTGACTACATTCAATCCTGCCACTGCTTACTACTTAATTTTTGCAATACAAAATACATCTACTTCTCCTGATAACCTTGGTTGGAAACGCACAATAGTACAGATATATGATTAAGATAAACGAAATTGAGTACACTATCACAGGACCTATTGAGGTCATAAGTGATACACAGCTACACGTAGAAACTGATAAGGGAATTATTCTAGTAGATGATACAATGGATGTATATAAAGAATTAGTTTCTCAATAGTTTGTTATCTGGATAATTTTTATTATATTATAGATATAGTGTATATAATTAAAAACAAAAAGTCATGGATATTTTAAATTTTATTTCTTGGATTAAAGCTGGTAATTACAGAAAAACTCTTCCAACAGATGTACCAAATCTATTAGCAATTGGATCTAGAGATGTAACTAGAGATGATGCTTGGTTACCACTTGCTGTAAATGCATCACCTTTACAATCATTATATGATAAAGGAGCAGTTACTCAAATTACTAGTGCTAGTACACAAGTTACACTTGATACACATTGTGGTGTTATAACAACTGTATCACTTACAACTGCAGCAGGAGCTTCTGACACATTTCAATTTTATAATGATAAACTCTTATTAAGTTCAGTATTGTTAGTTTCATTAGAATATAAAGGAATAGCCGGTAGACCTATAGTTAGAACTGATATTAGCAATGGTGTTACTAAAATTATTATTAGTAATACAGCTACTTCAGGTGCATTAAATGGTCTTGCAAAAGTTCACTTTATGATTATTAACTCATAATAATTACAATGGATATTTTAAATTGGATTTACTTAAAAACCAAAAATAAAATTAAAAAAACCTTTAATAACTCTTCTACAGATTTAGTTATTCTTGGTGCAAATGTTGGTTTTGAAAATAGAGGTGATGCATATCAAAGTTATGGTATGACTGTTAATGATTTTATTAGTCAATCAGTACCCTATATTTTATATTCTGCAACTTTTTATGATACTACTACACAACCTAATGGAGGAGCGACAACTGCAAATCAAGTTAAAATAAACTCAACACAAAATTCAACAGGATTTGCATTAGGAAGTAATAATGATATTGTAGTTAGTAATACAGCAACATATTTTCTTAGTTTATCTTTGCAACTATCTTTTACTGGAGGAGCATCCAATTATAATGTAACAGTATGGTATACAATTGATAATGTTATTGTACCTAATTCAGCATTTACATTTACAACTACAGGAGCCCAAAATGATCAAACATTAGCAGTAATTACAGATACCATAAAAATTAATAAGGGGCAAAGTATTAAATTTTACTGGTGGTCTCAAGCTACAGGAATGAAACTATTATCAACTGCAGCTGGAACTAGTCCTACAAGACCATTTTCTCCATCCGTAAACTTTAGTATATTTAATGTTGGATAATAAATTTAAAAATAAGAAATTATGTCAATAGGAAATTTAAAAGATTATGGTAATAAAGGAAATAATTTTCCTTGGCAATTAAAAGTATTAACAGGGTTACAATCTACTTTTGATGAAATAGGAAAAGTAATTCAATTATTAACAAATATAGAGGGATACACTAGTCTTTTACCAGGTATTTTAGCAAATACAAATCCAAACGCAAGAACACCTGTATTTCTTAAAGATACAGGAACATTTACAGTTATTCCACAGTGTTATAGTCTTTCTATTACTAGTACGGGAACTGCTGCAGCACTTGTAAATGGCGCACCTTTAACTACTGGTCAATCTATTAGTTTTGATGCAGGTTCATTAAATAATTACTTTAATAATGGCTCTTTTAATGTAGACACAGTTACAAATTTTGGTGCTGAAGTAATAATTACTTATGTGTTTTAATATGAAATATTTAGTTATTTTATTAGTCTTATTATCATCTTGCTCATTAGAAAGAAGATTAGAGAAATACTGTCCACTTTGTACACAAAAAGATAGTACAGTAACTGTAATACAAATTAGAGATACTACAATTAATATTCCTGGAGAAACTGTATATATAGAAGATACACTATTCTGTGATTCATTAGGCAATGTATATGCTTCTAGACTTGCTGAAAAAGATGGAACTATCATTAAACTACAATCAAGAGTAAGAGATAACAAATACAAAGTAATTGCCAAAGTAGATACTATCTACAGAACTGTAAGAGGCAATACTATTTACAAAACCAAACTTGTAACAAAAACTCAAAAACCACAAAAGATAAAATATATCCCAGGTTGGGTTAATTTCCTAGCATGGGTTGGTGGTATATTTCTGATTATACTAATCTTATACATACTATACAGATTGATAAAAAGTAAAATTATTATGTTATGATAACAACAACAACAGCAAGCTTGGTGGTTCTAGCCATTGCAACAGTACTAGGAGTTATAGGATATTTTTTAAGAATGGTCCATACAGATGTAAGAAAAGTAGTAGAGGAACAAGGAAAATTAAAAGGTAAAATTGAACTTGTAGAACAAGAGAGCCGTTTAAAATATCAAGCAATTCAAGAACAAACACAGATTGAGCTTAAGAACTTAGCAAAAAATGTAGGAGATTTGACAGATACTGTAAGACAATTGGTAACTCTTAGATGAAAAAGTTTTTAATTATAATGGTTAGTGATGATAATGGTATAATATCTTCTAAAAGAGTATTAGGAACATTATGTGTATTAGCACTTGTAATATGTTTATTGATGAGTGCTTTTAGTAAAAGAACCATTGTTCCATCCGGAGATTTAGTTTATTCAATTGCTGGATTTGCTTTAGCTTCTTTCGGACTAAGTACAATGGAAAAGGTAATGGGTAAAAAAAATGAAAAGAATGAAGTTGGATCTAACAAAAATAGTACAGAAGAGATTGGATAGTGATCAATACTTTCCAGAAATTACAGAAAAGTCTCAAATTTATCTTCACCATACAGCAGGAAGTGGTGACGCAGTTGGTGTAAGTAGATTCTGGAACAGCAATGATACTAGAATAGCAACTGCATTTATTATTGGAGAGAATGGAGATATTGTACAATGCTTCTCATCTAAACATTGGGCATGGCACTTAGGTATAGATTCAGAAGACTTTACTAAGAATGGTGCAAAGTATCAGAACCTTAATAAACTTTCTGTAGGTATAGAAGTATGTAACTGGGGTCCATTGAAACTCCGCAATGGTAAATACTATAACTATGTAAATAGTGTAGTTAAACCTGAGAATGTTACAACATTAGAAACACCATTTAAAGGTACCAAATATTGGTACAAATATTCAGATGCACAGATAGAATCTTTAAGACAATTAGTAGAGTATTTATGTGAAACATATAATATTCCCAAAACTTATAGATCAGAAATTTGGGCTATTGATAAAGAAGCATTCAAAGGAGTACCTGGAATCTACACACATAACTCAGTCAGAAAGGATAAGAGTGATATGTATCCAGATCCTAAAGTAATAGAAATGTTAAAAAACCTATAGTATGAAATTTAGAAATGGCTGGCAAGCATCTGCAAAACAATGGGATAAACTAATGATTAGATTTAGAATATCTGCATTAGATATATTTTCGGTAGAAATAGATATATCTAGAAACTTTTACTTACTAACTATATTGAATCTAACAATTAAAAATAGATAGTCTATTTAAACTTCTCTAAGTAGGATGATCCAGGTATATTAAGTACCTGGATTTTTTTTATTTAAACTTGTTTTATTTAAACTTATTATATATATATTTGTAAAAACTAATATAAATTAATGTCTTATGGAAACAACAAACCAACAACCGGAAATGGAGATGACTCCAGAACAATTAGAAGAACAAAAGGAAAAAATGTTTGAGTTTTATAAAAGCTCAATGCCATACCTTAGAGCTCAATTAGATTATGAAGAAATGCTTTTAAAGATTGATGAAGTAAGATTCAAAAGATCTAGCATTCAGTATCAGTTTGCTGCTATGATGGCAAATCCTTCTGAAGAAGATGATCAAGAAGAAACATCTGAACCATCTAAATCTGAGGGAAGAAAGCTTAAAAGAGGATAGTCATGGCTCTAGTAAATCAAGTACAAAAGCGTGTAAAAATGCCTAAGTGGGATATTGTAAAGTTTCAGATTCTCACACACTGCTACATTAAGAGAATTAATCTTAGTGATTCAGATCTTAATTGCTTGACTTTACTAAGTTTTAATGAACCAATAGAATTAACAGACTTTTGTTATGATGCATCTTCAGAAGAAGAACCAATATTTAAATCTCCGCAAACTGTAAGAAACAGTGTAAATAAAGCTGAGAAAAATAATTTGGTAATTAAAGATGCATCTAACAAAAAGTTAATTAAACTAAATCCAGATTTAAAAATTCAGACAGAAGGAACTATTCTTTTAGATTACAAATTTTTAGGAGATGAATCCAAGAAAGGCTAAAAGAATTTATGAAATTGTTTCTGAAGATCTTAATATTAAAAAAGATTTAGTCGAAGACTTAGTAGAGTTTTATTATAAGGATGTAAGAAAGTCACTTACTAATTTAGATTATCCAAGAATAAATGTAGATGGTTTAGGACATTTTGTTGCAAAACCAAGAATAGTATCAGGTTCTATTGAGAAAATTACTAAATCTCTTGATGCTCATGATACTTCTACATTTAAAGCTTACCACAATAAAAAAGCAATGGAAATTAAGTTAGATCTATTAATAAAATTACATTCAAAGATATTAGACCAGGAAAATAAAAGACAAGAATTTTTAAAAACTAAATACAATGAAAAACGTACTTAATCTTATTTGGCAAAACAGATCACAAATATTTGAGGGAATTAAAAACTCAGTTATTAGAGATGAAACTGTAGAAGAAATTTCTAGACTCAGATATGATATCTGTGATGAGTGTCCAGAAAAAGGTAAGAAGTGTGCAGTAAAAGGTACAGCTCCATGCTGTAATGAATGTGGTTGCTCTCTTTCTTTTAAAACTAGATCACTATCAGCATCATGTCCATTGGGAAAGTGGGATGCTTTAATTACTGAAGAACAAGAAGACGAATTGGAAAAACTATGAGTATAGTATTTAATGCCAAGGATCATAGCTATAAAAGCAATGATGGCTCAGAAATTAATTGGATAAGTGTAACAACTTTGGTATCACATTTTAAGATACCCTTTGATGCTGAGAAAGTAGCAAAGAAGGTTTGTAAAAATAAAAGATCTAAGTGGTATGGCTATACTCCAAAAGAAATTGTATCTATTTGGAATGCTGAATCAGAAAGAGCAATGTCTCTTGGAACATTTTATCACAACCAAAGAGAAGCTGACTTATGTTCTTTAGCTTCAATAGAAAGAGAAGGTGTAACTGTACCAGTGTTTAAACCAACAGATTTAAATGACGGTATTAAGTTAGCACCATCACAAAAATTAGAACCAGGCGTGTATCCAGAGCATATGGTTTATCTTAAATCAGCAGGCATCTGTGGTCAGTCAGATCTCGTAGAAGTTGTTAATGGTAAAGTAAATATTATTGACTATAAAACTAATAAAGAGATTAAGACTGAATCTTACAAAGATTGGGAGGGAGTATCTGAAAAAATGCTCTCTCCTGTATCTAGTTTAGATGATTGTAATTTTAATCACTACAGTCTGCAGTTGAGTATCTATATGTACATCATATTAAAACACAATCCTAAATTACAACCAGGGAAAATGTTTATTCATCATATAGTATTTGAAACAGAAAGTTTAGATAGATATGGATATCCTTTAACTAGTTATGATCATAATGGAGACCCCATAGTTAAAGATGTAGTACAAATGGAAATACCATATTTAAAAGATGAGGTAATTGCAATTATGCACTACTTACATGATAACAGAAATAAAATTAAAAAGAAATGATTGTAAAACTATTTGACATACAGAATGGTAAAGTAATTCCAACAGAACATTGCTATACCCTAAAGGCTCTTAAGGTGGTTATGGATAACTATCCTGATAATTACATTAAAATTTATCAGTACTTATTTTATATGACATGTCCTAACCCAGATTTAAATCCATTTTTTTATACACCGGATTTAGATAAAGAGTCTTTAATTCTAGATCAAATAGAAGCGGACTTTTCTACTGAAGATGATGATATATACACAGCCTTACAGTTTTGCCAGAGAATGTTTGAAACTCCCACATCTAGAGCATATAAAGGAATTGCATCCATGTTAGATAGATTAGGTAGATACATGGAAACTACACCTATCACACACGGGCGGGATGGTAATATTACAGCTTTAGTAAATGCTGCAAAAAACTATGAGGCAATTAGAGCATCATTTAAAGGTGCATATAAAGATCTACAAGAAGAACAATCTAGTAGAGTAAGAGGTGGTATTGGAATGGCATATGATCAGTAATGGAGATATTTGAAAACATACCAACCTATGATAATGGAACTTGGACTGTTACAGACTTTTCTTCAAGAGAAGAGTTTGCCAAATTTTTAAAAGACTTATTTAGTGAACCAGGTAAATATAACTTTGATGAAACTAGCTTATTATTTAATTCTGAATCAAGAAAGTTCAGAGAAAATGGATATTACTGCGACTCTCCATTTAAATCCAAAGATTTTATCAATTACTGGGATGAGCAAAAACTCAGATGTAGGAGAGGAGTTATCTATAAATCAGGAAACAACATATGGTACCTTACTAGAGACTATTACATGTGGCTTAACTTCTTACCAATATTTGATAAAGAACAGCAAATTTTTGACTTTGCCAAAATACGGGATGCACAGTATCACATGGCCATCTATGAACTATTGGCAGAGCTCAACTTTAAGCATGTAGCTATTCTTAAGAAACGTCAGATAGCTTCTTCTTATTTTCACATGGCTAAACTTTTAAACCAGATTTGGTTTGAATCTGGTGTCACATTAAAGATAGGAGCCAGTCTTAAAGACTATATAAATGAGAAAGGCTCATGGAAGTTCTTAGATGAATATGCTGCTTTTTTAAATGAGCATACAGCTTGGTATAGACCAATGACTCCACACAAGGTAATGATGTGGCAACAAAAGATAGAAGTTAGAAAAGGAGATAGAAAGAATGAAGTTGGTCTTAAAGGAACTATGCAAGGTATGTCATTTGAGAAAGATCCTACAAATGGTGTAGGGGGTCCGGTAAAGTTCTTCTTCCATGAGGAAGCAGGTATTGCTCCTAAGATGGACCAGACATATGAGTATATGAGACCAGCAATGAGATCTGGTTTAATTACTACAGGTATGTTTATAGCTGCGGGCTCAGTAGGGGATTTATCTCAGTGTAATCCTCTAAAGGATATGATCCTAAATCCTACTTCAAAAGATATTTATGCTGTAGAAACTAATTTAATAGATAGTAAAGCAACAGAAGGTCTCTCAGGTTTGTTTATTCCTGAGCAATGGTCTATGCCACCACATATAGACCAATATGGTAATTCAATGGTAGAAGAAGCTTTGATTGCCCTTGAAGAGCAATTTGAAAAATGGAAGAAAGAATTATCTCCAGAAGATTATCAGTTAAGGATATCACAGCACCCTAGAAATATTGAGGAAGCATTTGCACATAGATCAGTATCTGTGTTCCCTCCACACTTAGTAGCAGCACAGCAAAGAAGAATAGAAGAGAAAGAATATGCATATGAATTCTTAGATATATTCTATGATGAGAATGGTAAGCCTGCAGTAAAGGAAACAAACAAGCTTCCTATTATGCAATTCCCTGTATCCAAAAAACTAGAAGATAAAACAGGAACTCTTGTTGTTTGGGAAAGACCAATTAAAGATCCAACCTTTGGTCAGTACTATGCATCTATTGACCCCGTGTCAGAAGGTAAGACAACTACCTCAGATTCACTGTGTTCTATATATGTAATGAAAGCACCAGTTGAAGTAACTAAAGTAACTGGCATAGAAACAGAGACTTATCTTGAGCAAGATAGAATAGTAGCCGCATGGTGTGGTAGATTTGATGATATTAATAAAACTCACCAGAGATTAGAATTAATAATAGAATGGTATAATGCATGGGCACTTATAGAAAGTAACGTGTCATTATTTATACAGTACATGATATCTAGAAAAAAGCAAAGATATCTTGTACCAAAAGGACAGATTATGTTCCTTAAAGATCTTGGTGCAAATACTAACGTATACCAGGAGTATGGTTGGAGAAACACCGGTAACTTATTTAAAGCTCACATGCTCAGTTATGTTATTGAGTATTGCAAAGAAGAGCTAGATACAGAAACAAAAGCTGATGGAACTATAGTTAGAACTAAATATGGAATAGAAAGAATTCCAGATCCCATGTTAATCAAAGAGATGCAAGAATATGTAGAAGGACTCAATGTGGATAGACTTGTAGCATTTACAGCATTGGTTGCATTCATGAGAATACAGCAATCTAATAGAGGTTATGCTAAAAGAACAATCATGGATGATGCAGCTAAAAACTTGCAAAAGTCAGAAAATTTGTTTAAATTAAATAGTAGTCCATTTAGGCATATGGGTAACAACGGTAGATTAACAAATGGTAATGTATTTAAAAAATCACCATTTAAAAATATAAAGTAACTATGCAAGTATATAACGCATTACAGTTAAAGAAAGGAGCTAAAGTAGATCAAAACAGGATGGGTAGTGTTACCCAACCTTTGCAGTTCTTATCTAAAAAAGATAAGGATGAAGAATGGGCTGCTTGGAACTTAGACTGGTTAGAATGGAATGGTCTTAAGCAAATCAGAAGAAATGCAAGAAGACTAATGAAAAACTATAAGCTTGCAAAAGGTATTATAGATAGAACTGACTATATCATTGAAGAGAATAATGAATATAAAGACATTGTAGAATTACTTACAAGAGAAGAAGCAACAGCATTAGAATTAAAGTTTTACCCTATTATTCCAAATGTTATTAATGTCTTAGTAGCTGAATTTGCTAAAAGGTCTACTAAGTTAACTTACCGTGCAGTAGATGAGTTCTCATACAATGAGATGCTAGAGGAAAAAAGAAAGATGGTAGAGGAAACTCTTCTAGCAGATGCTCAAATGAAAATTGTTACAGCATTGTTAGAGCAAGGACTAGATCCAAACTCTGAGGAGGCTCAACAACAAACATCACCAGATAATTTAAAAACTCTTCCTGAGATTGAAGCTTTCTTTAAGAAAGACTATAGATCAATGATAGAGCAATGGGCTTCTCATCAGCATAGAGTAGATGTGGAGAAGTTTAAAATAGATGAGCTAGAGGAAAGAGGTTTTAGAGACATGCTTATCACAGACAGAGAGTTCTGGCATTTTAATATGCTAGAAGATGATTATGAAGTAGAGCTATGGAATCCTGTAGTTACTTTCTATCACAAGTCTCCGGATGCTAGATATATTTCTCAAGGTAACTGGGTAGGTAAAATAGATATGTTCACTGTGTCAGATGTAATTGACAAGTTTGGATATATAATGAGTGAAGAGCAATTAAAAGCTTTAGAAGCAGTTTATCCTATTAGATCAGGTGGTTATATAGTTGGTGGTTATCAAAATGATGGTACATATTATGATGGAACAAAATCTCATGAATGGAATGTTAATATGCCTTCTCTTGCATATAGACAATATACTACAGCTAGAGCAAATTCAATTACTGATGGTGGTGATATCATAAACCAGATATTATCTCAGGGAGAAGATTACTTTGATCAAGGTACTGCATATTTACTTAGAGTAACTCAAGCATACTGGAAATCTCAAAGAAAAGTGGGACATCTTACTAAGATTACAGAAGAAGGTGAAGTAACCAATGAAGTTATTACAGAAGACTATCAGGTAACAGATAAACCAGTTTATGACACTAGATTATTTAAGAATAAAACAAAAGATAATTTAGTATTTGGAGAACACATTGACTGGATTTGGATTAATGAGGTATGGGGAGGAATTAAGATTGGACCAAACATTCCTTCATTCTGGGGTATGAATAACCCAGGTGGATTCTCTCCAATTTATATTGGTATCCAAAAAAATAAAATTGGAGCATTAAGATTCCAGTTTAAAGGAGATCAAAGTTTATATGGATGTAAGCTTCCTGTAGAAGGAGCTGTGTTTTCAGATAGAAATACAAAGTCTACAGCTTTAATAGACTTAATGAAGCCATATCAGATTGGATACAATATTGTGAACAACCAGATTGCAGATATCCTTGTAGATGAACTTGGTACTATCATCATGTTAGATCAAAATACTTTACCTAAACATTCACTTGGTGAAGACTGGGGTAAAGGAAACTATGCTAGAGCATATGTTGCAATGAAGAACTTTCAAATGTTACCATTAGATACTTCTATTGCAAATACAGAGAATGCATTAAACTTCCAACATTTTCAAAAACTAGATCTATCCCAAACAGAAAGATTGATGTCTAGGATTCAGTTGGCTAATCACTTTAAACAACAGGCTTATGAAGTAATTGGTGTTACTCCACAAAGAATGGGACAACAGATAGCTCAAATGACTGCCACTGGCATTGAGCAAGCTACCGCATCATCATATGCTCAAACAGAAGTATTCTTTATTCAGCATTGTGATTACTTAATGCCTAGAGTACATCAAATGAGAACTGACTTAGCTCAGTATTATAATGCTACTAAACCATCATCAAGATTATCTTACACTACCACAGCAGATGAAAAAGTTAATTTTCAGATTAATGGTACAGATCTTTTAATGAGAGATCTTAATATCTTCTGTAGTACTACTGCAAACCATAGAGCTGTTCTTGAACAGTTAAAACAAATGGCAATGCAAAATAATACTACAGGCGCATCCATTTATGATTTAGGTAAGATTGTTCAGTCAGATTCAATTGCTGAGCTTAATAATGCTCTTAAGTCATCTGAGGATAAACAAACTCAACAAAAACAACAAGAGATGCAGCAACAACAGCAAATGCAAGAACAACAAACTAAATCTCAACAAGAAATTGAGAAGATGAAAATTGATGCTACAGCTGCTGAGAAAGAAAAAGATAGACAAAGAGATATCTTAGTTGCAGAAATTAGAGCTGCTGGGTATGGATCTATGGCTGATGTAAATAAAAATGAGATGTCAGACTATGCAGATGCTATGAAAGATATTAGATCTTCTGAACAATATCAAGAACAAACTAGCTTGCAAAGAGAAAAGCAAACTAATGAAAATCTAAGACAATCTCAGAAGATGGATATTGAAAAAGAAAAGCTTCAGACACAGAAAGAAATAGCAGATAAGCAACTTCAAATAGCTAGAGAAAATAAGAATAAATTTGATAATAAAAATAATCAGAAAGAAAAAGATTAGCACTTAGCTATATAGTGCAAAAAATAAATTTTCTTATTATAAATTTTTCAAGTTTATTTCTTATATTAAACTATAAACAAAACCAACACATATGGAAGAATTAGAAAAAGAACTTGAAAAAGATCAAGTTCAGGATTCTACAAGGGTAGAACAAGTAGATGTAAACATTGATGAAATGTTTGGAATGCCAGGAGCAGAAAATGTAATGCTTCCAGCAGATGAAGAAAAACCTAAGTCTATGTTCTCTAAAGAGACAGTAGACACCACGTTCCTTGACAAGCCTGCTTCTAAAGAAGAAGTAGCAAAGAAAGAAGAAGTAGAAGAAACTATTGCTGAGTTAGATAGTTTAATTACTCAAGAAGAAGATGCTGGTAATAAAGGAAGACCAAAGGTTGACAAGTCAGGTCTTGCTGAACTGGCAAGTAAAATGATTGAGGAAGGATCTTTAGTACCTTTTGATGATGACAAACCATTAGAGGAATATACTACAAAAGATTTCCGTGAACTATTTGAAGCAAACTTTCAGGAAAGAGAAAATGCAGTTAGAGAAAATACTCCAAAAGAGTTTTTCAATGCATTACCTGAAGAACTTCAGTATGCAGCTAAGTATGTAGCAGATGGTGGTACAGATCTTAAGGGTCTATTTAGAACTCTTGCTCATGTAGAAGAGATGAGAGAACTAGATCCTAATGATGAATATGATCAAGCAGAAATTGCAAGACAATACTTATTTACTACAAACTTTGGTACTTCAGAAGAAATTGAAGAAGAAATCAATGATTGGAGAGATATGGATAAGCTTGCACAAAAAGCTAATCAATTTAAACCAAAGTTAGATAGAATGCAAGAAGAAATTGTTGCTAGACAACTTGCTGAACAAGAAGTAAAAAAGCAACAACAAGAAGAAGCTGCTAGACAATACACAGATAATGTATATGGTACTCTAGCAAATGGTGAAATCGGAGGAATTAAACTTGATAGAAAAGTACAAAGTATGCTATACTCAGGATTAGTTCAACCTAACTACCCTTCTATTTCTGGTAAACAAACTAACTTACTTGGACACTTATTAGAAAAGTATCAGTTTGTAGAACCAAGACATGATCTTATTGCAGAAGCACTTTGGTTACTTGCAGATCCAGATGGATATAAATCTAAGATTAAAGACCAAGGAAATAAACAAGCTGTAGAAAAAACAGTAAGGCAATTAAAAACAGAACAGTCTAGAAAGATCACATCTTCTGTAAATGATGATAGAGAATATGATCAAAAGACTAGAACAAGTAAACCACAAAAAACCATCTCAAGAACTAATATGTTTAAGAGATTTTAATTAAGTAACAAATAAAACAAATATAAAAATGGCAACTCCAATTTTAAACAATGGGATATTCCTAAGAGACACAGCCTACCAAGCGTCATCGCATGTAGACTCTTATCACTTAGTGAATATGTTAAAAGATGCTGAACCTATGGATTTAGGTCCGGTAGACCTTTGGGCTATGGCTCAAAAAGTAGAAATGCCCCTTTACCAGCTTTCTAGCTTTGGTGGCAAAAATGTAATTATGGTAGATAATGCTCGTGGAGAGTATAAGTGGCAGACTCCTGTCTCTACAGATCTTCCTTATATCATTGAGGACATTGAATCAGGTAATGCATTTAAAGGTGTTGATGGTACTACCTTCAAAATCAAAATTAACCGTAGAGAGTTTGGACATGGTGACATCATCACTTATGACAAATACAATGGGGTTGAGATGTACATTACAGATGAAGATATCCTTCCAATTGGTGATGGATTTATTTATACTGTTCAACTTGTAAACAATGACAATACTAAATACTTGGATAACAAGTACTTGGCTAATGGTACAAGAATGTTTAGAAAAGGTTCTGCAAGAGGTGAGTATGGTGAAAGATTCTCTGACATCATGACCAATGCAGGATTCCGTGAATACTATAACTTTGTTGGTGGTGCTGAAGCTCACGTACATTATTCTATCTCTTCAAGAGCAGACTTAATGATCAAAGGTGGTATGAATGCAGATGGTACAGTTCCTGTAACTGAAATCTGGAGAACATTTGATAAAAACAACCTAGATCCATCTATCACATCTTTGGAAGATATGGTAAAAGTTATGGGTAAAGATGCAGTTAAAAAAGCATTTGACAATGGAGATCTTTCTAGAACTTTCTTGACAAATATGGAAGCTGCTCACTTATCTAAAATTGCTACAGATATTGAGACTTACTTAATGTGGGGACAAGGTGGTAAAGTTAAACAAGATGGTCCAGATGATATCAGACTTTCTGTTGGACTTTGGCAACAATTGAACAACGCGTTCAAAAGAGTATACAACAAGAATAACTTTACTCTTGACTTATTCCGTGGAGAAATTTATAACTTCTTCAATGGTAAGGTTGAGTTCCAAGGACCAGATCCAAAAAGATCTCTTATTGTACAAACTGGTATGGGTGGTATGCGTATGGTTAATGAGGCCATCAAGCAAGAAGCTATCTCTTCAGGTTTGTTAATTCAGGCTGCTGATATTGGTGCTATCACTGGTAAAGGTATGGACTTGAACTTTGGATTTGCTTATACATCATATGTAATTCCATTCTTGGCAAATGTTAAGTTTGTTCTTAACCCAGCATTTGACAATGTTCATACAAATGATATTGAGAACCCAATCATTGATGGTTTCCCATTATCTTCTTATAGCTTTATCATCTTTGATATCACTGATAACACTAATGATAATATCTTTATGTTGAAACTTTCTTGGGATAACCAATTGAAGTGGTGGTATCAAAATGGTACTATGGACTACATGGGAAGAACTCAAGGATTCCAGTCTTCTGGACAATTCAACGGGTACCGTGTGATGATGTCTCAAACAATGCCAGCTATTTGGGTAAAAGACCCAACTAAAGTCTTGAAAATTGTTATGAGAAACCCAATCACTGGAGGCTCTCTATAATAGATCAAAGTATAAGAGGGAGAGTAATATCTCCCTCTTTTTACTTATTTTTAAATTTTAAAACCAACAAAAAATGGAAAGTACAGGATTTACAATGGTGGAAATTAACAAGGCTGCCACCAGCAGAAAAACAGCTATAGCAGTTAGAACGTTCTTTGATAGTAACTCATCTAATATGGGATTAGAAAACTACCAACAGGTATTGTTTGATGGTGTAAAACATCATGAGCAATTAGCTTGTTTGGAAGTTAATGGAGTAATTAGATATATCACAGGTTTAAATGAGTTTGCACCTGAGATTAAAAATTTACCTACAGACCAAAAAGAAGCAAAAGTTAGAGAAATCAGAACAGCAATTGCAGAACTTGAAAGAGAATTAGCATCTAATGTTGTTGATATTGAAGACAAAGATTTTTGGAATAAAGTAAAATTACTTACTCCAAATAACAAAGATTTCTGGAATAAGATAGATATTAAATGTGGTAATGAGCCAGTATATCTAGATCCAAAAGATCCTTTTGATAGAATTAAAATTTATGCTATTGAAGCTGGAGGATTTTCAATTATAGCAAAAAGCTATGAAGATGCAAGATCAAAAGCTAAACCGCCTAAATTTTATTTAGATAAAGAAGAAGAAACTGTAATGATCAGAACTGAGTACAAGAAAATGCGTAACAAAGCACTTTCTGAGTTACAAAAGTTATTTGATAAGAACAGTACAAAACTATTCTATGTTGCTAAAGTAGTAGATATTAATAGCACACAGTATAGAAAAACTACTCCAAATGATATCATTTATGAAAATATGGATATGTACATAAATGGTGAAGGTGGAGAAAGCAACAAAGAAAGAGCAGCAAAATCTTTCATGGATGCAGTTAGTATGGATATGGAAACATTAAAAATTAAATCAGTTGTACGTGATTCCATATTTTTTAAGTATATTATTAATAAGGCAGATGGTCATATTTACCATGCTAAGTCTAATAGCTTACTTGGTAGAAATGTAGCTGATGTTGTAGAGTACATGAAGAACCCACTCAATGAGGATGTTCTTAAAGACCTTACAGCTTCTGTTGAGAAATTATGGAATTCATAAATATTATATAAAATGGCAACTTCAAAAAAACAAAAAAAACAAAGTACTAGTTTAATAGATGCTGTAAACAGATGGGCAGATAGAAATTTTAGAAATAGTATTAATAAATCTTCTTCAGATTTAAATAAAAAGATTCAAAAAAAACTTGATCCAGTTAGAAAAGAAGCAAAAAAAGTAAATACTAAAATTCAAAAAGAATATGGTGATCCTTTAAGAAAAAAGGCATCTAATTTAAATACTAAAATTCAGACTAAAGTTGGAGATCCAATAAGAAAAAGTACTTATGGAGATAAAAAGAAAGAAGTTAAAAAAGTAGAAGTTAAAAAACCTGCGGTTAAACCAAATAATAAAGATCTCCTTGACAAGATGACAAGAACTGCTCAAGGTTATTATTTAAATACTAAGACTGGTAAACTTGAAAAGAATCCTGATATTAATACTATAACTAAAAAATTTGCTGAAGATCTTAAAAACAAACAGACTAAAAAAGTAGAAGTTAAAAAGCCTACTGCTAAACCAATTAGTATGAAAACCCCAGTAAGGGTATCTGATATTGCAAATAAAGTAGCAGAAGGAGCTGGAAAAAAAGACGCTCCAAAAGTAAAAGCTCAAATTGAATCTTTAATAAGACCAGAGATTAAAAAGAAAAAAGAAAAAGTAAAGAAAAAAGTATTACAACCAGAAATTAAAAGATATAAGCCTAATACTGAACCATTAAGATATCTTGATGATAAATTACCAATTAAAAACTCAGAGTCTAAAAAGTCTACACCAACTCCACCACCAACTCCACCACCACCTGCTTCTTCACCTACAGTATCACAATTGTGGCAACAAAAAACTGGTACTAGTTGGTCAGAAGCTAAAAAACAAGGATTAACCGATGGTAGTGCTTCTGCAAATATGGCTTTGATGAAGAAGTTAAAGTCTGGTGAAATAAATAAAAGCAGTTTGTCAAAACCAAAAACTGAGGTTACCCCAACTCCAGTTGCAACAACTCCTACTCCTACTCCAACTCCTAAATCTAAGCCTACTCCATATGCTGGATCAGGAATAGGTGCAATGGAAAGATCAGAAAGAGAATTTGAAGAACAAGGATTTAGAAGAGGAGGTTCAGTTAGAAAAATGCGCAAGGGTGGTATGGTAAAAAGAAAAAAATAATTTATATAAATTAAATAAAATGAAAGCAAAAATGCAAAGAGGTGGATTAACTGCCACTAATAGAAAAACAGCTATGACAGCATTAGGAATCAAACCAAAATCTAAAGAGTTTGATCCATCAAGATTTGGTGATAAGGCTAGTGTTGGTACTACTAGAAAAAAATATGCTGAAGGTGGTCCTACACTTGGTCCGGTTTATAGCGGACCAACAGGTGGAAAAGGTGGTGCTGGAACATATGAGCCGCCTGTAACAAAAAAAACACCAACCACAAGAAAAAAATCATATAAAACTGGTGGTATGGTTAATCCAAATGCAACAGTTAAAAAACAAACTGTACCTGGATCTAAAGGAGTTATGTCTGGAGAGAATCCAAAAGCATCTGCATCTAAAGTTGCTAAAGGACGTTCAGGTGGAATTTCAAAGGCTCCTAAAACTGCAACTCCTAAAGCAATGTATGGCATGTCTATGAAACCAGGCATGATGAAAATGGGTGGTGCTAAAAAGAAATAGTCATGCCTAAAGATTCTTGCTATCATAGTGTAAAATCAAGATATGCCGTCTTTCCCTCTGCAAGAGCTTCACAAGCTATTGCTAAGTGTAGAAAAGGTAAAGGTCAAGTAAGAAAGACTGAGAAGGGTGCAGAACTAAAAAGATGGCAAGCAGAAAAATGGCAAGATACTAAATCAGGAAAAGCTTGTGGTGCCGGTGGTAAAAATGAATACTGCCGGCCTACAAAAAGAGTATCTAAGGATACACCTAAAACAAAGTATGAACTAACACCTTCTAAACTAGCTGCTAAAAAGGCTGAGAAGTCAAGAGTAGGAATGGGAAGAAGAGTTAAAAAAGTATAACCATGGCAATTAAAAAAACAACTACAAAAAAAGCACCAGCTAAGAAGTCAAGTTCTTCAGTTGGTATTTCTATTTTAGGTGGTAATAAAGCAGACATGAGAAAATGGGAAATTGAATCTGCTATGTCTACATTACAAAGAGCTGCTGAGATTCAGAAGAATGCTAAGCTTATGAATGATGTTAAGAAAATGGCAGCTGAAAAAGCAAAAGAATTCAATAGCATTGCTGCTGGTAAAAAGATTTAGTAATGGCAAGAGTTACTGCAGGTGGTGAAAAACATAGAGTTTACAAAAAGACTAATAAGATTGGTAAAGGTAAGCCTGGTGATATAATGGTTAATCATCCTACTAAAGATAAAGGAATGTGGGATACAATTAATCTAACCAAAAAAGCAGGAGCAAAAACAGTAAAGCAAGGTATAGCAGCAACTAAAAAATGGCATAGAGAAAATCCATATCCAAAACCTAAAAAAAATGGCAAAGTATAAAAGTCCAAGCTGGACCAGAAAAGAAGGTAAGGATCCTAAAGGAGGATTAAATGCTAAAGGAGTAGCTTCTTATAGAGCAGCTAATCCTGGAAGTAAGCTTCAAACAGCTGTAACTACTAAACCATCAAAGCTTAAGCCTGGTAGCAAAGATGCTAAAAGACGCAAGAGCTTTTGTGCTAGAATGTCAGGAATGCCTGGACCAATGAAAGATGAAAAAGGAAGACCAACTAGAAAAGCTCTTTCTTTAAGAAAATGGAATTGTTAATTTATTATATATAATTATGAAGACTTGTAAAATGGGTTGTGGTAAGATGAAATCTGGAGGCACAATCAAAAAGGTAAAAAAGATGGCATTAGGTGGTTCTGCTACCAATAAACTAAATAATCCTAAAGCACCTACTAAACCTATGAGAGGTGGTGGCAATACTAAAATGGGAATCTATGGTGTTCCTAATGCAGGACCTACAGGACCAAACATTCAAGGTATTAATACTATGAAAGCAGGTGGTAATGTTACTGCTGTTAAAAGAGGATGCCCCGGAGGGACTCAAAGATTGGAAAATGGCAAATGTGGTCAAAGACCATTATATGGTGCATAGTAAATAACTATTAAAAGAAATAATCATGTGTAGCTGTAGAAATAAAGGTAAAATAAAAAAGTAAAGTCATGGCAACTAAAAAGAAGACTGACAAGAAGTGGATCCAGAAAGCAATTAATCCTGCACATAAAGGATATTGCACTCCGATGACTAAAGCTACTTGTACTCCTAAAAGAAAGGCTCTTGCTATTACATTAAGAAAAATGTCTAAAAATAAATAATCATGAAAAAAAATAATAAAGTAAATCCACTTAAATACTTTAATGATAATAAAGCTATGGCTTATAAAAAAGCTGGTGGTGCTATGAAAGATTTTAAAAAATCATTAAAAAGATATCAAGGTAATGTGACAGGTAGTCAAGTTTCTTCAGATGTTAGGAATGCTCTAATGGATAGTGCTAATAAAAGTAATATGGCCAATGAACAATATAATAGTAGCCTTACTAATTCACGTAAATTAATGGAGGATTCTTATAATACTCAAAATCTTTTGCGTGAAGCATCTGAAAGAAATAGACAATTACTTGAAAATGCACCAAGAAACAATTCAGCTGCGCAAGCAAGAATGAATGCAACTATAAGCTCACCTGCAAAAGCTGTTGCCCAACCAGTTTCAAATGTTGACTCATCTTCATATGAAAGATATAAACAACAATTTAATAGAAAGGGCGGCTCTGTAAAAAAAATGTCTAAAGGTGGGGCACTTAAACCAGTTCCTGCAGATAAAGTAGGTCTTTCTAAACTACCAACACCTGTTAGAAATAAAATGGGATATCAAAAGAAAGGTGGTTCTGTAAAAAGAAAATAAATAAGAAATGTTAAATAGTACTATAACTGTAAAGATTAAACAACGGCTGAATAAATTAGATAGCCAAGATTATGACAACTTAGAGTGTTGGCAGATAGTTGAGGCGTTTAATAAAGCTCAGGTGGAGTGGTCTAGAAGACAGTTACATGGTATTAACTTAACCAAGGAGGGTGATGAAGGATCTACTAGAAGAAAGGACGATATGCAAGTTCTTCTTTTCAAAGAGACTATAACTAATCTAACTGACAAAGGAGATTATTCATTCTTAAATATTCCTGGAGATTATTTACAATGGAAAAGAGTAGATGTATTTGCTCAAAGAGATTGTTGTGATAAAAGAAGAATGGTTATATATCTGGCAGAAGAAGGGAATGTCTCAGTACTTCTTAGAGATAAATTAAAGAAGCCAAGCTTTGAATGGGCAGAGACATTTGCTACTCTTATAGATGATAACATTAATGTTTACACCAACGGGGAATTTAATATACCAGAGGTTCAATTAACTTACTACAGACAACCTAGAAAGATTCAGATTCAGGGATGTGTGGATCCCTATACTAATATACAATCTCCTGTTAATGTTACATGTGAGTTTAAAGATGATATAATAGAATTAATAATTGATGAAGCAGTAAGTATTATAGCTGGAGATATTGAGTCAGGAAATCAATTCTCTAGAGGTACAGATACTGCAGAACGCAACAACTAAAAAATGGAACCAAAATCTAGACTTTTAAAAAGAAATCCTGAGCCTACTAGAACATTGAGTAGACCACAGGTAACAGTAACACAACCTAAATCAGAACCTTCAAAACCACAACCTACTCCGGATACTGGAGTTGGTGGTAGCTCATTAGATACTATGACAGCAGCCTGTGCATCAGAACTTATGAATGCTACAACAAGTTTTCACAAACTTCATTTAAAAGTTACAGGAGATGGATCTTATGCAGCACATAATGCACTTAATCCATTCTATCAAGGACTTCATGAACATGCCGATACTTTGGTTGAAGGATATCAAGGAGCAGCTGAAAAACTATTAACTTATACAGAAGTGCCTGCTAGAACTTTAGATACAGTAGCAGATGGTGTAGCATATCTTAGAGATTTATATAATATTATTAACAAATTACAAGGTATGATGCCCTACTCTGAGATTGTTAATAATTTAGATTTAGTTAAAGAGTCAATTACGTCAACTAAGTATAAACTTCTTTTCTTGAAATAATTTTGATATTGTAAATATTTTTACTATATTATATTATATATATGTTTAACTAAAATTTAAAAAAATGGCTTATTTTAATCATGCGTTTAAGAAAACGTTTCTTGCAACAGGAGCAAGTATTTCTTCTGTTCCAATCAAAAATCCACAAGGTGGATCTTTAGGTACTGCTAGTGCAACTGGTGGTTTTTTGACTACTGCATCCTCTGGTAAACCAACTTATACATTAAATCAAATTGCTGCGGCATCTACTCTAGTAAATGGTAGTTATGCAAACAATTATGTTGGATTATTTACTAAAGACCAGCTTTCTGCATCTAGTAGTGATCTTTCATCTTGTTGCCCACTTTACTTAGTTGGTTCTGCCATCTACTGTAATGATAAGATTAGTCCTTTCTTAGGTGGATACCAAGAGACTAATAAATCTAAACTTATTAATCCTAAATATGTATCTAGATTCTATAGTGTAGGTTCTTGTGCTCCATCTAACAATGTTGTTCACGTTGGATCTACTTATTCAACTTTAGGTGGTGGTGTTAAAACAGGTTCTATTACTACTGCTGGTGCTGGGTATTTACCAGCCCCATCTACTAATGTTCTTGTTACAACAACAACTGTTACTGGAACAGGAACCGGATTAACTTTATTTATTAATATTTCAGGTACGGGTGTTCCAACTTTAGTAGTTTCAAATCCAATTGGAAGTGTTGGTAAGGGTTATGCTGTTGGTGACACTGTAACAATTAACTCCCCTTCTGGAGTACCAGGTACTCTTGCAGTATATACTATTGGAAGTGTATATCCTGCAGTTTCTCCAGTTATCCCAGGAACTAATTGTTGTAAAGAATTTTTATGTGGTGAGACTTATAATCTTCGTTTAGATGTTAAAGGTTCTCCTGCTCTAAGATTCTTAAATCACAATGCATACTATACTGCAACTGCTTACACAGGATGTTGTCCAGCAGGAGCTATTGCTCCAACCGCTGTTAACTCAACTAATGTTATGATCCTTTGGGCCAATGATTTATTAAACTCTCCAATTGTATCTCCATTTATTCAGATTGCTATTCAAGATGAATCTGGTGTTATCTGGTATGCTCCAGGAACAGATGCTGCTTTCTTAGCTGCTGAAGGTGCTAACACTTGGAATAACTATAATACAGCTACACCACACACAGCTAATAAATGTGCCGGTTTAATCCTTAATGGTGCTTATGTAGATACTAGATTTGGTGATTGTACTTTCCAAATTTCTGACTTCTATGAGAAACAACCAGTCAACTTAATTGTAAGTGAAGTAGATTTAAATGGTGATCCATGTGAGTTTACAGGTATCTGTGTTGCTAATGAGTGTCTTGGTAGTCAAGTAATGGGTCTTGGAGAAACAGTTCTTAGAGATATTATTCTTTCTGAGTCTTATAGACAAAACTTCTTCTCTTCTGACTTCAGAATCCGGGAGATTACTCAAGGTAACCAAATTGTAAATGCTATTAACAGACAAGCACTTTACTATAGAGATTATATTCAGCATAGTGTTCCTAGATTTAACAATCCTTCTGGAACATTTGATAATGATCAATACTTATTGGAAGTTGTCTTTACAAGTTCTACTACTGCAAGTGCATTTGAAACTGCTGTTTCAGGTTGGTTAACAACTTGTGGAGTTTGTGAAGTTGAAGTTGGTGTAAATGGATATAACTGTTTATCTACTTGTGCAGCTATTGCATTCCCAGCTCTTCCAGCTCAGTGCGGAATCTAATAGAATTAAATTAATAATTATAAAAGGGGAGAGAGAGTTTATACTCCTCTCCTTTTTTTATAAAATAAAGTAGTATGGCAAATCATGTATTAAGTTTAGAGGTGCCTCAAGTAATGAATGAATGCATTCTTAAGATACTTGACACAAGTGTATATCAAACATTGGATCCCGCTATTCCAATAGTATGCCCTACCTTAAATGTTACTGTACCTGGATTTGGTTATTCTAACCAGATAACAGGAACTACAATGACTAATTTTGTTAATACAGGTCACATAACTTTAACAGCATGTGATTTGCAATTGCAAACTACAAATTGTGGAACAACTTATTTTAATATACCAGACGGTATTTATATTATAAAATACAGTGTATCCCCTAATGAGACAGTATATGTAGAGTATAATCATTTAAGAGTAACAGCAGCATTAAATAAATATTACAAGATTCTTTGTGATGTAGATGTAGCTGATTGTGATCCTCCTTTTAAAATAAAACAAAGACTTGAAGAACTAAGATTAATTTTTATGTATCTTCAAGCAGCAAAGTCTAAGGTAGAGTTTTGTCTTGAGCCACAGAAAGGTATGAGCTTATATAACTATGCCCTTAAACTTTTGAATAGAATGGAATGTAGAAATTGTTAAACCAATAAAATCAATAATTATGTCAGTTTGTCCTAATTGTAAAGCAAATTTATCCTGCGGATGTCAAATAAGAAAAGCCTCTGATGGAACTCAAGTATGCACTAGTTGTCTAGGTAATTATGAAATAAAAGTAAAAGGTCCTCAACCAAAAGATAATTTAAAAAAATTCACTAAATAATGTCTGCACCTGTTCCTTATTATTTAATAACTAGTTGTTGCTCTCAAACAGTAATCTCTGGTTTATTTCGTATACCAGGTTTAGGTACAGTTCCTAATGGAGTATATCAATATACCGGACCTACTTTTACTGAATCTGTAACAGGCATGGTATTTAACTCTAATTTTTGTTATACAGTAATATTTCAAGGAACAGTTTCTACAGCATATCCATCAGCTTTTAATTCAAGTCAAATAACATTAACTGCAAGTAATGATTGTGAAGATCTAATATGCGCACCATGTGGTTCTAAATTTCCAGCATACTCTATTTTTAATTGCTGTGATACTGCTAATGTAATTAGTTTAAATATTGATACAGATGCCTGTACCCCAACAGATGGAGTATGGGTATATAATGGTCCTGGTTTTATAGAACCAATTAGTGGATTTATTTTTAGTACAGGAGAATGTTATAATTTTACTGAGTTACCTGATGGAACATTTGAGCAAGGACCAGATTGTACAGATTTTGATATAACAATTTATGATACATGTCAAGCAGCACAAGCTGATGCTGAATGTCCTGCATGTAATTTAGCTTTAGAATTTTTAATATTCACAAGTTGTTGTGATGATACTGAACTTTTATTTAAAGGTCCTTTTCCTACTTCAACTTATTATGGTGTAAAAGAATATTTAGGACTTCCAGTAAATGGATTAGAAAATATATGTTATTCTATTGAAACTGGTGTTGTAGGGGATATACAAGTTCCAGATCTTGCAGCATATAATCTTTTACCAGATCCTCCAGTATATGTAGAAGGTCTTACTTTTAGTAACTTATCGGCATTAAATACAGATTGTGCACTTTATATTGATGAATGCCCAAATTGTATTAAACAATGTTATACACTTTATGACTGTGATGGTAATCGTTTTAATACTGAAATAGATTTATCTACATATGTAAATACTTTTATAACAATAATTCAATTAGGAGTTTCTTCAGGACCTTGGTATGTTTTAGAAAATAATACCGGATCTTGTAATAATGCTGTAACTGGTTTTACAGTAAGCCCCACAGCTCCAACTCCTTGTGATTGTATATGTTATACAGTTGTTGCATTAGCTAAAAATTGTGTTTATATAGATTGTGATGGAAATTTACAAAACACAGGTCCTTTATTAACCGGAACACCAATAGAATTTTGTTCTATAGTATATCCTTTTATTCAAGGATCTTTTGGAAATCCACCATATATAGTTGGTCCAGGAATTTGTGGAACAACAGCCTGTAACCCGTGTTATAAACTTCAAGATTGTGAAGGTTTATTACCTGATATTTATACTACAAAACCTTCATTAGGCATAAACGCTATACTTGGACAGATTGTAATACTTTTAGAATACCCAGGAGTTTGTTGGGAAGTAATTGACACAGTTGAATGTGACTGTGCAATAGATGTTACTGTTATACAATCTTTTGCTAGTTGTGCAACTTGCTTAAGTGCTCCTAAATATAAACTAACTAATTGTGATGATTCTACAACAATTGTTTATACTAGTACAGATTTAAGTGCATATGTTGGTCAAGTAATAATCAGATTAGATTGTCCAGGATGCTGGTTAGTGGAAGAAATAAAAGATATTCCTTCAGATGTTATTATTACAGTAGATGCAAGTTATATTAACTGTACTGAATGTGCAAGAGATTATTACTTACTTACAGATTGTACAGGATATAAAGATCCTATTATTACTTATACAGATCTTAGTCAATCTGTAGGAAATGTAATTAAAATTAAATATTGTCCAGAAACTTGTTGGACGGTAACTAGAACATTATTAGCTACAAATGCAGGTATAGTAATTCCAGATGTAGAATATGAAGATTGTGAAGAATGTTTATTAACATTCCCTTGTATTTGTACAACAGTTAGAAATGATAGTACTACAAGTAAAGAATATGAATATTATGATTGTGAACTTATAGTACAAACATTTACGTTAGCTCCAGGTGTAACATCAGAAAGATTTTGTGTAAGAACATGGGGAGAGTATTATCCTGAAATAGATTTCATAGTAACATTTGGTAATTGTTCAGAAACTACACCTAATATTTGGAATTGTCCGCCAATTGTTTATCCAAGAAGAAGTGTACAACCAGGATATAATACACCAGCATGTACTATATCAAAATATGAAAAAATATCTTGTAGATCTGCAGATGTATACTATAAGCAAGTACTCTATTTAAGATACGGTATATCAGATTGTTGTCCAGAAGACAATGACAAGTGGTTAATCAAAAAGGAACTAATAGACTTGGATGCAATAAGAGATCCTAACTATGAATGTACTGTAATAAACCCATGTTGTCCAAATACGCCATCTTGTGGTTCAACACCTTGTGGATGTACTTCAAATATTCCTTGTAATTCTCATTAATAATTAGTATATTATAAATATGAAACCTCTTAATTTAGATAATAGTCCATGTAGTCCAATATCAAGTAACTGTGTTATTTGGCAAGGACCAGACATTCCATGTATTAAACTATGTACAGGGGATACAGTATCTGATGTAATCCATAAACTTGCAACAGAACTTTGTAATATTATGGATCTGTTAGATGTTAATGGTTATGACTTATCTTGTTTTGACTTAGCAAGCTGTAAGCCTCAGAATATCCAAGAGTTAATTCAGTTTTTAATTGAAAGAATTTGTGCACTTGAAGCTGTTGATGCTGTGGTAGCTGCAGCACCTGCTGGACAGACAAGATCAGCAACAGCAGAAACTCTTGTTACTGTTGCTCCTTGTTTTGTTATAGGTACTACAACAGTAATGACCATTGCTGAATATGCCCAAGCTATGGGAACTAGAATTTGTGGTATAATAGATCAAATAGGTATTATCAATAATCAAATTAATGATTTAAATGTTAGAGTAACAACATTAGAAACTACCCCAGTACCTACATTCACTATTCCTACATTTACATTAGCATGTAACATTAATACTTTATTGTCTGGTGTTACATACGGCATTGATCAAATTCTTGAAGAATATATAAATAATGTATGGTGTGGTTTTTATGCAGTAACTGGATCAACTGCAGATTTATCTAGTGCAGTTGCATCACAATGTATATTAGGTACAGATTTTACTAAAGTGAATCCTGCAGCTACATATGCAGTACAATATCCAACCTGGATTCAACCAACCACTACTGTTGCAGACTTATTAAATAATGCATGGATAGTTTTATGTGATATTTATAATGGAACTAATGTAACAGTAACAGGAGCTACTACAAACACAATTCAAACAACTGTAACTGGTGGACCAGCATATACTGTATCTTCAAAACTTTTAGATACCGGATGGGTAGACCTAAATGGTTTTGGTTATTATTCTGGAGCTGACACATTAGCATTAAAACCACAAGCAAGAAGAATTGGTAATGTAGTACATTTTAGAGGGTTGATCACTATTCCAATTGATGATGGTGCTGGTGCTCCATTATTATGGCAATACCAATCAGCTCCCCCAGTTGATACATATTATCTTTCAACTGTTGTTGCTCCTGCAACAATTGGTCCCAACTCTGTTGTAGCTTCTACTGCAGGTACTATAACATTTAATCAAGGTAATTCAGTTATCCCAACATCTATAATGGCTGTAGGTGAAACATTTGATAATAGCTATGCATTAACATTTGTTGTAGGAACAAGACCAATTCAAGTTGATGGCTCTCCTGTAACAAGTTCTATTTTGTCAGGACTATTTAATGTTTCAATTTCTAGTGCAAAAACATTATCTCTTTCCCTTCCTAAAAATGCAGAGCAAAATATATTTTCAGGAACTGGAGCATTTAATACATCTCATTTAAACTATATTGTTTCTCATGTTATTTCTGGTGATAACGTACCTAAATTTGATAGTGCAAATACTAATGTAAACAGTAATGGTGGGGCAGGAACAATTGGACTTGACTTAGAATATGATGCAACATTAACATATCCTTTTACATGTAATGCAAATAATGAACAACAAGTTGGTGGGTTTAGAATTCAACTTGACGGACTAGTTGCATATATTGATCCATGTACTACTGATATACTAACACCAATTGTTTGTCCTTAATAAATTAAACTATGGCTACTAATACTTGCACAACTTGCGGATGTAGAAAATGTGGATGTTCAGATAATGCACTTACATCTCCACCACCATGTCCTACACCAGAAGGATGTCCTACTCCTTTAACATGTTCTGAAGTTTTTGATGCAGAGTGTGTAGTATATACAGGAGCTCCAATTCTTTGTGGGCAAACAGTTGTTGTACCTACTGATACAAATATGGCAGAAGCATTACAATTAATTGTTGCTTACTTCTGTTAACAATATAAAGTTGCAGTTTGTTGGTTTCTGTAACAAATGGTAGAACCCCTGCACTTGCGGGGGTTTTGCTTTTATTACTATATTTGTTAAAGTCATTTATTTTTAGTATATTAATTAGTATAGTATGAAGGAATTTAGAAGTCCTGATTTAACAGCACCACGGTATAGACCAGAAGTATATACCATAATGAACAAGAAGTTCTTTGAAAGTTTTAAAAAGAAACATCCTAAGTATAAAGACTTAGATGATAAAGAGTTAAGAAAGATTGTTAAATATTTTAACAATGCTCTTTTTCAGACAGTTATAGATACAAGGGATGGTGTTCAACTACCTGAACAAATAGGTTGGTTGTTTATTGGAACTTGTCAAAGTCCTAAAAAACAAAACACTGATTTTATTAAGTCAAAAAAATATGGAGTAACAGTAACAAATAAAAACTGGGAATCAGATGGTAAGCTTGCCAAAATATTTTTTACAAGCTATGCATTAAAACACAAAATGAAGAATAGAGAGTTTTGGGGTTTTACAGCATGCAGAGATTTTAAAAGATCAGTAGCAAAAGCTTATCCAGAAAACTGGAACATGTACCTAGTAGTTGAACCAACAAAAAGAATAAAACTTGAACATACTAAAAACTTTTTAATCAACTCTGCCAAAATTAAGGAAAGGGAAGATTTAAAACATTATAATGAATTTGACTTATGACAACTATTGGTGAAGCAATATCAAGGGTTAGAAATACTCTAAAGGCAGTTAAAGAAGATCCATTCTTAACTGATAGAGTTATATACAGCTCATTGATTAAATATGGTCAGACTCTTTTAAAGAGAGAAGATAATCAATTTAAACTTATGAAGATAAGTTCTATCTTTCAGGTATTGCCTTATATAGAACTTATAGATGTAGACAAAGTAGAAGCAGGTTGTATAGGAGTTTATTCTGGATGTTATTTTAAGAGATCTAAAGAAAAACTTCCAACTATTCTTGAAGGGGCAATGGGTCCTATTATACGTACTACATCTTCAATAGATGGTACAATAGAAATGTTTAGAACAGATCCAGGTACTTGGGTGTCTATGGTTAGAACAACAACATTTAAATATAATACAAGAAAATATTTCTGGTATCTTAATGGATACTTATATGCACCAAACATTGATTGGGAAGCAGTAAGGATGGAAGCTATATTTCAAGGAGTTACAGATCCATGTGATCCAAAACAGCAATGTGAAATTGCACAGGATCAAAGATTAACTATTCCGGAATATTTATTCTCTGAAGTAGAACAGTTTGTAATCAAAGAACTATCAATGTCAATGCAGGTTCCTGCTGATAATGCAGATGATAGTCAAAACTCTCTTAGATAATGGATTTTAATTATACTCTTAGATATAGAACATTTGATCAACTGTTAGAAGATGTAACAGTTGACTTAAATACTTTTGCTCTTGAAAATATGATAGAGCCTCAACAGCTGATTAAGCTTACTAAAAAAATAAACTATGATCTTGGTTTACGAGTAAATCAAACTAAAGAAATTATATTAGAGGTATGTCATGGTAGAGTAAAACTACCAGATGATTTTTATGTATTTAACTTTGCATTTGTTTGTGGAAATTATGAACAGCATGCAGGTTATGGACCAATGGCATCAGGGACTCATATTATGGAAGTTCCTTATCAAGAAGTTCCATCTACTGTAGATGTATGTGCTCCACCAACAGTAAACTGTAGAACATGTAATTCTAATCCATGTAACCAAACTGCAGCATGTAGTCTTAATCATCCAATAGTAGATCCAATACCTACAGAGTATGATCCTTTAAATCCTTATGGTAACACATGTGTTGCTCCTAGAGTATTTATGAACTGTAAAGGAGAAAAATGGGAACTTGTTCAAGTAATGAATAACTCCGGTTCAAGTGTTACTAGAGTTTATAGAGATCTTTTGCCATTAAGAATGAAGGCAAGTCAAGAAATAGAATGTGATTGTCCAAATCTTTATTGGAATGCTGCAAACGAGGGATGGATTAAAGGAGGATTTTTATTTACAACATTTCAAACAGGAAGAGTATATTTAAACTACCAAGGTCAAATGGAAGATGATAATGGAAACTTAATGGTTCCGGATCATGATCTTTTAAATGAATACTATGAGTATGCACTAAAAGCTAGAATCTTTGAAAACTTATATTTAAATGGAGAGGATGTAGCACAAAGAATGCAACTTGTAGAACAAAGACTTAAAGCTGCAAGAAACAATGCATTAAGTGTAGTTAATACTCCAAACTTTAGAGAGTTAGAGCAAATGTGGTGGACAAATAGAAAAGCTATGTACGGTAAGTACTATTCTATGTTTCAAAGTTATTCACCTAATGCAGGATATTATAGAAATATAACTGGTAATAGAATTATATAATGGGTAAAGAAATTCAAAATACTAGTCAAACAGTAACTAATAGTTTTTCAAAAGGTCTTAATAAAGATACAGACCCTTCATTTGTAGAATCTGGATTGTGGACACATGCTAGAAACATGGTTAACAATACAGATGAAGGTAACTTAGGTACATTAACTAATGAGGACTCAAACTATCTCTGTGGAACAAGTGGTGAAACCATGCAGGGTGAGAAAGATATTATTGGATTAATACATCTCTTTGCTGATAAGTGGGTAGTCTTTACTGTTGCTAATGTTAATGGAAAACCTGTTAACTCTGAGATTGGTTTATATGAAGAAGACTTCTGTAGGTATAGACCAATTGTTTCTGCACCATGTTTAAACTTTAGTAATTTACATCTTATAACTGGTGGATCAAGACAGAAGGGAGATTGTAGATGGGAAGTTTATTGGGTTGATGGAAATAACGTGGATAGGTATATGGATGTTGGTGATCCTAAAACTTGGCCAGATCCTAATTTTGTTTGGGGAGGTTCTGATCAATCAGTAGCTGGTGCCAATTATAATTACTATTTAGATAATAATGGAAATACAGTTCTTTGGCCAATAACTGCTTGGGAACAAAAATGTTTACCAACAAATTGTCATATATGTTTTGACACTAATCAACTAGACTGTGATAAAATAAGATTAGCATCTCTTGTTAAAACTCCATGTGTAGAATTATCTATTGCACCTGGTACAGGTACATTAGAAAATGGAACATACTTTGCAATTGTAGCTTATACAATTAATACTCAGAAAGTAACCAACTATTTTTCTCCAAGTAATTTACAACCGGTATATACTGAAAGAAATTTATCACAAGGATCTTTACAATTAAATTTAGATTTAGATACAGATAACTTTCAGCAGTTTGAACTTGTAATAGTAGCATCTATAAATGAAAATGTTATTGCAAAAAAGATTGGATATTATTCTACATCACAAACAACAATTCTATTAGATGATATCCCACTTACATTAGAGACTATTCCATTAAGTTTAATTACCATTCAGAATCCTGTGTATGAAACATCTGATCAAATGGTTAATGTTAATCAGTACTTATTAAGGATAGCTCCTAAATCTAAATTTGATTTTAACTATCAGCCATTAGCAAATTTAATTAATACCGAATGGGTTTCTGTTGAATATCCAGAAGATTATTATATTAAAGGTGGATCAAAGACTGGATATCTTAGAGATGAAGTATACTCATTCTTTATACGTTGGGTATATAATACAGGAGATAAATCTGCTTCTTATCACATTCCAGGTAGAGCAGCTGAACCATATACATTTGTTGCACCTAATGGAACTACACAAACTTTATTAGACACTGCATCTTATACAGATATAAATAGTTTTGCAGATGACATAAGACTTTGGCAAACTATAAATACAGCAACTCAAACTGGTGTATTTTTAATTAATAATCCAATATTACCAGATGGAGGAAAAGTATTAGCATTTGGTAAAATGGGATATTGGGAGTCAACAGAATTATATCCACCTAATCAACCAGAAGTTTGGAATTCAAGTTCTCAATGTTGGACAGGAACTACAAATCCAAATTATGATTTATGTGGTACACCAATAAGACACCATAAGTTTCCTGATAATGCTTTATCATCTGAAACATATCACTTTAGAGTAGACAATGCAAACTTTGTAGCTAATCCTTCTGATGGTAAAAAATATATTAGAATCATGAGTGTTAGATTTAATGGAATCATTTATCCAAAAGATAATGATGGAAATCCAATACCAGGAATAGTTGGTTATGAAATTCTAAGAGGGTCAAGAGAAGGTAATCAAAGTATAGTAGCTAAAGGTATGATTAATAACTTTAGAGATTATGAAATACAAGGTCAGTCAAAAGGTAATAGAAAAGGGTTGTACGCAAACTATCCATTTAACTGTAGTATTCCTTTAGGTAATACATTGACACCAACTGATCATGATTATAGATTTAATGATCCATTTATTAAACCAGTAACTATAAATTCACAAGGAAATGAAACTTTTGTAAATCAGTTTATACCTGAAAATTTATTAACATTTACTTCTCCAGATACAAGTTTTAGAAATCCATTTTTAAATCAAACTGAGTTAAAAATATATGGAAGTTTAGAAGGAAACTCAACACATGCATTTGTAGTTCCTAATAAACATCCAGAAAATAAATTAATGAGTGATGAAGCATTTTATATTTCTGTTATAGTTGGTTTAGGTAATGCTCTTTTAAATTTATTAGGAAAACAAGAAATGCATACACAAGCAACTCCTGATTTTCAAGCACCTTATCAAAAATATCCACAATGGAATATAGCAGCTGGTCCAACAGGAGGAACAACAGGTGCTACATTTGATTTAGACGCATTTACAGTTAATGCAGCCTCAAGTACTTATAATAATTATGTAACTCAAATGCAAAATTATTTTACATTGGGTGGACAATTAAATGCAGCATTAACCGGAGCATTAACATTACAGGATATTTATGATACAACATCTCAAACATATGCTAATATAGGATTATCTACTCCACAAGTAATCGTAACAGATTATACAGCAGCAACTGTATTTAACAATCTTGGTTTAAATCCAGTTGTAACTGGAGCTATAAATGTTGCTATACAAATACCCTATTACTTTGCAGAAGGATTTAATACTACACTAAGAGTAATACAAGCATTCTTACCATTTAGACAGTATGCATTACAATCTCTTGCCCATGGTTTCTATGCAAGGTTTGTTCCTCCTGTAAATAGTTTCTTAAAAAGATTTAGTTTAAAGGATGGATTTTATTTAACAGATAGTAATCAAGAAGTTCCTGATTATTTAAATGGCCTTGGTGGATTTGAAAGATATTCAATAAATAATCTTAATAGAACTAAGACAGTATTTTTAAGAACTGCTGCACCTAATAATTTAAATCCGCTTACTGCTCCTGTTATTGGTCCAAGATTGGTTGGAACATATGCGGCTGGTGTTTTACAACCAGGTAACCAAGAAGATAACACATTAATTAATCTTGGTAAAGCTGTATCTGCTTCATTAGGTGGAGGTATGGCGTTTGACAATGAAACAAGATTTAATAGTTTTATAGCTAATATTGCTAGTCATTATGTTGGATTAAAATATAATGTACAAAATCAATATGGACAATTAGAAAGTATTAAACAAGTTGTTGCTACATCATGTGAAGTTAGATTTGATAAAAATAGTATTTATGATCCAGCAACAAATCCTGATGGAGATGTTTCAATTGTAACAACATCAGCTTTTTGTGGTCCAACTACTAGTCCTACACAAGTTCAACATACTATATTATTACCAACACAACCAATCTTTGGTGGAGATACTTATATAAACAGATTTACAGAAAAGAATACAATGCTATTCTTTTACAATTGGTTATATAATCTTCCTGATGGCACTCCTTGGAATTATGCTTTATATAATAATATTCCAACAGCAAGATACTGGATGAACTCTCAACCATATTCTAAAGATGAGAATGTATTATTTGGAGGAGGTATTAACCCTTTATCTATAATTCAAGGATTATTTAATAGTAATCCAAACTTTGGTACAGGACCAACTCCTAGAGGTTATTATAATTTAGATAATGATAATTATGATAGACAAACCGATCAAGAAACTGGAGCAGGTTCCTTCCCTAGAGGTTATGATGGATTCATGTCTGTTAAAAATTCTTATTTCTATCTAGCTAATTCAGGTGTTAGAGATTTCTTTGTAGAGAGTAATGTACTTGTAGATTTTAGATCTCAAGGAACTTTCCAATATGAACAGCCATATATACCATATCAGTATACAGATATGCGGCAGTTATTTGATATGAATCCAGAAGTAATTACTAAAGGTAACTTCTATAACTATGATTACTCATTAAGTGTTACTAAGTTCTTTACACAATATCTTTCTGCAGGATCTTTACAAGGATTAACATATAATCCTTATGTAGCTGAATTATGTTTTACATATTATCCTAACAGAGCATTATATTCGTTATATCAAGATGATGAATCATATGACAATAACTGGTTAATTTATTTACCATTAAACTATGTACAGTTTAATGATAGAATAACTACAGTTAAACCTGTAGGGATGAGTGGTATGTTATTTACATTTCCAACTACGGGTCCTTTATTCTATCAAGGTGTGGATCAATTAACTACAAACTTGGGTAAAAAAGTTACTATAGGTGACGGAGGTTTATTTTCTAACCCGCCTTCATCAGCAGCTAATTCAGATGCTCCATTTGAATATGGTTCATCACAAAATATTAGATCAGTAATTTATTCTCCCGCAGGACTTTACTATGTATCAATGAATCAAGGAAAGATATTTTCATATGGAGAAGGAATTAAAGAAATATCTCAGAATGGTCTTAAGTGGTGGTTTACATTATTTTTACCATATAAGCTTACAGAGGACTTCCCAGATTTTCCACATATAGATAATCCAGTAGCTGGTATTGGTATACAATCAATGTATGATAGCAGAAACTCATTATTATATTTTAGCAAAAAAGATTATCAGTTAAAACCTAACTTAGGTAAAGTAATATATAGTCCTACTATTAACAGATTTATTTATTCTGGTGTTAAATATCAACTAGGAGATCCAGCAATATTTGATGATGCATCTTGGACAGTAAGTTATGATCCTAAGATGAATGTGTTTATTAGTTATCATGACTGGCATCCTGATTTAGCTTTCTCATCTAAAGAAACTGTATTTACTGTAAAGAATAATACTATCTGGAAACACAATGACACATGTACAGATTTTAATAACTATTATGGTATTCAATATCCTTTTGAGATAGAGTATCCTATAAATACTGGTCAATCACCTACAGTTATTAAATCATTTGAATATATTCTTGAGGCTTACAGATATTCTCATCTTAATTGTGTAGATCAGTTCCATGTTCTAGATGCAAACTTTAATCAAGCTGTGGTATCTAACACAGAACAAGTATCTGGATATTTAAACTTAAATATATTCCCTAAGAACAACATTACTCTTTCACTTGATTATCCAAAACTAAATCAATCTAACTTATCTTCATTTGATATTTTATTCTCAAAAGAAGAAAACAAATATAGATTCAACCAGTTCTGGGATATTACAAAAGATAGAGGAGAGTTTCCAATAGGATCAGATTATCCTCCAACAGGACAACTTATTCCTGGAACTACACAGTTATTAGGTAACTATGCAGATCAAGTTATTTGGAATACACAACCTAACGGTTATATCAAAACTTTAAATGCAAATAACTTGAATTACAATAAACCTGAAATGCAAAGAAAAAGATTTAGACATTATCTTAATTATCTATTCTTGTCAAAACTTGCAACACCAGAAGAAAGAGATATTAACTTTATCCTTAAGATAATAAATAGTAAGAATCAAGCATCATATAGATAATGAAAAAATCTTTTAAAAAATATGAAGTGGCAGGTTTACCTGGAGGACCAAATGAATTAAAAAGATTCACTAACGGATTTATTATATCTGAGAGAGGTCAATGGGATTATCCCGGACAACCTACAGCAGTACCAACTCCTTCTGGTAGAATTACTACTGAAGGAGTAGAAGATGATCTAGTGGGTATTGATAATTTAGGTAACACACAATACATGTCTCCTGATAATGAATATCAGTTTGAAGGAGATATGGTATATGAAATACCACAAGCAAAAAAAGGAGGAAGCAAGAAACCATCTAAAAAGTTCTCAAAAAGTCTGATGGCTAAGAATAGATTATTTGCAAAAAATCCTTTACTTAAAAAATCAAAGTCTGTTAAGAATAAAATCTTTGATCCTTATTCCCCATACTTTCAACCAGGAGGAGAAACTTATAATCAGTTACCTTCAAGATACGGAGATGCTTTAAAAAACTTTGTGTATCCTGAAGTAGTTGATTCATCTGAAGAAACAGGTTATGATGCAGCATTAGGGGTTATTAAACAAAATCCAAATGACCCTATTGCAAATGTAAATAATCCTTGGTGGTATGAACATGAGTTAATGCATCATTTACAAAATCAAGCTGGAGGAATGAGTACATATGGCGCAGTTGGTTTAAGACCAAATCCTTATGTAGCTTCAGATGAAGCAATAGGTTCTTACTATGATAGAAGAGGGTCAGAATTTGAAACAGAATTAAATAGAATTTTAGAAGAAAATCCAGATATATTAGAAGAAGAAGCATATGCAAGAGCTGAAGAAGATTTATATAACAATCCAACAACTACAGAAGGTGAAGCAAGAAACTATGAAGGATACATAGAAGCTGGTAATCCATCTATCTTCCCAAAAAAACAACAAGATGGCGGAATAATTTTAGATCTTACAGAAGATCGAATAGAAGAATATAGAAAAGGTGGATACATAGTAGAAGAAATAAATGATTATAAAAAAGGTGGTGCATTACTTACTAAGAAAGTAACATGTAAAAAATGTGGTTGGACATGGGATGCTGCAGATGGTGGTAATGATCTTACTACTTGTCATAAATGTGGTGGTCAAGGATTAATACATGCACAAACTGGAGGATATATAAATGACATTTCTATACCTACATTAACTAGAATGCAACCTGGTGGACCAGTTCCTGAATCTACATATACTCCAATTGATCCAAACTTCTTATCTGCAAATCCTGATACATATTCTCAAATTGTAAATAAACCTGAAGTTACATCAGAAAGACAAGCTTCAGATATTGGTAAATTAAGAGCAGAGTATCGTGATAAAAATTCAATGGATAAATTTTTAGATGAAAAGAAAAGACAATATTTAAAAAAGAATAAGGGATTAAATAAAGCTGCTGGAGTTACTATGGAAAATTTTCCAGAAGATGTTCTTCAAAACTTTACAAATGAGTATAATTATAAAACAAATAATTATGCTGTAAATAAACTTGGTAAGAAAGAAGGATGGAATCCTAAAAGAAGAGGTGAGTGGGTGGATGAATTAACACCGGGAGAAAAAGATGCTGTTGCTGAATCTAAATATGGATCTAAACTACAACCTAGTTATTGGTCAAGATCATTAGCTGGTGTACAAGAACTTGGTAATGCAGCAATTAAATTATTACCGGGAAAACAAGGTGATGTCTTAAAATATAATATCCCAGGACTTACTAAAAAGGAACAAAAAGAAATAGCAGAATCAAAAATAGGAGCTCTTGAAACTTTAGCTCCAATGGATATACCAGGAGCAGCAATAGCTAATTTAGTTAAGAATACTGGATTATCTACAGGATCAGATTACAAAGAACAGGCTAATGCTTTAGCAGGAGAAAAAATGGCTAATGTATCTGATACAGAAGCAATGGCATTTAATCCATTAACTTATGCAGGATTAGAGTCTTTACCTGAACTTGGAGTAAACTTAGCAAGAGGTATTGGTAAAGGTGCAAGCAAGCTTGAAAGGTTTGTTAAAAATGCAAGGGATATGGAGAAAATATCTAAAGCATATAGTCCCAATCTTACAAAAATGGGCTTCTCATTCTCATCATCTAAACCAGCAGTTGATTTTGTAGGACCAATGAGAGCACCAGCACATGCTGTTAGTGATGTTCTATCAGGTTTGAAAAATAGAGGGACAAAATGGGATAAAGTTGGTGCAAAAGGAGAAGAACTTTTACATCCTGATATGATTAATTATCATGGAACATATGCTGGAAGACCAATTGTTGAAGTAAGAATGCCAGATGGTACACCAGAGTTTTTTTATAAATCTTCTGGATGGGCTGGAAAAGAAGGTGCTGGTTTAAAAGGAACTACAGAAGGACAATGGCAAGTATTTGGAGGATTTAGTGACGTACCAAATACTAAAGATTGGTTTATTAAAGATGCAGGTTATAAAGATTATTATGGTAGTAACACATTTAAAGGTATGGCTGAAAATCTTGATAATGCTTTAATACAAAAGCTTGGTTTTCAAAATACTGATGAATTGGATAATGCAATTAATTTTCAAAATAGATTTGGAAATGTAGATTCATACACACCAATAAGAAAATATGGTGGTACAGCCGCTAAATATGGATACTCTGTTGGAAATCTTATAAGAAAAGATAAAGGGGGTGCTGTTAGTGGTACTCAAGGTTTAACAGCTGATTTCTCACAGAGACTTACTCAAATGATTCTAGATGCTAGATCACAAGGTATAGACTTAGGTGTTGGTTCAGGATATAGATCATATGAAAAACAAAAGAGACTTTGGGAACAAGCTCTTAAGAAATATGGATCTCCTGAGAAAGCAAGAAAATGGGTAGCTCCTCCGGGAGGGTCATTTCATAATAAAGGTCTTGCAGTTGATTTACATTCAAGTGGAAATGCATTAGGTAAAGAAAAAAATGCCAAAGCCACAGAATGGGCACATGCTAATGCTAAGAAGTATGGTTTACATTTTAGAATGGGGCATGAGCCTTGGCACATTGAACCTATAGAGAAAACTAAATCAAGTTCTGAGAAAGAAAATGAACATGATCATTCAGATCAAGAAGAGTATGAGCAAATGATTGCAGATAAAAATATGGAGTTTGAGTTAAAACAAAAAGAATTAGCAGAAAGAGAAAGAAAGTTACATGATGATGATTATAGTAATTGGGAACCTGCTAAAAAAGAAGTTGTAGATCCAAGACAAGAAATGTTAGATGATTATGCAAAGGTGATTGCTCCAAGCAATCAAAACCTTTTTGAACTCTATACAGCTAATCTTCAAGGTCAAATGAAAAAGGGAGGATTTATTATGGAATTAACTGATAAAGAAATTGAAAGATATAGAAAAGGAGGATTTATTATAGAAGAACTTGATTAAACTTATTAAGTTTAAACACTATGTTTTTATTTATTATATTTATATTATAGCGCGTTATAATGAAAAGAAAAGTAAGAATTTATAAAGACCCATTTGGGCAAGGTGGTTATATAAACAAGACTGCTCAGTGGTTAAGAAAAGCACAAGAAGGTGCTGAAACAGGGATGACTCCTGTAACTGCTGGTATCATGCAACAAATGCAACCTGCTCAACAGCAAATGATGCAACAGCAACAACCACAACAAGATCCACAAGAACAAATCTTACAAGTTGTAGTTGCATTAGCTCAACAAGGAAAAGGAGAAGATGAGATTAAAGATTACTTGTTAACTAATGTTTATGGTTTTGAGGAAGGGTCTCAAGAGTATGCTGCATATGAGCCACAAATATTAGACTTTGTATCTGCTGTGTTTGAAAGATCTGCACCAGAGGAAGAAGAACAAGCAGTAACAAATGAACCTATAGAAGATATTGTTGCAGATACAAGTGTTGAAGATACATCAGAAGAAGATGGTAACTATGATCAAATGATCAATGACATTATTTATGATGATGAGGATCAAGAAGCTAGATATGGAGGTGTTCCAAATAAAAGATCTTATGTCAACAAATTAATAAGACAACTTAAGAAAGCTCAGAAAGGGGATCAAGTAGAAGAAGCTAACACAGCTAATGTAAGAGGAACTGAAGATAACCCTACAAGTGATGCTCCTGGAAATAAAAATCCATTTATCTCAGGAGTAAAAGGACAAGCTGAGAATCATTTCTATAAACAACAAGCGGAGCAAATGTATAACAATCAGTTTGGTCAAGGTATGCCTCAAGCAGGTATGTCTCAACCACAAGATGATATGGATTATGCTCAACGCGGAGGTTGGAGAATGAGAAGAGCTAATAGAAAAATGTTTGGTACTCCAAATTTACCAATGGGAGTTACATCATCTAAATATTCTTTTGGTCCATTGGGTGGAGTTAGATCTGCAGAGATGCAGTTTAATCCACTTATGATGGCTTCTATGTTTCCTATGATGACATTCCCAGGAATGGGAGGAAGTTCATCATGGGGATATAATGAACCTTACAGAAAAACTACAAAAGGAAGACTTGTTACTGAAAAGATTGCAAGTACTGTAAATAATAAATCTATAGAAGATGTAGCTAATGATACTGATTCTGATGCAGCTAATAAATCTGCAGAACCAAAAAAAGATACTGCAATTCCAAATGCAGATGGGACAGTTACAGTAGATACTAGTGGAGAAGGTGCTTCTAGCACTACTCCAGGAACAACTCCAAATACTGGTGGCGGTACTGGGCCAGTTCCTATTGACGGTGCAAGACAAGCCATGGAGCTTAGAAATAAGAAAGATAAATGGGGTAGATCGCGAGCTGATAAATGGTATGGTTTTGATCCAGCTACAAAAAAATGGACACTTACTGCTGCACCAGACTGGTATAAAGAACCATCTAAGAAAAGTAGATGGAGTAATGTTACTATGAAAAAAGATTCTTGGGGAAGAAATGAAGATAGCAAGTGGTATGGTTATGATTCTAAAAAGAAAAAATATACTGAGGGTCCAAATAAAGGAAAAACAACAACACAAGTAAAAAATAAACTAGAAGATCAAAAAAATAAAGAGCTTATTAAAAAATTTCCAAAACTAAAAGAGCAAATAGAATATGACTCATGGTATAAAAATGCTAGTGGTACTGATAGAGTATTAGGATTATTAGGTTTTGGTCCAAGTGATCCAAGTTTTCGTGGTGGTTTTACAGATGATGATGCTCTATCATATGTAACACCAATGGGAATTAAAGGAGCAACTGAAGCATTTAAATTAACTCCCGCAGCAGAAAGAATTTTAAGGGGTGAAAGATTAAATATTGGTTCAGGAATGGCTGCTAGTTTTAGAGATCCTAAAGCCCAACAAGCTGCAAATGCTATTTATAAAAACTTTTACAAGTCAGTTAGATCTGCACCAAAAGGTTTACCAGAACCTCCTCCAGGAACACAATTAAAATTTAATTTTGCAGCCGGTGGATTTGTAAATAATCCTATGCAAGATCAATTTGGAAATCTTCAGAAGTTTATATATGGTGATCAGGTAGATGATCAAATGCTGGAAAATTTATATCAACCACCAATTAATCAATCTGACTTAGACTACTCTGATTCTGAAGATCCATCAGATCCATACTTTAAAAAACATGGTGGTCTTCACAGATTTGATGGAACTACTAATAGTCAAACTAATCCTACAAATGCTCCAAAAACATATACTCAAGAAGAGTTAGACAAGATGCTTGCTGAAAAACAAAAGTCTTGGGAAACTGATTATCAAAAAAAATATAATCAGCAGATGCAAGGTCAACAACAAATGATGCAAGGGTTTGGTGGTTATGGTGCAGCAGGTTATAATCCTTATGATAGTTATTCTGCTTGGAGTTCAAGAGGTAACTATGGAGGATTTGGTCCTATGGCAAGTACTGGTCTTTTAGGAGCTGCTGGTAATTTAATTAAAGGTTTTGGTAGAGGTCCAAGTACATATGGTCCTGCAGGAAATCCATTGCAATATGCAGCTACTGCTGCCCAAATTACCAAGTCAGGAATGCTACCTACAGGAATGAAATACTCTAAAGAAAAAGCAGAAGGTTTCCTTGGTAAATTAGGATTGAAGAATGATAAAGTTTGGACTCTTGATTATGCTACACCAGAACAAATAAAAGCTGGTGCAATACCTGGTGCACAAGGAACTGCACCTGGTACTAATCAAAATACTTCAAACATGTCCGGTAGAGATAGAAGAATTAATAGAAGAGATGAGAGATTAAATAGAAATACTCCTGCTGAAGCTGATGCTTATCAATTTACAGGTACTCTTACCGGATCTCCAGTAACATATGCAAAAGAGCCTTTATCTAATGAAGAGATGTTAAAGTCTCAAGGAAAAATGTGGGATGAAAAACAACAGAAATGGGTTACTGGTTCTGCACCAACAAAAAATACTGAGATGGCATATGGTGGATTTATTCCAGATTATATGGCTTATGGTGGAGACTTGCCTACTGCTGATAATGGAATTAATTTTTCTACCGTGTCTTATGAGGGTAATCCAGTTATAGGTGTTGAAGAAAGTCCAACATGGGGAGCAATGCAATATTTCAATCAAAATCAGAATATTAAAAATCCTGATGCTGATAAGTTTAAAAATTATACCATAGAACCAGAAGGTGAAGATTTAACAGATTGTACATATGAACAAAAACTAGATCCAACAAGTAAGTGTTATGAACCTCAAACTGCTCAGTTAAAAATTAAAGAGGAAAAGGGCAAAATGGATCCTACTAAACTTTCTAGAGGTGTGTTAGATTTTGGAGCTAATCTTGCAGATGCTCAAGATTATATGACTGAAAGAAGAACTAAGTATATTCCTGGAATGACAGAGTTTGCAATGGGTGAAAAACAAGATGCAGAAGAAAGAATAAATAAAGGTGAGTGGAATGCAAGAACTGGTAAAGAAGGTATACAAGGTTTTGAAGGTGTAATAAGAAAGGGTGGTTCTATTAAAAGTAAAAAATCAAAAGCTAGTGGTCATAAAATAAACATAAGTGACTTTCAAGATTTAATGAGATTGGCTGGTTTAAAATAAAGAAAGATGAACAAAAGACTAACAAGACTTCCTAAAGCAAGAACTGGATACCAAGTAAGAGGTTCATTAGCAAATGATGTACCTGCTTTTGGTGGAGCAGATTATAATGCTTACATGGGTATAGCAAGTCCACAGGTAAGAAAAACTATGGGAGCTGTGCCTAGAGAAGAAGCAAATTTAGAAGCTGAAGGTGGAGAAACATTAGTAGGAGATCTTGATGGCTCTACATTCCCATCTTTCTTTCATATAAAAGGACCAAGACACTCTGCTGGTGGAGTTCCTATGAACTTACCAGATGACACATTTATCTTCAGTGATACAGCATCTATGAAGATAACTGATCCTAAGATCTTAAAGATGTTTAATAAGTCACCTAAGAAAGGTGGTTATACTCCAGCAGAACTATCTAAAGGTTATGACATAAATAAATATAGAAAAACTTTGCAAGATCCTGAAGCCAATAAGATGGAAAAGAAGACTGCAGAGATGATGATTAAAAACTATGTTATGAAGCTTGGTGCATTAGCTATTGCACAAGAATCTAAAAAAGGTTTTCCTCAAGGTATCCCTGTTATAGCTAAACCTTATATGGAGGCTAATAAAATTACAGAAGCTGATTTAATGCCTGAAGTTGCTAAACAACAAGAAGAGCAACAACAGATGATGGCTCAACAACAAGGTGCACCACAAGAACAGATGGGAGAAGCACCTGAGCAAATGCCATCTGGAGAACCAGTAGCACAACCTTCTATGGAGGAAGATATGCAAATGCCACCACAGATGTCACCTGAGCAAATGCAACAAGCACCAATGGCTATGTATGGTATGGAGATGGGAGGCTATGATATGCCATTTGCTGCATATGGTATGGCTATGGGAGCTAATTCTAGTAACTATATGGGAAGGACTAAAAACATTGTTGGTAGTGGTCCATTCTTAAATCGTGAGATGGCTAAAGAAGGACTTATTGTTGGTGGTATGTTAGGTATGCCGGTAATAATGAGTGGTGGAGGTTACATAGATAAGTATCCAGGTGGTGGACAAAAGAAAACTAAGGAACAATTGCAAAAAGAAATTGATGCAAAAAAATATAAGGACAACACTAAAAAGGTTAAGGAATTTGAAAAAGATGTTGATGTTTTTGAAGTAGATGGTAAAAAGATTGGAGCAAGAGGTACATCAGATGAACAAAATAAAAATTTAACATATAACAAAAGAAAAAATCCTTATGTGTATGATAAAGGTAAAGAAGAAGCCTATATAAAAAGCCTTTGTGAAAGAATGAAAAATGGAGACTTAAAAGGTTATACTGTTGATGATCTTGTAAAAAAGAATTTAATTGTTGCAGCTGCAGGTTCAAAATTAGCAGGATGTGAAACTAAATCTGAAAGTGATGTAACAGAATTCTTTGAATTAGAAGATACTCCAGAAACTCCAGGTGAAGTAGAAAAATGTTATTGTACAGATCCAGAAACTGGTAAAGAAGTTGAAGTAGCTCTTACTAATGGTAAGTGTGAATGTGAAGAAGAAGTAAGTGGTGGCGGAGGTTATGGAGCTCAAGCTCAACCTTGGCAAATACCAATGCAATGGACTCCGCAAGATGAAAGAAATCTAGCAACAGCTATGAGAACTAGAACTGGTATTGAATATCCTACAGCTATGACATATCAGTATCCTGAAGTAGAACTAGCTAAAGAAGAATGGTTATCTAAAGTACAAGGTCTTCAGGGACAGGCTGCTAAGAATTTAGATGTGTTATCTGGAACAGCAGGGTCATCTAATGCTAAACAAGCTACAGCAGCTTCATTACAAGGAGATGTTGCAGAAGGTATTGTAAATGCTATTGCTAGTACTCAAGCAAGAAATGTTGGTACAGAGAATCAAGAAAGATTGACAAACTATCAAGGTGATGTAGCTGAAGGATTAAATAGACAAGGTATACTTAACCAGTATATGGATAAAGTAGGTGCAGTTGAAAATAATTATAGGGGAGAGTTAAATGCTAAAGATGCCTTAACTGCTCAAATGATTAATCAAGGAGATACTAATGCAGCTAATATATACAATCTACAAACTGAACAATACGGTATAGATCCAAGAACTGGTAAACAAATATTTAAGACTGGTAAACCAATAGAACCAGAACAACAAGGACAAGATATGATTGCATATGCTAAAGAACTAGAGGCTTCACATTTACCAGAGGATGTTCAAGAATTAATTCTAAAACAAAGATTCTCTAGGTATGGAGGCCCTGTCTTACAAATGGGTGGAATGGTATATGGAGACATGGTTTATCCTTTCTATTACTATGAATAAACTTTTAAGGTTTATTAAACTTAGAAAATTTTAATATATTTATACTATAGAATAGAACATTATGGCAACTTATACGGCAGCCACATTTATACCGCAATTACAACCTTATCAGCCTGATCTGAATTTGTATGCTAATTTAATACAGAATAAACAGACTCAGTATGATTCAAATTGGAAGTCATTAAATAAAATATATGGTCAGTATTTTTATGCAGATCTTACAAGAGAAGATAATGCAAAAAAGAAAGACTATCTATTAGATCAAATTAATTTTAATGTAGGAAGACTTGCGGGCCTTGATCTTTCTTTACAACAAAATGTAGCTCAAGCTACTCAAGTATTTAAACCTTTCTATGAAGACAAGGCTTTAATGAAAGATATGGCTTGGACAAAAAACTATAACTCACAAATTGGGACAGCTCAAGCATTACAAGGTTCAGCAGATGAAAAAAGAAGAGCTGAGTTTTGGGATACAGGTATGAGACAGCTTCAATACAAAAGAGATGAGTTTAAAGAAGCTACTGCAGATAAAGCTATGGGTATGGAGAATGTATTATATACTCCATATGTAAATGTTGAAGGAAAAGCTTTTGATCTTGCAAAACAATATGGTGATATTAAAACTGTAAAGTGGTCAGAAGATGGTAGATACATGATTACTAAAACAAATGGTGAACCATTGGAAGAACCTTTACAACATTTATTTGAAGCTAACCTAGGAAATGATCCACAAGTTCAAGCTATCTATCAAACACAAGCATATGTAAATAGAAAAGATTATGCTTACTCTAATGCTGCTCAGTTTAATGGAGATAAGAATGCTGCAGAGATGAAGTATCTTGAGAATAACTTTAATATACTTAAAGGACAATCAGAAAAAAGATATAAGAATATAGAAGCTGCTGCAAATGTATATGACAGTAAGATAAAAGATTTAGAAGCTCAAATTAAAAATGGTACAGCTGGACCAAATGCTAAAAATATGCTTGCCGCATATACTGAAGGAAGAGACATTAATAATTCAGTATTAGAAAGAGCTAAGAAAGATTATGACTCTATGAGTAGTGGAGAATCTAAAACTGCTACAACAAGTACTGGATTTAAAAATCCTTATGGAGATATAGAGTCTTTAAGATATAAAGTTGATAATGGTATGGCATCATTATTAATGCAAAAAGATTTGGATGAGGCAGCTCATTCATTAGCACTTAGAAACTCTAGTGAAGAATATAAAGCAGATCCATACGCTGTTATGGAACAGAGGCAAAGATATGCTTTACAGTTAGCAGAATATAAAAGTAAACTTGAAAGAAAAAATGATTTAGATGCAGCTAAGATAGAAGCAGGTACTCACTATGAAGATGACCAAGGAAATGTTGTTCCTGTGGAAAGTCAAAATATAGTTACAACAGAACAGAATGATAAAGGTAATGTAACTGATGTTGTAAACTTTAAAGAGAAAAGTAGAGAAATATCAAATTTGACTAAGCAAGAATATCTTGATCCTTTCTTTAATTCTAGTTTTGCTATTATTGGTAAAGCTTTATCAACCGGAAAAATGTCTCAGAAAACTGCGGCATATATTCTTGGATATAGCAAAGACAAAAAAATTACTGCACAAGAGTTTATTAATAAGTACACTAAATATGGTGACTCTTGGTTAAGAAAATATGTTGGACAAGATGGAATTAAAAGTATCCATAATAGAATGGATACTTGGGTTTCTAAAAATAGAGAGTTAAGTTTATTTAATCAAGATGGTCAGAAGACTCAAGATTATATAAACTATGTTAACGGTAGTGTAAAAGCTAATGACTATATGTTATATCTTGAATCTGATCAAAAGTTTAGAAAAGATTCTGCAAAAGGCATTGAAAAATCTTTAATGAAAGATGGCTATCAATATGCTTATTTATTGTATGATGATAAAGGAAACTTGAGAAGTGAAAAAGAGTTTTTAAATCAACTAAAAAGTAAAAATATTGTATCTAGTAATACATTGGATATATATAAACAAAAGATTTTAACAGATACAAAATATAGAAAAGAACTAGAAAAATTAGCTAAAGAAAAAGGTGACAAAGGATTTTTAAGTTTTCTGTCACAATTAACTCCTGTAACAGGTCTAGCTAATCAAATCTATAATTATGCATCTGGTTCAAAAGGAAGTTTTGCTGCAAATAATGCATATTATGCTAAACAAATTGGAAACTTTTTAAAAAACGTAGGTCCTGGAAACTGGCTTGATAATTTTATTGAAGGAAAAATTCTAGAAGATGTTGATTATAAAACTTTAGTAAATGCTGCTGGTAAAAGATATAGTAATTCAAATATTGTAAAAGCTAATCCTGCTAGACTTTCGTTAGGTCCTATAGATAAAGGTACGGGATTATTTACAGTAGGTTCTTCTGCAATTACAGTTAATCCAAAAGGAATGTCAGCAGGTAAAGCACACTTTGGTGAAGCAATTAATGCTCTAAGTAATTTTGATTGGGGTGGTGCAGATGTGTTTACATTTGGGAATCTTACTAAAGATAATTATGATAAAGCTAAAGGTATGCAATCCTCAAGAGCTGCACAAGGACAAAAGCTTCTTTCAGACTTAATGTTAGACTTTGAAAAGGCTCAACAAAAAGGCGGTAAAACAAAACTATCACAATTTAAATTAAAAGTTTCACCTATTGCTGGTGGATCAAGTAAGTTATCAAGTATTACTATTGTTCCAAATAAAGAATGGTTGGATCAATATTTATCAACTAATAAAGAAACACCTAATAATTTACTTACAGCTACTGAATATAAAAGTGCATTAACAAATGGTTTGACTTTTATAATGAATAGCAGTAAATTAAATAATGTTACAATGTATAAACAATCATATACATCTCCAATGGCATCTTATGTTGAGTCTTTTGGTAAGTATGAACTTAATAATATTGGCGGTGATCCAATGAAAAGATATGTTGTAACTCCAAATACATATGGTACTGGAGATTATATTACAACTGTATATTATCCTAAATACAATCCAAATACTGGAGAAATTGAACAAGCAAAAGAAGTAGTTAATACAGGTATACAAGGAGGATTACTAGAAAGCAATAGAGATCAAATGATAAACTTTCTTAATCAAAATGATGACCATATTAACTACTTACATAACAACTATTATCAAGGAGAATAAATATGGCAGAGCAAGAATTATTTGATCCTCTAGATCCACTAGGACCAGAGTATGGAAGAATAAATCAACCTATACCAGATGCAAAAGGTTTATCTGCATTTGAAGGAGATTTAATTGATATGCCAAAAGCTAACATTCCCACAAGGAATGAATCTTTTTTTCCATCTATTGCAAATATTGAAAATTTAAATAGACCTAACAGAGAGATTAAACATAATCTTGTTAAGACTAATGCTGTTAACCCTAGTATCCCAAAGAAGCCTATTGATATAAATCAATATAATAAGTCTACTAGTCAGTATATTCAATCTTTTTTTCAAGCTAATCAGGATAAAAATAACTATGCTAAAATCTATTCATATAATGCTGGACCAGATGGTAATGCATTCTATAAAAGATATGCTGCATATGGACAAAAGAAATTTGATGAAGTTGGTTTCTCTCCACTAAGAGATAATGAAGCAAACTTTAATGCCAATACAACAAAATGGGAAAACTTCTCTACAATGATGGCGCATTCTTTTATTCCATTATTTACAAGAGGTTTTGTTTCTGGTCCTAAGAGTTTAGGTAAAATGCTAACAGGAGATTTTACCTCTGGAGATTTAGAAGATGCAAGAGCTTATGAAGAAGCAGCTGCTATAGGTAACTCAAGTAAAGGTGGCATTTTTGGTTTTGTTAATAATACTGTAATGAACTTTGGTTATACTGCAGGTATTATTGGTGAAGCTGTAGCAGAAGAAGCTGCAGGAGCATTATTAGCTGCACCAACAGGTGGTAGTAGTTTAATTGCAACTACTGCAAATAACTTATTAAAAATTCCAAAACTGTTTAAAGGATTAAATTCAGCAAAGAAAGGTTATGATGCTGTAAGAAAAACATTGAAACTTACTGAATCCGTAAGTGGTGCAAGAAATTTCTGGAATGCTGCAAGATCATCTGAGTTTTTAAAGTCAAGTGTTCAAGCATTAAATCCTTTGGAAAATACAATGCATGCATTTAGAGGTTTTAAACAAGCTGATAATTTAACTGACATGGCTATCTTATCAAAAACTGCTGGTGGATTCTACAGAGATGTTAGAAAAATAAACATGGCACTATCTGAGGCTAGACTAGAAGCTGGTATGGTGGAGAATCATGTTTATGATAAGCTTTATAATGAAGCATACATAGCAAATAATAATGAAGTACCTAATAATAAAGAGCTTGCTGAAATTGAGAAACAAGCTAAGGATGCTTCTTATGAAACTTTACTAGAGAATACAGCATTAATATATGTAAGTAATGGTATTACATTTCACAATATTACTGGACCTAAAGGTGGTATAAGAAACTTTATTAAATCTACTACAGATGACATATATGATATTGCATCAAGAGAGGGTAGTAAGAACTTTGGTAAAATAGGTAAAGTTGTTTATGATAGAGCGGCAAAGAAGTTTGCTATTGAAAAAAACAATTTAAAAACTTTAGCTAAAGGTTGGTTAAAAAATCCAGTATATAAATCTGTTGGAAACACCGTAGGTTACTTTAAGGCTAACTTTACAGAAGGTATTCAAGAAAACTTACAGGAAACAATTGCGGAAGCTAATGAAAGATATTTTCTTGATAGCTATAAAAGCCCTACTCTTCAGACCATGCTTTACTCTAGAGCAGCAATGCGTGCTATCAATAGAGATAAGTTAGATTATTTCAGTGAGTCATGGGCAGAACAAAATCCTTTTACAGCAAAAGGTGCTGAAACATTTGCTTCTGGTTTTTTTATGGGGACTCTTGCGGGACCGTTAAACAGTGCAGTTCCTTTTCTTAGTTCTAACTGGAATAGAATGTTCCATAAAGAACAATATCAAAAATGGAAAGAGGCTCAAACAACTGTTGCTCAAAATTTAGTTAGCCAACTGAATGATATGGATCTTGGAACTTTTATGTCAGAGGAAATGCAAAATCTTGGAGCTCAAGATTTAGTAGGTGCTTTAAGAGCAAGAGAAAATAAAAAAGCAGGATTAGATAGTGAAGTAGAATCTTATATATCACAAGTTCAGAAATTAAAAAATACAGGTACCTTTGGTATATTTAAAGAAAAACTTGAAGGATTAAAAGAACTTACTGATGAAGAGTTTGCTGATGCTGTAAATATTGATTTAGAAAAAGTTCCTAAATATAGAACCCGTATTGATAAATCTATAGCTAGATTAGATAAGATAAAAGGCCTATATGAAAGAGTGGAAAAAAAATTTCCTAATCCTATTAGTAACATAGATGATTTAGATAAAAATGATCCTAACTATGAAGAAAAAAAACTTTTAGGGAATGCTTGGAATTTAGCTACAAGAAATATGGTTTTCTTCAATGAGACCTATGATGATATACTTGAAAGAAGAGCAAAGATAGATGCAAAGTTTAATTCTAACCCTAAGTTTCAAAAGATAGATAATAAACAAAGAAATCTTTTATTCAACCCTCTTGTGCCAGAAGGACAGTTTAGTAAAGACTCTGGAGACATGGTTGAGGAAATTGACATATTAAAAAAAGAATTAGCACTAGAAAAAGAGTTAGGTAAAAATTCTAATAAGATAAAAGGTCTTGAAGAAAAAATAAAAATTACTACTGACTATGTAGAGAAGTTTAAGAATTTTGATTTATTCTTTAATAGAAGCGGATACATAGAAAAGTATGCTGAGGATATTAAAAAAGCAACTGGTAAAGATGCTACTTCAGAAGAGATAATGGAATATATGGATTCTGATCTTGGAGGAAGTTTAGATGAAAACAATCCAACTGGGCAAAGAATTATTTCTGAGCTAAGAGACTCTTACAAAAACTATCTTAAAACTTTAGGTAAACAAAAAGGTGAGGATATATTCAGTGAAGATCTAGATCTTACATTTGAAGCATTAATGGATTACTATAAACTTGGTCATGAGAAAGTAAACATTGCAAAATATGTAGAGCTATTTAATGACTCAGATGCTTTCTTAGATATAGTAAGAAGGAATACTGATTGGATGAGAGTTCAAAATGGTAGAAGAGTAAAGTATTTTGAAGATCTAATTAGATCTGAGATGGATAAAGTAAGAGCTAACGCATTACTAAATTCATTAGCTGATAAAGGCTTGTACATGAGTCTTGAGGATATGGGGAACTATATGAATAATGGTATTCCGCCTAAAGAGATTTTTAACAATATTACTAAAGAAATATATAGAATAGGTGATCCTAAGTATGCTGAGATCTATCAAGAATATTTTCAAAAAAATGATGATTTAAAGTCTGATTTAAACCCTAGAAAAACAGGAATTTTAGATGATGCATATCAAAAACAAATTGATGATTTTGAAGCTAAGAAACAAGAAGAGATAGATAAGCTTGAAAAGAAACCTACAAGAAGAGAGACTGGAGAAGTAAAAGGTAAAGATCGGAATAAAACTTTTTCAGCTACTGAGGCAAGTAATCAATTAGCTAATAATGAATATGTAGAACTTAAGATTAACAAAGACTCAGAGCCAATAGTATTATTCAAAGATGCTGAAGGTAATATTCACATGGATGATGTTGATGGAGAACTTGTAGATGTTAGAGATATAAAAGATAGATTCTTAGAAGGAAAAAGATATGTAGTAGAAATGCTACCAGATCCATTAGAGGTAGAAAGAATTACAAATGTCTACAATGCTAAAATAGAGGGTGTGTTTAAAGCATATGCTGCAGATAAAGATTCTGTAGATCTTGAAGTTCCATATGAAGAAGTTACTCAAGAAAGTAATCTTAATACACCTGACTTAATTGATTTTAGAAATTCTTTATATGTAGCATATCAAGAAGAGTATGTTGAAAATCTTTCTGCAGAACAACAAGAAGCTTTGTTAGAAGATTCTGACTTAGATCAAGAAACATTTGAGAAGTGGTATTCTTTGCCTGAAAATAAAAAATACTTTGATGAGTATAATAATGAAAACAGACCAGCTATCTCAGAAAAGGAAACTGTCCTTAGTGTTAATGGGGTTACTGTAGATACTAAGAACAGAACCCTTGAACAATTATTTGAGATTAGAAATACACTTGCAGATAAGTTAACTATAGCAAATGAAGATATAGAGCTTCTAGATGATGAGACTGAAAAAGAAGAAAAGAAACAAGCACAAAAAGTAATAGATGCTTTAGCTTTAGATTTAAAAAATCTTAATGTTATTATTGCAGCAAGACAGTTTGCAAAATATCCAGAGGAAATAAAAGATTCTGTAAGAAGTATCCAAAAGTTATTTAAAGCCCAGGATAAAGTTGAAAGAGTAACGCTTACAGAAGATGATGAAGTAACAGGATTAAAGAAAGGACAAAAAGCATATAGAGTAAATGGGAAGATTCATAGAAGAATGACCCAAGCTATGCATGATGTTATTGATCAAAAATATGAGTATAAAGGACAAGAAGATGTAGATACTGTATTCAATCAAACAATAGGTAAGAATGGTTTAAATCCAGCTTCTGCAAAAGAGTTTGTAGATAGATTAAGAATACTTGCCGAAGATGATAAAAAGCTTCCAGGAACAAATAAAATATTCTTTGATAAGTTACAAGATCAGTTATTGGTATTACCATCTAGAACTGTTGAACAGATTAAACTTGAAAATCAAAAGTCTGAAATATTAACTAAAGCAGATAAAGAAAAAGATGCTGCTAAGAAAGAAGCATTATATGAGCAAGCTGTAGAAATTCAAAATAAAATTGATGGTGTTACAGCTCCTGTTTCTACAGATGCTAAAGCTGATATAGAAAGAAAGTCTGGTGAGTCTGTAAAAGACTTTATGGAAAGACTATTTTCTAATAATTATTTTACGGAAGTATCTGGAAAACAAATATTTAGTTTAACACAAGGAAGATGGGGAGTTATTGTTAATATAGATGGTGTACAGGTACCTTTTTATCAATCTACTTCTGGTACAGATACTAAAGTAAAAGGTCAGTGGTATCCGTTTTTTGGAGATCAAGGTAATTGGGTTATAAAAGGTAATAGTGATGATTCTAATATAGGATATGGTTTCAAAGCTATACAAGATGTACAATCTTTTTTAAATAATAATATAAAAGAAACAGATGCTATAGCCTTAAGTGGTATTATATCTAAAGAAGTTCTTCAAAATCAAAGTTCATTAAGAATGTTAGATGAATCCAAAATAAAAGGTAATGAAAAAATATCTTTAAATAAAGAAGCAACTGCAGAAAGATTAGCTAGTGTAGCAGGTTATTCACTTGAAGAAGGAAGAAAAACTAAATCAGATTCAGAATTATTTCAGTTAGCATCTAAAAAAATATTTGCAGAACTAGCTTCTTTAGGTACAGCAGAAACAGTTGCTAAAGATAATTTTGATATTGCTACCAAGAAGAACGGTATTAAAGATATAACAGATGTATTCTTTGCAGAACAATCTTATCAAGATGGTAGAGATGCAGGTGATTTCTTTGACTTAGCTAAAGACTATTTAGAGTCTGGTAAAAAACCAGAGTTTAATGAAAACATAATTACAAGAGAAGCATATGATAATTTAATAGGAGTTTTAGATCCAATTAAAAGTAAGATAGAGTCTGGAGAACTATATATTGTAGGTAGAGATCTTGTTGTATATGATTCAGATATAGACCTTGGTAATGATAGAAGAGATAGAATAGCTGGGGAAATTGACCTTATCTTAGTTGATAAAGATGGTATTTATGTTTTAGATATTAAATCTGGGGAAGCATCTAAATTTCTAAACTTTAATAATTTAAGTAGTAAACAAAAGATATTTAGCAAAAGGAATGAGTATACTCTTCAAACAGCTGGATATGCTACTATGTTAGAAAGAATGATAGATAGAAGAGTAGCTGGTCTAGCTATGCTTCCTATACAAAGAGCATCTAATAAAGAAACAAACCAAGTAATTGAAGTTAAGAAACCTATAAATCCTGATCTCTATGAAGAAATTAATTACAAAAGAGATGCAGACGGGAATATAATTCTTAGTAAAGAAATAGATCCAAAAACTGGTAAGCCATTTAATGAAAAACAATTTGAAAAAACTAAAAAGAAATACAAGTATGATTTCTTAGTTCCTTTATATAGAGAATCTGTACAAGAAGAAATAGATAAGTTGTTTGGTAAAAAAGAAGGTAAACTTGCCCCGGGAGCTAAGAGAACTTTATCACGTAGATATAGTTTATTTAGAAGTGCTTTAGAACAGATTACTGATGAGGAGAGTAAAGCAAACATAGATAAAATTAGAAGAGCTGAAAAACTTATAAATGATGCTGTTGAGAAAGATGGAATAATTATACCAGATGATATTGCTAATCTACTTGCACAAAAGAAACAAGCACTAAGAGCTTATACGGGTAAAGAAGTTATTAAAAGTATAATTAAAAAATATAAAGAAGATTTATCTGACACAGAGAAAAAAGTAAAAGATCAAAAAGAAGCACTGGAAAAAATAACTAGTAATATTTCATTTGATGATATAGATAAATCTAAACTTGAAGATGGTACTGATTTCATAGAAGAGCAATTAGCAAAAGATAAAGACTTTGCATTTTACTATAAAAAGCATGATGACTTTAAGGAAGAAGATTCTAAAGATGCTGCTGAAGTTCAAAAATTAACTATCTTAACAATGAAGGCATCTAGATTATTAACAGATCAAGATATAGAAGATGACTTAATTGATGAGCTTACAATGGCTGATGCTTCTGAGTTAATACATGAAGGAGTTAAAAGAATTCAGTATTTAAAAACTGAAACTACAGATAATAAAACTCTCAAGGAATTAAAAGATTATCAATCCAAAATTTCTTTGCTTACTAGAACAATAGGCCTTAATACAAATAATCTTAATATTTTAGAGACTCTTGAAGCAGCAGAGTTTAATGCAGAACAAGGACTTATGGATCTAGCTTATGAGCAGATATCTAAAAAAATTCAGAATCTTGAGGATGAGTTAAATAGAAACTATACTAAACCAAGTCGTAGGACAGATATTAATAAAGAGCTTGTTAATTTTAATAAATTCAAAGAAGCACTAGCTCTTGCTTATGAGATACCAATAGATATATTTGAAAATATAGTAGAAGAAGAGGAGGAAGTAATAGAAGATGAGTATGATAATGTAATTAAAGTAGGGGATACAGTTTATTCTAGAACTGGTACTGATACAACACCATATACAGTAAAAGAAATTACTCCTAAAAATTATATTCTTAAAGATCCAAAAGGTAAAGAAATATCAGTTGAAATTAGTAAATTTGATGAACAATACATAACAGAAAGTGAGATGAATGCTGGTGAAACTACACCTCCGGGATACAATCCTACAGAAGGTGAAAAATCTGTAATGCAAGAAAGCCAAATGTCAGTAGATGATTTCTTAAGAAAAGCTGAAGAAGATAAGGCTAAAGCTTACCAGGAAGGAGTTAGCAATACGCTTGCTCAAAATAGAGAGAACTTATTAAATAAAACAAAAGACTGTCCATAATGATAACATGTAGCATTAATAATATTGAAATTGTAAAGGCTTTATATGCAGATGTAAGTGGTGCTCTAAAGAAAGCTCAAGATTCTAAAAAAGACTTTGATCATAAGGACTATATGAAAAAGTTATTCAAAGATCTTTCTGAACAATCATCACCAGAAGTAGCTGCTAAATATTTACAGTCTGTACCAAAAATAATCATTGATGCACAAAACAATTATTTTGAAGATCTTTTTGTTAATCTAAATGCTTTAAGTAAACTAAATCAAGATTTTAAAAATTCTGACACAGGTGTCACAGCTGTAATTAAAGAATTAGGTGATACTTCTAATCTTGGTGAAAAAAAAGATAATTTACAGAATAAAAAAAATAATTCGATTAATTTAAATCAAAATCCTGTAGCACCAAAACCAGTAGTAAGATTACCACAAAGATTTAGAACATTAACTCCTTTTGGTGGTACTTTACAATCTTATATTAAGATTGATCCAAATTTAAAAGAACAATCTATTACTCCTGAAAGTATAAATCAGGAGTTACTCTATATGATTAGAACCTTTGATAAGATTAAAGAAATTCAAAATACTACTGATACACTTAATGGAGTTGTTTATGATGGAGTAAAACTTCACTTTAAGTCTATTACTCTTAGTGCATATGATAAGCCTGAAAATCAAAAATATTTAGATGCAGATACTAAAGCTTTAATTGCTAAATCAGCAAGTATAATTAATCAAGGTACAGCTCCAAAAGATGTTGTTCAAATAACTGAACTTCCTATACTTTTATTAAGTGATATAGATGGTAATGTTCTTTATTTTGATAATAATGGAAACATAACTACTGAAGATTCTGGTAAGCCAGTATATCAGTTTATGAGAACTGTTAGAAAAGATGGAAATACTTTTTCTGTTACTAATAGATATAATACTGAAGACTTACTAATTACTCCTGAAGATTTTGCAGATGCAACATATGATGAAGCTATAGATGGTCCAAAAGATAAATATTTAGTATCTGTAAAAGAAATGATGCAAAAAGAAATGTCAGACTTATATGACATTCAACAAAGAGTAATTTCTGGACAAGAGATGATACTTCCTATTACAGGAATTAGTAATGGTATACCCGCAAATTTGTCTGCTACAAAAATAACTTTGAGCAACTTATTAAATTTGCCAACACTAAATGCAAATCCTATTGGTGTAATTAAAACAATTAGAACAATACCTATTGCACAAGATGGATTTAATACTGGTTCAGCTTTTATTCAGTTGAATGGTAATAAATTTTTTATTGAAAGACCTTTAATAACACAAGACTTAGCAGTTGAGATTGCTGATGTTTTAACTAATCCTAATATTTCTAATGCTGCAAAACAAGAATATACAGATCAGTTTTTAAAGGGATACTCCACAAATAATTCAAGTAAAAAATTTACCTTAATATATTCTAAAAATGGTAAATCAATTTACTTTAATATGTTTGAAAAGTTTTATCAAACAGATCCAAAAGATATAAAAGAAAAACTAGACTTACACTCCTCATATTTAAAAACATTAGATCAATCACAAATTGATAAGTATAAGGAAACAATTATAAAGTATTTAACTAAAGAAGGGACTAAAGCTAATCAAGGAAGAATAAATATAATATTTCAAAATGCAGCTTTAGAGAGTGGTAAGTACACAAGGTTAAATGATGCTGGTACTGGATTTAATAGAAATGCTGATTATCATACTTTCCTTACAACTACAGATTCTGAAATTTCTTTAACTAATGCTGATCCTGGATTCTATAATTATGTAGTTAATTTTACAACATTTGATACACCTGTTGGAGAGTTTATTAATGCTGAGAAGAATGAAAAAGATTCTAAGCTTATAGATGCTGAGTTAAATAGAGTAATTGGAAATGCATTATCAAACGAATATAAGGCTAAAGTTAAACAAGAAGATCCTACTCAACAAAGACCTTATGATAGTTTTTTAGTCACTAGATACTTAAGAGATCAGATATCTACTGTCTATAACAAATCACAGAGCAAAACTTTTGTGCAAGGTCTTATAGATGCATTAAAGGGTCCGTTATATAGTTACTTGCATTTACGTGACGCACAAATAAAGATTCTTCAGGACAAATTAAATATAACTAATTTCCAAACTGTTACACCTGCACCAACTGCTAAGCCTCCTGTTCAAGAGGAAATAGTAGATGTAATAGAAGTTCTAGGAGCAGAATCTCCACAAGACAATACTGTAGTTAATAGAATATTTAATGAAGATACTACAGAAGATGATAGTATATTTTTTGATAGAGCTGGTATTAAAAAAGAGTTTATTAATCCATTAAAAATTGTACAAGCTAAGATATGGTGGAATAGTAAAAAAATGGAGCCAATGAGAAAACTCATAGAGTTTGACCGTATGCTTAACATTGTAAACTCAGATAGTTATGCAAGATTTATTGTAGCTGGAGCTACTCTTGCTGACACAGGTACATTAGGTACTATATTAGTTAATAAAGAGAAAGGTACAGTATTTCAAAACCTTACAATTTATCATGAGGCATGGCACGTATTCTCTCAGTTGTTCTTAACTAAAAAACAAAAGTCAGATTTATATAACGAGCTACTCAATTATACAGATGCTAAAGGAAATACTCCTTATGCAAAGATGAGTCTTAGAGAATTAGAGGAGATGCTTGCAGAAGATTTCCGTAACTATGTTAAAACAGGTAAAGCAAAACAAGGTGCTCAAAAAAGAAATAGTTTATTCAGAAAAATAGTTGAGTTCTTAAAACAACTATTTGGTAAAGTATTAAAGAAATTTAAAAAACAAGAAATTGTAATTAATAGTCTTAACTCGCCAATGGCAGCAAGATTATTTAATGAATTATACATAGGAGAATTTAATAAGTATTCTCCTAGTATAACTAATCAAATGTTTACTAAGCTAGATAGAGGACCAAGACAAATTGAATATCCATCACAAGATGCACTATCTCCTGGAGATGGTATGACAGTGGTATCTTCTATTGATAATTTCTTTGCTGAAGAAGTAGATAAATTATATCAACAAAGAAAAGCTAAAGGAGAAGACAGAAAAGAAATTAGCTTATCTGTAATAAAGAGTCCTGCACAAAAAGAAGAGTTATATAAGAGAGCACGCAAAAGATTTGAAACTGTTCTTGCTCAAGAGCAAGCTAAACTTAGAGCTGTAGAAGGCATAGCAGATTTCAATACCTTAGATACTTTAGAAGAGATTGAAAGCAATGCTTTTGCTATAATGAAAAATGAGGTATATGACAAAGAAGGAAAGTTGATCCCGGAGAAATCAGGAAAAGACAAATATTTCTTTTTAACATCTCAGGTTACAAACTTTGATAATCTATCTGCTTCAACTAAAAAAGGAGAAAGAGTAAGGGGAGAAGACTATAAAGATACTATTAGAATTGTTGGTGATTTTTATAAGCACAAAACAATTAAGAAAGATGGAAGAAGCATAGATATTGTTTTAGTAACAAGACCTCAAGATGCACAAACCCAATTTGATAACTATCTAAAAGGAAATGTATGGGATGAATCATCTAAGAAATGGATTCAAGATGCAGGTGGTGCAAAAATCTTTACAAGAATTGAGAAAAAACCTATAGTAGATAAAGCTAAGATAGATCAAACTCAAGAAGAGATAAGAGATAATGTAAGAGTATTAGAAACTACTCTTAAAAACTGGGGTGATGAGAAGAGTGGTATTGTACAATACCATATGCAAAATACAGACTTTGATGTTGCTAAAAGAAGATATAGTGTTGATGGAGAATTACTTCCTGAGATAGAAGAATTAAAAGAAGATAGTAAAGGTGAGGTAAAAGATGAATCAGAAAAAGACCTAGAAAATGACGGAGGCTTAGGACAGGGTAATGAAGGTACTGGAGATGTATCTTTACAACAAACAATGAGCAAAGAAACTATATTTGTTTTAAAGACATTGTTTAAAGTAAACTCTGATGGTACTATTCCAACAGATAGATTTGGAATTAAACAAAGAGCGGATTTTAGTAAAACATTTGCTATAGTTGCAAAAACTATTGGTGGTATTCGTGATAGACAAAAGGCTTATGAAAAATTAAGATTAGAGTCTGAAAAGTTTCCAGAGCTAAAACAATTGTTTGAAACTAAGTTTCCTAATCCAAATAAGTCAGGAGCTACTGTTAATACATTTGAATTTGACTTAGCTAGAAACTTTTTCCAAGATTTTGGTAAACCACATATTGATTATTTACAACTCTATGGTTACTATGATAAAGAAGTTGTAAATGATGCAGAAAGATATAACCTAAACTTTGTAGTAAAAGAATCTGACTTAGCAATAGATAACTTACTAAATAAATGGTCAAACAACTTTGCAACTCTTAAGGGAAATAAATATATCAATGTATCAAGAGATAATATAAGAAGTTTAAAGTTAGCTGACGTTGTAAAAGATTTTAAATCAAAATCAACTAGTGAATTAGATTTAGCTAAGCAAATTGAGTTTGCTAAAGTATTGGGTATTGAGCTTCAGAATAATGATAATGTTAAATCTGAGCTTGAAAGATCTGCATACTATGGTTTACCGTACATATTCAAAATAGTAAATTCAATAAATAATATTGAGCAAGGGTCTGTTGAAAAAGCTTTATCTAAAGAAAAATCTAGACTTGTAAGTAACTTTAAAGAAAACCCACTTAAGGTTTTAACAGATGGTTTTAGTGGATCTTTAATAGGTGATAAGGGAACCGTAAAACAATTAACTCAGTTAAAAAGATTAGCAGAGTTACAAACTACATATGGTTATGATAGTTCAAGTACTGCTATAATTAGATCTAACCAAAACGTTGGTTATAAGGAAGTTAACTGGAGTTCTGGTCATGCAAGAGCATATGCATTAAATGAAGTAGAGAATTTTAATCAGCTTTGGGAAGATCCAAGATATAACTACATGTCACATCTTAATCCTGAGATAAACACTCATGTTAGACATTTAAAAATCATATCTTCTTTATTCCCTAATTTAGAAAAGAAAAGTGAAAATACTTCAGTAAAATTCTTTGCACAAGATGGATTTGCCATTACAGATGAAAGAGGTGACAGTAGTGGTAATACAACTACTGAGTTAGATCCATTATCTAAATTTATATTTGAATTTCATTCATTTAGTTTAGCTGGTGTAGCTGAACTACCAAGAACATCTGAAAAGAAATTCTCATGGGGCTTTAAAGTAGACGGAGGTATAAACCATCCAGATGTTAATTTTGAATCTGCAAAAGATCCAAATCTATATATTGACATTGACATGTTCAAAACTGTAGCTGGAGAACAATACGCAAGAGCTGGGTTTTTATATGGATATATTCAAGGTGAGTTTGATAGAATTAAAAAGTTCAGAGGTCCAGAAAAAGAAAAGTATTTAAACTTTACTGGGTATAATGAGCCTGTAATTGAAGATGGTGAAAAAATGTTTTCCGGACAAACCTTTGTAGCATTCAAAGGGGTGTTAAGTGAAGGAACAAAAAAGAGGTTATACGCATTAGCAGATCAACAAGCAGACATAGAAATCTTAGACTATGTTAAAAATGTTGATAAAGAACTTGGTAAAATGATCAAGGATGATATAACAACATTCTTCAATGAAAAAACAAATGAGATTAAAGAACTTTACTTTAATAAAATTCCTTACATATCTAGATCATTACTTGAGAAGTTTGGTATAGATAAGGAGTCTCTTAAAGATGAAGAAGTATTTAAATCTTATTTAGCAAAACCAGAGATCGTAAATGCTTTACTTAAAGCTTATACATATAATGACTTTATCCATAAATATGAGACAAGCATTATTATGTTTGGAGATCATGCTCAATGGAATCACGGAAAAGAGGATTGGTCAAAAAGAATTCCTGGACTTACTTCAGATGGTATTGGTTTTATGTTTGATAATCAAACTCAAAACTTTATAAATGATGTATTCAATAAAGAAACATATGCTTCTAAATTAACTGAGAAAGAAGGTAATAAAATAAACTATAATACTTTTCAGTTTAGTGAAAAAATGAATGCAGCAGTTATAAAAGATGCTGAAAGAAGTTCTATATATGTTGATGATTATGAAAAAATGTGGGAGAAAGACTATCTAAAAAGATTTAGTCCAGAAGTTGCAAAAGAAAAAGCAGCAGCAGATGCTAAGCCCTACAGAGAAATGAAAGAGTCAGATGGTATTGCATTTGTCACATTAGATGCATACCGAACACTTAAGAAAGTAGGAAGAGGTTGGAGTTTGGGTGAAGATGCACTTTATAAGAAAATTATAAATGGTGAAGAAATATCAAGTAAAGATGTAAAAGAGTTCTATTCTATTTTCAAGTTACATTATTTTGGAACAATAGAAAATGATTTATTACCTGTGACTGGTATGTTTAAGTTTTCGGTTATGCCAATTATACCTGGAGTAAATGCAATTCCAGGTAATGAGCTTGATAAGCTTCACAAAAAAATGATGAGACAAAATACTCAGCTTGTTTTGTTTGCATCCGGTTCAAAAGGGTCACATATAACTTCAGATGGTAAAACAGATAATATTTATACTAATAAAGAAGATAAATATATTAATACTGAAGTAGATGAAAAAGGTAATGATGTATTTCAGTTTACTAAAAATCCATTCTACTTAGCTAACTTTAAAGAGGTTACTGTAATGAATAACTCTTTTAAAGAACATCTTCCAATAGCTACACAAACAAGAGCTATTACAATAGATAATTTATTTGAAGATGGAGATTTAAAAAATCCAGACAATAAACCTTTTGTAGATGAGTACACAAATACAATCCGTGAATACTCTAAAGTATTAAAAGAAGATTTATTAAATGGATTAGGAATTGAGCTTATAGATGGTAGAGTAATTGGTGACTTTACAAGGTTTGTTGAGATTATTAGGGATGAGATGTCTCAAAGAGATACCCCACCACATTTAATTAAACTAGTAAATACCAATCTTAAGGGACAAATTGCAATGGATTTATCATTGCATCCTGAATCAGATAGTATTGAAAAATTACTTGTTAGTTTAATTCAAAGAGGAGTTATTAAACAACAAACTAAAGGTGAGCCATTAGTTCAATCTCCAGCAACATTTACAAATGGTATTTGGGATACACCATATTTAGATCTTACAGAATTAAAAGAAATACAAAAGTATTTAGGAACTAATACTCTTCCTTTCTATTTAGCAAATGGAGAAACTAGAACTGAAGAAATGAAAGTTGCTATTGCCTTACAAGGAGACTTTAGAAACTTACTTAATGCTAATGATCTAGAAGGAAATAAGATTGAGACTATTGAAAGATTAAATCAGTTGATAAAGAATCCTAAGTGGTTTGCAAAAAATAAAAAGTCATTAACATTGTTCGGGCCTAGAATCCCTAATGATGCACATAACACTATTGAGGCAGCTACCGTTTGGCATTTCTTACCAGAGTCATTTGGTAATACTATTATTACACCAACTGAGATTGTAGCAAAAGCAGGTTCTGACTTTGATGGGGATAAGTTATTTATGTCCATGCCTAATATAGACAGTGAAGGAAACTTTATTAATAAAGGAGTAGAAAACTTTGACAAAGTTTTAGAAGAGACTAAAGAACTTGAGAAGAAAAAGAAACTTCCTAAAGATAGACCTACTTCTAAACAGATAATTGAACTACAGAAAAAGTATTTACAGAACAGATACTTACAAGCATCTGTAGAAATATTAATGCTTCCTGAAAATGCTATAACATTAACTAAGCCTAATGGTACATATCTAGTAGATAGATATGAGGAAAATGTAACAGAATTTAGAACAGGATATGATAAGTTTAAAAATGTTGGTGGAAGACCATCTGATGTAAACACAAAAGGTGTAAAGATTCCAAATACGTCAAACCATTTTACAGCAGGATATAACCTTTATGTACATGATGCAAACTTATCACTTGAACCATCACTAGGTATTTTAGCAAAACTTACCAAGTCTATTCCTATGTATAAAGCTGCTGGTGCAAAAATGCCAGCAACATATAATGCAGGTATCACACTAAAGGTTCCATTAGATGTTAGATTTAATAAGAATATTACAGTAAATTCTAAAGGTGAAACTGTTATATCTATTGGTGCTGAAAATAATGTGGCTGGTGAAAATATTTCTGACACAACTTCTCACTCATTACAAGGGGTATTGGATAGAGCTAAAGCTACATTCCCATTTGAATTAAAGTTGGTTCCAGAAGCAATGGATGTTTATGGTTATCTAACAAGAGCAGGGGTAGATCAAGAACAAATAGTTTACTTGCTTAATCAACCACTAGTATCTCAGTATCTTGATTTACAAAAGATAAATGAGTCTTCTATAAACAATGCTTTGTTTGGAAAGCAGAAAAAATTTATGATTTCTCAAAATTTGTTTATTGAAAATCTTAAGAAGACTTTAACTGAAGATCAATTAAAAAGGCTGGTTCTTGAGATAAATAAAAATAAACTTGCCGCTATAATGAAATCATTACCTGAAGACTTAGAACTTCAAGTAATTATTCCTCGTAAAGAGGGTGTTTATACTGTGGCTGCTTTAAGAAATCAATTAAATGCTTTTGTAAAAACTGGTGAAGGAATAAATCCTAATTCTATTTCATCTATTTTGATAGAGTTACCGGATGAAACAAAAAAAGAAATTTATAGTTATGTTGTTCCTACTTTTGATAAAGCTGGATATTTATTGAGCCAAGGAAATGCATATTTCTTAATTGATTATATTGCAAAAAACAAACTTGCTAATAAAGATGAAATTCAAACATCTGATTTGGTAGATATAATGAAGAAACAAGATTCATCTAGCTTAAAAGCACTGATGATCTTTGCACATTATGTTGAATTAGAGAGACAGTATTCAAGAATGAATGATCTTGAAAAATCATTTACTCCGGATACTGCAAAAGTTTCTACTACTCAAGAAGCAATAATTAGAAAGAAAAAATATAAAACTTTCTTTAGTGCAATACAAACTAATGTTCCAGAATATTTAAAACAATCAGAAGAAATAGATCAAGATTTCTTAAATAAGTTAATGAATGAATCTGTTGTATCTTCATTAATATTTGATGATTTAACAATTGATTTATTAAAACCATTATTTCAAACTAAACTTGATGATGTCATTGTTAATTATATAGATGATGCATTAAAAGAAAATAGAGGAGAAATTTCTAATGCTTTTGGTGTGGGTGCTGATGGAAGAGCTGAGTTCATAAGACAGTATGGAAATACTTTAGTAAACTTTATATATCAAAACTATTTATCATATTCTTCTGATGCAACTGGTAAGTTAGCAAATTATCCAGAAGCAATCAATGGTAAAGAAGTAGTGGTAGATAATACTATGGATGTTCTTGTAAAAATTGAAGAAGATAAAATTCTTATAAACACTAGAATTATTGAATTTGATTTTGCAAATAAATCTTTCTTGGAAAATAATGATACTGAAGCAGCTTATGTAAACAGAAATTATGATACTTTTAAAGTAGGTCAAGATCCATTTAAAAATCTAAGATCTTTCTATAGATATCATATTGAGTTAGCTCTATTAGAAGAAAATAATTCAATAGACACATTAGCAGATAGTGAATATTATTATTTTGGACAAATGGTTGCAAAAAATGATGGTAATATAGAACGAGCATATATTCAGTATATATCTGAAAGAGCACTATCAAATAGTTATAACCCATATTATATCATGGGTAGAACTAAATATAGTTATACCAACAACGTATTAGAGTTAATTGATTCATTGGAAAATTACCCAGCACTATTTGATAGATTCCCAATCCTTACTCAAATTTCTCCACAAAGAAACAGAGAAGGATTTAGAATAATTAGATTGAATAATAGATCAGATGTAAAAGGAGCACTAGCTCAAGACTACTACAATCAGATTAGACAGCTTGGAGATATCTCTATCCAAAAATTAGATAACCCAAGTAACAATCCTGTAATTACATCTAAGGATAAAAGAATAAGTGAGATATTTAATTTATTCTCAATCATGATGTACTATCAGCATGGTGTAGGTAAATCAGGAACAAGCTTTAATAGTGCTTTAGATTCATCTCAATTTAAAGATATTATCATGCCTTCTACACAGGCGTTTATGGGTAATTACATTAATCCAAGTAAAACTTCTAGAGAAGAAATACAATCATTATTAAATGCTGTATATCAACAAACTGTTTCTAGACAGAGGTTTAAAATAATGTTAGGTACTAAGAATGAATATGCAAATGCAGACATAGAAGCTATAGCAAATGAACTTGATAAAAAAAGAACAGAAGGAGAAATAGAAGAGTTTGATGAGGATGAAGGTTCACAAAAGATTCCTTCAGAATTTAAAAAAGGTGAGAAACTTATTTTAGATGAAGATGTTAAAGCATTTAAAAGATATTTGATATCATCTAATGGAGTTAAGCCTTCTAAGTTTACAACTGTACAAACTAAGTTTTCAGAGTTCTATAATGGTAGACAACAGGGTATGCCAAATACTGCTGCCTGGATGCTTAATAGCTCTAATCTATATGACATGGTAGAAATAAGTCAAGACTCTGACTTATTAGGTATTGTATACTATGAAAATGTAGATCTAGAAACAGGATACCAAATGATTAAAAAGGGTGAGGGTCCTACTCAACCTACTGGAGTTAAAGAAGTTATTAAAAATGAAAAAGGACTGATTATAATTAATAATGCAATTCCTTTACAAAAAACTCAACAAATAGTAAATGATAGTAAAAAATTTATAGAAGAAACTTCTTTTAAACAAACAGGTGGTTCAGTATCTTGGGGTTATGGAATGCAATGGATAAGATCAGCCGGATTAACAGCAAAACAAAAAGAAGGTGTTGTAATTGGTAAACAGATAGGTGGTCAAGAAGTAACTCAAGAAATGGTAAATGATCTTATTGCTGGAGTTGACCCTAAAAAAATAAAAGGTTTACCATTATATGTATATACTATTTATGACAAAAATGGTAATAGGTTACCTAATATACCAAGTGACATAATACTAACATTGCAAGAACAAGGAATTGATTTATCTCAATATGATGCTAGTTATAATTCTGTATATGATAAGAATGACAAAGGTAGTTTAATTGTACATCAAGATAATACTGAGTTTAATACTTCACCAATTATTACTGTTTCTTTGGGTAGACCAATGAAATTTATTACATATCAATTAAAAGATTCTAATAATTATAGTTTTGGTACTAATTCTAAAAATAAATATGAATTAACCTTAAATACTATTTCTAATAAACTTGTATCTCAAAAGCTTGCTCCTGAATTAAAAAGACAAAAAAATTTTAGAGGTGATGAAGTTATAGCATATGGTGAATTAACTCCTGGAAATTTAGCTAAATATGCTAAAATGGTAGGAATGGAATCTGAAGCATTAGATGTTTTAGCAAATTCAATAGAAAAAATTGAAGAACATATGTTAACAAATGGTGCAGTTTTAGTTTTTTCTAATGAAAATAGAAATGTGTTTCATGAGATTATTTTTGATGAGGAAACAGATAAATTACCAATGCCTCAAGGTTTTCCTGATTTAACAATAAATAAATCTTATACAGGGATGGGCAGACCAGATAAAATGGTTAATACAAGAGATTATAGGGTTGTATTAACTTTAAGAAAAGTAACTGGTGCTACTGTTAATAATATTGATATACAAAAACTTACATCTACTCAACCTACTAAAACACTTACTACTCAAGATTCTGAAAACATATACTCTCAATTAGGCACTTTAACTTCAAATATTGTCATATCCAATATAAAAACTAAAGATGGTAAGTATGATAGGACCGCTAATATAAAAGAAGCAAAAGTTAAAGGTAGAGTGTACACTATGGAAGTAGATAGTGATGTAAAAAGCTTCTCAAATCCTTGGGCTAGTTTTAATAGAAAAGGAACAATTAAAACAAATTCTACAAAAGAAGCTGTTTTAAATTACATTGATTGGCTTACTACAGATAAATTTATAAATGTTAAACCAGAAAGAAGAGCTTTTATTTTAGATATTTTAAAATCTGGTAAATTAAAAGGAAGACAACTTCAATATTATGCTGAATTAGGAGAGCCATCTCATGCTACAGCTTTAGATTATTTAATTAATAAATATAACTGGGGGCAACCTACGTCAACATCTAAAACACCAGTATTTGATTCTCTTCCTGGTAAATCTACTACACCTACTATGACTTATGCTGGTATAGGAAGTAGACAAACACCACAAGAAGCTCTTGATCTTATGCCTCAAATTGCTAAGTATCTTGATAATTTAGGTTATACATTAAGAAGTGGTGCAGCAGAGGGTGCAGACACAGCTTTTGAAAAAGGTGCAACAAAAAAAGAAATATTTAAAGGATTTGACAGAACAGGTCAAAGAGAAATAAATGTTGCTAATGAAATACATCCTGATCTTCAGGGTGCTATGAATGCATCTAAATCTAAAAAAATAAAATCAAGATTAGCTGAAGGTGCAACACAAGAAGAAGCTGAAAAATCAGGTGAAAGATCTGCATGGGCTGTTCAAAACTTAATGGCAAGAAATACTAATCAAATATTTGGTGTTAATTTAGATACACCGGTAGATTTTGTATTGTTCTGGGCACAAGAAATTCCTGGTTCAATTAGACCAAAAGGTGGTACAGGACAAGCTGTAGAAATGGCTAGAAGAAAAGGTATACCTACTATTAATTTAGCAGATAAAAATTGGAGAGAACAACTTAAAGCTGTACTTTCTAATAAACCATCTACTCAACCTACTGAAGTTAAACCAGGTGGAGAACAATCTTCTATCAATGATGACATGGCTGAGTACACTAAACTTGTTGAACAAAACAACGGAGCTCAACCAAAAACATTTACTGTAGGTACAAGAACTTGGACTCTTAATAAATTTGGTAACTATGACTGGTCTGACCCAACAACTGGGCAAATCTACATGAGAAACATTAACATGGAGACTGGAGTAGCTGTACCTGAACCATTAATGAATGAGCCTGTAGATCCGGCATTAGTAGAAGAAAGCTTAAACTTTATAAATAGTAATAGAAAATTATTAGCTTTGGATCATAAACTTGCTGATATGGGTATTGATATAAATGATTTCCTTAAGCAAGTAGAGCAAATAAAAACAATGGAAGATTATTTCAAAGCTAAAAAAACAATAGATAAGTTATGTCAATAGGTAGTTGTCCAAATGTAAATAGTCAAGAATGGAAAGATATACTTGAACTAAATAATGGTAATGTTGAAAGAGCCAGAGAAGAATGGGATCTTCTTTATGGTTTTGATCAATCATTAAATAGTGATCCAGATTTATCTGATATTCCTGTAGAAGTTTTTGAAGATGAAACTGTAGATGAATTCATAGAAGAGCCAACTTTTGATAGAGCTCTTAAAAAAGTAAAAATCTTTTTAAAGACAAAACAATATGAACTAAATAGAAAAAAAGTTCAGAATCAAAAAGCAAAACAAGCGGCATTAGCAAGAATCATTAAGAACTTAAATGAACTTGAAGGAGTAGAAGCTATTAATGCTTTTATTGAACATGCTTATACAGAAGGCATGGAGACAAGAAAGCTATTAAATGAAGCTCTAAAAAGAAGTAGAGAAGGAACAATTGATAGTAAAGAACTTTTGGATATCTTGTCTGCTGCTAATCAGTTTGCTAATGGTTATAGTATATTAGATGAAATAAGCAAAGAAGATATTGACAGATACTTTTCTAAACCTGTTGCATCAAATAAACCTGAGTCAGAATTAACACCTCAAGATAAATTAACAAGAGCTATTGCTAATAGAAATAATATTAGAACAGTATTTGATGAAAAAGTAATAGATGTAATTGCTGAGACTCTAGTTGATTATAGATCTACAAGAGGTACATTAACTATTCAAGAAAATATAAAAGCTTTTGAAGAAAGAATAGAAAATGCTAGAAATGATACATCTTTAACTGATAAAGCAAGAGCAAGAGTATTAGAAAATAATGAGAAGCAACTAGCAAAGTGGAAAGCACTTATGTTAGATAAAGAATCATTAGGTAATTTGTTAAGAGAAACATCTAAGAATGAAAATATATTTGATGCTTATCTTAATCCATTAATAAGTTCAGGAGATGCTCCTTTATCTTTATTTGCTAAGATGATTAAAACTCAGTTTGAAAGCACAAAAGTTGAAGATATCCAAGAAAGAAATCAAGGTGTAGACCAGCTTAAAGAATTTGCTAGTAAAACAGGTAGGGGTTTTAGTAATGTTGCAAAATTAAATGAAGGCTTATATGAGTTTTTGGAGATTGCAAGAAGAGATGTTAGAGGTAAAGTAATTAGAGATCCAAAAACAGGTGAGGTAGTTATTGATAAGGTAGTTTCTTTTGTTCAAAAATATGACATGAACAAATATCAACAAGCTGAACGAGAGTTTTATAAAAATAATCCTAAACCAAAACTTAAAGAAGATGCATCTGATATAGAAAAAAAGCAATATAATGATGCATTGGATGATTGGTATAAAACAAGAAACAGATGGTATAAAGCTAATACACAGCCCAAGTCTCAAGAAGAGATAAACAAAATAAAAAATGAGAAAGAAAAAGATTATATTCAAGGTATTATAACAAATGAAGAATACCAAGAGTGGTTAAAACGCGTAGAGCGTGATACAAAAAGGGGTAAAGAATTTTATGGGGAGCTTGCAGAACCTAATAATAGTTACTTAAATAATAACTGGTTAAATTTATATGATAAAGACGGCAAGCCAAAAAATGCAGAAGGTTTGTATCACAAATATCTTGTAGATAAATATCTTGCTGCTCAAGAATTATTACCGGATGGTCAGAGAAGAGGATACATATTACCATCTATAGAGATGGATGAAGCAGAAAGACTACAAAGATTTGGTGTAAAAGCTACTGTTAAAAGTAGAGTCTCTGAAACATTTAGAAGAAAGAAATATGATCAAGAATTATTTGGAGAGGAAGCTGGTCAAACAGAAGAGATAGATAGAAATGTTTATGGTGTAGGTAGTTCTTCAGGGGAGAAGTTTGATATTATCCCAACTTACTTTACACAATTCATGGATGCTGATGATGTTACTGTAGATTTATTATCTTCAGTTTTAAGGTTTGATGCAATGGCTAGAAGATACAATGCATTAAATGAAGTTCAGTCAGAGATATATGCTTTCCAAAAAGTAATTGGTAATAGAAAGATTGCTGCCAAAGACAGTAAGGGTAGACCTGTAATGGATGCTTTTGCAAAGAAGATGGGTTATGAGGAATACATAAAAGAAAATGGAATGGATTATTCATCTTTTCATGTTAATGAGTTTATTAATATGGTTATTAAAGGTGAATCACAAAAATCACAGCAATTTATGAATGTAGAGTTATCTAAAATAACTAATACATTAATTTCTGTATCTGCAATTACTACTCTTTCAATGGACTTACTCAAGGGTGTTGCTAATAATTTACAAGGTAATATTCAGCTTGTTATTGAATCAGCTGGTTCTGAGTTTTTTAGTTTAAAGAATTATGGAAAAGCCAAAGCAGTTTATTTATCTAAAGTTGGTGGATGCATATCAGACTTTGGTAAGCCATATGCAGAAAGTTGGTTAGGTGGTTTAATTGATTACTATGATGCTATACAGGGTCAGTTTAAAGATGAATACGGTAGAGATGTTTCTGCTACTGTAGCTCAAAAACTTTTCAGAACTAATACTCTTTTCTGGAATCAGCACTTTGGAGAACATGAGGTACAAGTTACAGCCATGTTAGCATTAATGGATGCTACAAAAGTTATTGATAAAGAAACTGGAAAAGAAATTTCCCTACTTCAGGCGCATGAAAAATATGGAACATTCTTATTTGATGTTGTTACAGATGAGAATGGTAATAAAACTAAAAACTATAAAGTTCAAATTAGAGCTAACAAGACATTAGAAAACCCAGAAGGTGATCTTATAGATTTTGATGAGAAGCAAAGAATAGAACACACAAATATACTACATGCATTAAATAAAAGAATGCATGGTGTATACAATGACTTTGATAAATCAGTACTTCAGAAATACTCTGCTGGTAGATTAGTAATGATGTATAGAAAGTTTATGGTTCCTGCTGTAAAAAGAAGATACAAGAATCTTGGTTTTGATGATGAGCTTGGTACAGCAACTGAAGGTATATATCAGACATTCTATAGAACATTAATGAAAGATGTTAGAACATATAAGTTCAATGTTACTAAACAGTGGGCTACTTATACTCCTTTTGAGAAAGCACAAATAAGAAAAGTTGTTGCTGAGTTAACTATAATTGCAGGCTTTATGGCCTTAATACTTGCTTTATCAGCATTAGGTGGTGGAGATGGAGATGATGAAGAAAATGCAATTAAGAAAAGTTGGATGTATAACTTTATGCTATATGAGGCAATAAGGATGAGATCAGAAACTATTCAGTTCTTACCTGGAGTTGGTCTTAGAGATTGGTATAGAACTGTAAAGTCTCCATCAGCAATGACAGGAACATTAGATAGATTCATTAGATTCTCTAATCAGTTTTTCTTTACTTGGGATCCAGAGAAATTAAATTATGAAAGAGATCAAGGAGTTTGGAAGAAAGGAGACAATAAGTCTTGGGCTTATTTCTTAAAGCTTATGGGTTATTCAGGATACACTCTTACCCCAGGAGAAGCAGTGAAAGCCTTTGAAGGTACATACAATAGATAGTGAAGAAACCATAAAAAAAAGGGGGATTATCTTTTCCCCCTTTTAACTTTTTTAAGTTTACTTACATCAATTCCTACAAGATCACTTGTGTCAAGTTTAAACTTACCAAGTGTACCTTCTTTATCTTTGCTTACAAGAACATAGCTATTGTTTTCTGAAACATAGTTGATATACAGTTCCTGACCGTTAAATTCAATTTTCATTTTGTTTTTTTTCATATGATTGGTTTATAAATTTACTAAGATTTGGTTTAAAATACTCGGGTCCTTTTAATATTTTTCCATCTTCTCTAAGAATAGGTTGTCCGTCTGGACCCAACTTACTCATGTTACTAGCTTGTATCTCATTGAAGACATCTATTATTATATCTTGCATACCATGTTTTAGAATAGTACCGCAGAGAATATATAACTGATCTCCAAGAGCATCACCTATTTCTACAAGAGAGTTTTTCTCACAAGCTTCTAGGTATTCATCATTTTCTTCTTTCATTAGAGCATGTCTTAACACATACTCGCTCTGCTCAAGTGGTTGTGGCCACTTACCATCTTTTTGTTTGAATGCTTTGTGGAACTCAGCCACAGCTTTTAATTGTTCTTTCATGTTGTAAAATTAAAAAAAAAGGGGACAACTTGCGTCATCCCCTCTCTTATACTTCAAAATTGGGAATTGAAGGTCTTAGAAAAAGTCTGATGAATCATCATCATTATCTTCTTCAATATTGAAAATTAAATCATCAAAGTTAGCTTCACTAGTAAACTCTTGATTTGCTATATCTAATTCTGCTTGATCTCTTTCTTCAGGAGAAACCTCTAGACTCATAAAAGAAGCATTGTCACCCATATACACTTGATTTTCATCTGGAGCATAAGTAGGTGCGTCATCTTCATCTGATTCTAATGGTAAATTCATCCAATCATTTAGATCTTCTTCATCTTCTGGATCTTCAGTGTAGTTATTAACAACTTCATTGTGAAAATCTATTGCTTCAAAAGTATTCCCAGCAGGGTCAGTATAAGTTATTTGAGTTGCCTCAGCTTCTTTAGCCTCTTCTTCAGCTATTACATCAAAGATAGTTATCTGATTAGGATTAACTAAAGTTTCTGTAGCTTCAATAACTTCTTCCTCTTGAGGTGCAACTACAGGAATTACCTGTGCAGGTGCACTGCACTGTTGGAAATTATTTACAGTAGAAATAAAATAATGCAAGACTCTTTGATCTTCCATCCAAGTCTTAGGATGTGAATGCTGTAATGCAATAGTCACAAAGTTATAGAATGCCCACAAACTATTGCTATCAGCATAAACATGACTTGGTCTATCCATTTGTTGTCTTATAATACTAGCCTGCTCTGTAGTAAGAATCTGATACTCCGCAAATAGGATACCTAGTAGCTGAGCTTGTTTTCTCTTATTTAGAGTAATGCCCTTCATAGATTCTTTATCAGAACATAGCTGATTATAATACATGTGAGCATTAGCTATTTGATCTTGTATGGTTTTAACTGTCTCTTCATCTGCAGTACCAGTATGTTTACGAGCCCAGCTTCCCATATCTCCACATACCATAGTAGTACCTGTTAGATTAATATAACCACCCACACCACACTTGAATCTTACTTGTTTGTTATAACTGTTTGTCCATGCAAACATCATAGATAGCTCAGGGTCATTATTAAAATTTAATTTATAAATCCCATGAGCAATATTCCCGTCAGCAGTACATCTGTACTCTTCACTAACAACTCCAAAACCTGCAGCAGCAAGCTCAGTATATACATAATCCATTACGGATTGGTGACTAATTACAGTGTAAGTAGCACCATGATTTGGTAAAGGCACACTAACTAAGTGCGCCTTTGTACATTCAGCAATTTTCTTTGGCATAATTAAAATAAACTAAGTTGTGTTATAATAGGCTCAAGATCTCTTATTTCTTTATTGATCTTGTCCAAATAATAATCATAATTAATATCATACTCACTAAAAGGTTTATCCTTATAGTCTATCATTAGAGTCTGCATCCATTTGCCAGCCTCAATTTGTATTTCCCTGTTGTCAGTATTGTTCTTCTTAATCACCTTACTACCTGTGTTAGATATAAAATATCTGATAGTGTGTTGTAATTTCTCTATAGAATAATCCCCGTCAGAAACCTTATGCTCATAGAACGACCAGTCCCCTTTGATCTTTACTCCACCACAAAAATCAAATATATTTGTGACAGATTTAATATAATCTTCGGGCTTAATACCATCTACAAAATAAGCATGTATTGCTCTAGGAATTACAAGAAAACTCTTGTTCTTATGCATAGCAAGATTAGCAAACTCAAACCTACCCTTACATTTAGATTTACCATCTTCTGTAATAGCAATGTAATTATTTACATCACCTAGGATAATCTTAGAATACTTATCATGCTCCAGCTGTAGATTGGTTAGCTTCTCCCATCTTCTGCAGATTTCCATATACTTATCTTCATACTGTTTAGGGATCATTGTCTCCAAACCATCTGTATTCTGCATAAGTGGTAAAGCATTTGGAATCTCTTCACAAATCATTTCATACAACATAGTAAGACTAAGCTGACCATTGATAGTGATTCTCATAGTAAACTCTGGGTCATACAAGAAACTGTTCTCATCATTAGATAAACCATAGGTGGAATTCAAGATAATCTTGTACACATAATTCTTCGGGTCTTTCTTAGGAATCTTTTTCCTTTCCTCAAAGAACCATTCATACAGATTACAAAATTCTTCTTTAGGTAAATGTGCAGGAGCCCACTTATTTCTAATAGCTAGATTAGGATAGAAACTAGTAACATCAGATGTCATTATTATCATCTCCTGATTAGTTTCATATACTTTAGTAGACCGTGCACCATGAACACCACCAAGACCAAAGTCTGTCTGTACACCTTTATACCTTACAGAATATTTAAAACCACCTTTAGTTTCACCCGGATATATAACAACATCCTGAAACTTCTTCAAAAGATTTTGAAAAGTAGCTGTCTTAAATTCTATATAAGGTAGTATAATATCACGGACTGTGATCTTTAACCTGTTAGTTCTCATCTGTCTGAGCTCATATTTCTTAATTCCAGTTTGCTTACTAAGAAACAATAAAAACAACTCCTTAGATATTCTTGGTTCAGATGCTGAGTATAAATCTATTCCATACTCATCTGTTAATTGTCTCCGCAGATCTATCTGATCTTTACACAGAAACATGATCTGCTTAGTAGATTTGACATCATTAATACAGTATCTGATTATCTCAGGTATTTGTTCTGTAGTAACTTCAGTAGTATGATGGATAGGCATATCAATAATATTGTGCCAGTCCATAGTATACTGTATCCACTTTAAGCTAGATCTTTTTGCATTGTTGTCCCAATGGTTTAGTTTAAATACATCAAGTTGTCTGATGCTTAGGTCCTTGGGAGAATACTCCTGAAACTCACCATTGTTACTTCTATTAATTACATCTTGTGCTTTTCTATAAATAAATCTAGCAATAGTATCACCAGATTGCTCAAGAAGCTGCTCTTTATTTCTTAAGATGTGCTCAGTGATTTGGCTATCAAATCCAATACCATTAAAACTTACATGCCATTCATCATATGCAATGTTCCTTTCTAGAAAAGTTACCAGTTCTAGAATCTCATTCTTGCTTTCATGAATAGTAAAGATTATTGGCTCTTCAGATTTTACCCCCTCAAAGACTGCTATGAAACAAGAGCATAAAGTTTCATAATCCATTACATAGTGCTGTCTCATATCTTTCTAAATAAGCCTTCCATGATTGGATCAAGTAATTTCTTAGTACTTAAATTCACATATGTTTCTGCAGGCATTTTAGCCTCACATTTACTACAGTGCTCAATCCTTATTGAATGAGTAGGACTACAACATTGACAGTCAATTGGAAAACTAAAATAGGTAATTCTTAATGGACCTTCTTCTTCGCAATATTTGCAAGGTCCCCATGGTATACTTCCCATAATATTTGTGTTCAGTTAAGCTGTTTCCCCGTGTATAAAAATAATGGGGCAACCTAAGCCACCCCATCGTGACCTAAATTACTTAGATTTTGTTTCTTCAGTCATGAAAGACTTGTAGTTAAATTTCTTGGCGTTAATTGCAAAATGTTCTACTATCTCTGTGATAGCTTCAGCATTCTCAATATAAAACTCCTGAAATACTTCAATCTTATGTCTGTCTTGTTTAGTACCTTTTGATCCGGTTACTACTTGTCCATACTCATCTAACTTAGGAAGCATATGTAAAGTATGCTTTGTAGTTTTAGAGATAATTACAAATACCTTTGTTCCCGGGTCAAAGATACATTCTACATAAGGACAATTATCCGCAATAGGGATAAGCCTAAAGGTTTGATTTTCTTGCCAGCTTGACTGAACTAGCATCATTGATTTTTCACTCATTTTTTTGGTTTTTTAATTATTACAAATTTACTCTAGAATTTTTATATTTTGCAAATCTGCCACCTGAATTAATAAACTTTCTTTATCAATATCAGTTTTAGTACACAATTCCCCCACTTCTTTTAGCAAATTTGGCTCAACACCCAACAGCTCTGCATATCTATCATACCACTTGTTTGGGTACAAAAAGCTATGCACATACACATAGTTTCCACTATTCTTTTCAAAGAAATCTAGAATTTTGTTTTTAATTTTATTGTCAAATTTACTGAACTTTCCTTCAATAAACATTTGCCAATTATCTTTCTGATCTGAAAAATCAAATATAAATACACTGCTATTTTCATTTACTTTTACGTAATCATATAATCTTGAGTGCTTTAATAAAACATTAGTTTCAAAGTTTTTATACTCTTCATCTTTTCTTGTTTTATACATGCACACCAACTTCATATCCTCGGGAGAATATTTTCCATTCCAGCTGATGTATGTTTCATCTGGAGTTACACTTGTCCCTCTTTTAATTCCCAAGAGCGGATATAAGAATATCTTGGACTTTTGAAAGTATTTACTATACAGTGCATTAATTACCATAATTTTTACAATTTTACATTACCCATAATTAAATCATATGGCAGTGTAAAGTCTTTGTTTTCATAATGATACTTTGCCATATCCATTATGTCATCAAAGTCTTGTTGCCATATGGCCATTGTCTCTGCTGAGACTTGGAATGGATAAGCTTGGTTGTATTTGTCTATTACTATAAAAGTAAAATACAACTTCCACTCTTCCAGATCAGGTAAGTCTTTTAGAAATTTATGAAACACAAGTTTCTCATATACCACGGCTTGTAACCAATACTTGTAATACTGCACAGAGTCCGGGAATTCTAAAAGAGATTTACCCGTTGTCTTAAGGTCATTAATAAAGACTGTCTTAGATTCTTTATCTATTACAAGATTGTCTATAATTCCCTTAAAACCATAAGGTAGATAATTTACATCTATATTTACAAGCAACTCACTGTAAACTTCTAGATGAGTATCTTCCTCTGTCCTGTCAAGTTGTAGTAGCTGTCTAATTTCCGGATTGGATTTTAGAACAATAACACCTTCTCTACAGCCACTTAGAGTAGGTTCATCAACCACTAGCTTGTCTTGACTTTCTTTTAAGAACTGAAAGTAATTTTTGTTTTCTTCTGTGAGTATCTTATCAAGTCTCTGTTGGTCTGTCTTGAGTGTCTGATAAAGATTAGCTGTAAGTAGCTCTGTGAGTATATCTGCTGAATAGTCTTCCAAAGATAGTGTATTATTTTCTACTGACAAGTGTATCTTGAAAATATTATCAATAATTTTTTTCTGACTATCAGTTGGTTGTTTTCCCGGGAGGCTTGTAAAATAATCATCATACTTTTCCTCTTCAAATAAGAGACAGTGCAGAACCCTACCTGCTACCAGATGGGGTCCCACAATGTCTTCTCTTTTCTTGAGCACATAATGATTATAGAATGCCACGGGAGAATAAAGAAGTTTACTCAGACTACTATAGCTGAAATAAAACTTCTCTTTGTAAAACTTCTCTAGTTCCTCAGAACCAGTCAAGGTCATTTCCGCCATTACTTTCTTCTATTTGATTGTTATTTGATTCTACTTCAGGGGTCTCCTGTTCTTGACTTAACTCTTCTTCTGTTGCTATTAACTCTGTCTTAAAGTCATTTGTTTTAATATCAGTTAATACAGCTTCTAGAAGTTCATCTGGTATTATTTCATCTATCATGTGCATTATTTCTTTCAACTGACTTGTGACCTCAAGATTTTCTTCTGGTTCAGGATTAATTAAATTTAGAGAAGATATATTAAGCTTATCAAGATACTCTTGTTTGATTGTAACTTCTTTAACTTCAAATACATGATCATAATTAATACCTCCGTGAATAGAATAAGTATACTCTTTATACAATCTCTTGATCATATCTACAGTAAGTAAACCCTTGTCATCAATGATTTTAACAATCGTCTCTGCATTTCTGTTACCAATATCTCTTGGAAGCCAATTAAAATAACTAAGCATTGATTTAAAGTTTACATGATTCCTAGTATGAGAGTTACTGATCTCATGAGAATAATTGCTCAATAGCATTTGCAGATAAAGAACACTTTTTTCATAATGAGAGTTTGCCATAATTTCCATAGCAAGAACATGATTATCATTATCTGAGCTTTCAAACATATTTTTCAATTGCTGAAAAACCTCTTCATCTATTATAGTAGAATCATCACCATTGATATTAGTAATTAACTCTGTCTCATTATAAATTGGTTTACCCTGTATTGCATTATATGTATCTGAATGTTCTTCATCAACAGCATATATATAACCACTGTTATAGTGATTATGCGCATTGCGGGCTAGACAATTTCTCATGTCTGACCAATCTGAACAAATTTTAGTACAACCTGATGCATGAAGAGCTGTTTCTAACTTTTCAATATAATATTCATCCTTACAAATCTCTTTGACATTATTAAGAATAACTTCTGCATCTGCAATATAATACCAATTAGAACCTGTCATCTTGCCCATACTGCTTTTACCACTGAATATAACATTGGCTTTTGCTGGATCTCTGACAACTCTAATACCAAGATTTAAAGTTAAATCTTTTAGTTTTACCCGGGGAATATTTACGCCAGGTAGTAAATATATCATGTCTCCTTGTTTAGGAACATATCCTTTTGAATTTACAAAATCCGGAACATCTGTTCCTAGTCCTTCTATAATTTTTACATTGAATCCACTGATATGGTCATGGTTATTATCACCACTTAATTCTATATGAACGTATTTTTCCATAATTGTCTTATAAAGATTAGGGGAAGTATTATCTTCCCCCATCTTAGTTATTAATTTGTTTGATGTTTGACTAAAGGGGTAACTGTTCTATCACTGTTTTAGCTGATAGCCATCTTCACCACATTAGTATTCTGCATGAGTTTAGCAAACTTCACTTTGTTGCCATTTACAATCTCTTTGACCATATAATATCTTAAGTCATTTGTAAATGCTTCACAGTCTGTAGTAAGCTTAGCTAATCTGTCAATAATAGGTTGAGCAATAGAACCTTTCTCAGCAATAGTAAGTGAATAATTCACCAATCTGGTTGCAATTACACTTGAAATATCTGCTCTAAATTCATCATCCTTACCAACTGCACTTGTCAAAGCTCCCATTACATATACTTCATCCTTATTAAGAATATCATCCGGAGAGATAATCTTATCTAGTTTATTATTAATAAACATAGTAAACATAGAACTAAAGTCATTACCAACAGAACCCTCACCAATCATTTGGATTAGTGGAAGATCATCCTCAAACTTTGGAATAGAACTAATAGCATTAAAGAACGTAGTAATAGCTCTTGGATTAACTCTTTGAGTTACAAGCTCTGGGTGCATCAACATAAAGTTAATACATCTACCATCTATCCCTGCATTCTCTGCCCACTTAGCCCATACATTAACATCATACTTCATCTCTACAGAAATAAATCTAGTCTTCTGAGCCACATCCAAAGAAGTAACATTATAGTCACCATTGTCTGGATTAGTAGTCAAGATTACATGCCAGTTCTTAGGTAGCTTCCAAGAAACATATTCTTGTCTATCTAAGATCTCCATAGTAGCTTGCATAAATCTGTGGTCTGCACGAGTATAGTCATCCAATACCAAGAAGCCTCCTTCACCCTTACCTTGAATCCACTCCGGAGCAGCATGAGCCATTCTCTTATCTACAACAGTAAACTTAGCATTAAGAGCTCCTTGAATTTGAGCTTCAGTTATCCAACGCTCTTTACCTTCTTGATTTCTTACTAAGAATTCTTTAACAGGAAAACCAACTAAGTCACCCAATTCTTCTATCTGAGATAAATTAAGCTTTACTACATCCATGTTAAGTTCTTTACCTAACTGCATGATAGCTGAAGTCTTACCAAGACCGGCATCACCTTCAATATTGATTGCCACTGGAATTTTTCCTTGGCTTTGGATATACTGGTTATTTGCAACCATATGGCGGATAAATCCTTTTAACTCTTCTACGTTTAATTGTACTGTGTTCATAGTTTTTCTTTTTATAGTTCTAATTTAATTACATGACCTGGTAAATCTTCATTCATATGTGATCTCTCTGATAAAACCCACAGGACACGTCCTTTTGGTTTTACAGATGTATAACACTCACCATCAGTAAAATACACCAGGCTTGTATATTTTTTTTGGTTAGCATTATAATAATCTAGGACTGGATCAAACTCAGTCCCACCTCTACCTTTTACATTTAATTCATTCTTACCTTTGTATTCTTCTATAGAATTAATACTAGTATCACATTGAACTATTGTAATATCTACTCCAGCTTTATAGATATGATGTATCTCATTCATAAACTCAGTTAACTCTGCATTACTTACAGAACCTGAAGTATCAATGGCCAACAACATATGCTGTTTCATTTTAATTTTAAGGCCAGGATTTTCATCATACCTTCTATTTTCTTTTCTTCTAATCTTCTTAGTAAATACTTTAGTACTTGTACCAGAAAATCTTCTCACATAACTTCTCCAATCAAACTTAGGTCTAACTATTTCTTCAATAATTATAACACCTTCTATCTCACCTGGAACATTCCCGCGCTTCTTAATAGTTTGTTCTTTAGCATCTGATAAAACTTTTTGTAATTGCTTCTCAATTAGTTTTTTCTCAGCTTCACTAAGATCTTCAAACTCTTCCCATGTACTATGATCAGGAATATTTCCGCTGTCTATGTTGTCTAGCAACTTATCCATCTCTTCATTTCCACAAGTACCATCCTTGTCCTTCTCATCTTTAAGCTGTTGTAATTTATCATAATAATATCTACAACCTGCTTTAATATCAAGATCAAGATCTTCATAGTTATTTATATCTATACCTCCATCTGGCAAATATTCTGGATCAATATACTGATTGATCTCCATGTCCATTGCAACATTAGCAAGTTTCTTGTCCCTAAAAGAACCAAAACTTACTAGATGTCCAAAGGCAATATGCAATAACTCATGCTTGAGTAATCCCATTTGATGTTTCTCACTAAGACTTGCCCAAAACTCTTCATTGATAGCCAACTGATAGTTGATACCATTCTTACTTACACCTGCCGTAGGAAGATCTTTTCTCCATATCTTATTAAGCATAATAAGAAAGAACCCATAATAGGGCTCTTTTAACATTAGCTCTTTACTAATTTTACTTAGACTCTGCTGTTTGTCCATCTTTTAGTTTTATGTTTATTTCAAATTTATCAGCGGGATACCCCATCTGACCTAAAAAGCCAATCATATTCTCAGTAAACAATTCCATAAAAAGTTCTATAGATTGATTACTTGCTTTGTTTGTTGTCATAGCAGATAAACAAGCTCCAGTACTTAACTGATGTCCATCTGTAGTATCACTTAAAGCATTTCCAATAGCTTTTGTGCACTGTGGACATTCTAATTTCCAAAGAGTATATTCTGTATTACCAAACTTATATAAAGTTATAAGTTCACCAATATAATCTTCTACATTTACTTTTTTAAGAGATTCAAATGCAATAGTAGCATTATCTTTATCTGCAGAACGTAACATGTTCAATAGATTCTTTGTTTCTTCTTTGTTAAAAATCATTAGTCTTCAATTTTTAAAGTTTTAATCATCCATTCTGTAGGTGTATTTATATTATCCACCCATTCTTTTGCAGTAGGAATATATCCATTGCAATCCTCTTTTACATGTTGTTCTCCAACATATCTTGTATATACAGTTTTACCATCTGAGTTGACAAAAGACCTTCCAAATATCTTTTCACATTCAAATATTCCTTCACTGTGGTGTCTGAACATTCTATGCTTACTGTGTCCAATCCAAGCCTTAGTTTCATCAAACCATTCATGAATCTTTATGTACTCAATTGGAAAACCTCCCCACTTTCTAGCAGAAGATTTTGCATGTTCCCAGGGATGTGACATTAGTCTAAAGTTTGATTAATTAAATTACCTCTATGACCAAAAGATTCTGTTTTGGTATAATTTATATTATTATGTATTAGATACTCCCCAGAAGGTATTTTAATATACATATCACCAAATCCACCATCATTATTCCACCAATCTTCTATATCACTTAAGATTTTTTCAGAAGCAAAATCTTCTATGTTCTGGTAGATATCTCTACCAACATCTCTTAAATTTTGTCTTTTGTGATAGTTTATTTCATTAAAATCATTAACTGGTTCTGTAGTATATTCAATGTACTCTATTGCACCGGAGTCTCCTCCACCTGAATAATATATGTAAAGACCTGTAATATCAAGGTCAGCCATCTGTAATAGAAGGCCTGTCATATTGTTTTCTGTCATAGTTATTTAGTTTTGTAAAATCTGCCAAGAATATTGGCATTTAAAAAATCATCTTTCTCAAGTACCTCATATACAAACTGGTACTTTGTTTCTTGATATGTAAGCTCTGCAGCTGTAGAACATATCCTTAATATCTCTCTATGGATAATAATACCATTCTTATGTGCCTCTTTTAAATCTTGGTTACTACTATAATAATTCTTATAGTCTAACTTAGATTCCCTGGTATATTTCTTTAGTCTTCCATCTGTTAATTCTGCAATGGCTTTTTTACCCATCTTTTTTTTAACAGACTTATAAAAGTTTTTCTTACCAATGTATCTTACACACTTACTATCTATAATAGCAGTCATCATATAAATAAATCCAATAGCTCCTTCTGGAATCATTGAATCTTTAAAAGTAACTTTATTATAAATCCAACTCATAATACTTCTTTTAAAAGTGGCAATAAAACATTTCTGGTTTTCTCTACACCGTGTTTTTCTATTGAATCTGATAAATCCTTTTCTAAGTTTAATACTATGTAATTAAAGCCATACTTAAGTTTATACTTCTCAGCTGCTCTAATCCCGGGCTCATCATTATCAAATAAAACACAAACACCCTTATACTTAGAACTTATGTTACTCATAATATTTTCTGGTATCATAGTGTTTTCACTATCCGGTGCAATAGACTCAGAATTACTAATCTTCAATTTGTTATAAGCCATTAAATCTTTAAGAGATGATGTTATAATCAAATATGGTTTATCATAAGTTAGTTGTTCAGATCCCTGAATATAATCTCTAACTTTAATAAATTTACTGTCTTTTACCTTGGGCTGATAAATCTTATAGAGTGTACCATCATCTTTAAAATACCCGTACACATAGTTACCTTTGATAGTTATACTAGATAAAACATCATTTTCATCAGTCTTTTCCATAATATAATATTCAAGAGGAACTACATTGTATTTGGATAACAATCTAGAACCAATATTATATTTCATCCAGTATTTCTGGTCAAGAGTATTCCAGTGGCGCATTTCATAATCAGTAACTTTAAATTTACTGTGTTGTTTATAAGACTTTATAGGATTAAAACCATTGTTTAAAACATATTGGTTATAGTCTTCTATAATCTTATAACTTGCGGAACCTCTAGTAGGTAAATTAAATAGACTTTGGACAAGAGCAATAGAATCACCACCATTACCTGAAGAAAAATCTTTAAACTTATAGATATTATTTCTGTCAATATAAATACACATAGAAGGTGTCTTCTCTCGTGGATTAAATACTGACTTCATTTTAATATCTTGTCCTGTAAGCTTTTCTGTTAGGTTAAGATAATGTTCAAATGCCCATTCTCTTGGGACATCAGCTAAATCATATATTAAATTCTTTGTAGAAATCATAGCAACCCAAGTTAAGTAAATAAAGGGGTAATTACAACCCCTTTATCTAGGAGTTGTTAATCTAAATTAAAATCTGAAGATGTTCTACCTGGTGTTGAAAAATCATCATCATCATCACCAAAGTTATCTACTGGCTTTACCTCAAGTTTTTTAAGATATTTTGCTTCATCATATTTAAGAATTCTATCAGAACCTTCATTCCCATAAGCATACTTGTTGTTTTCTGCTTTTGGTAACCACATATCATATGCAGTATAGCCAGACTTATTTTCATATTCCTTACCGGCAATACAAAAATCTAGATACTTATCTTTAAGTGGGGCATTGTTACTAAAGTTCTTTACAAAATCTTCAATTGTATTAAACTTGTTATCCTGCTCTTCAAACCAGCTCATTATTCCAGTTGTTTTAGACAAGTTAGCTAAGAACATCATCAAAGATCTATCTCTTTGAATTTTAATTCCAGACTTTGTTTGTCCATCAGCATATGCATATTGACTAGCTTTTACTCTACCAATCTGACCCTTATATCTTCCTTTGCTTTCATCATCTTTATCAATCAGAAAACCTTCAAATCCGTCAATTGGTTCTGTCTCAACATTTAGTACTAAGTGTTTTGCACCATCAATAAATTGAAAGTCTTCTAACACAATACTGTTGATTCTTAACTTGTGGTTTCCTGGGGCAATAGTTTTTGCCATTCCACCACCACCATTCTCATTTACTAGATCTTTTGTACTTAAACCCATTTTGTTTGTTTTTATTATTTATACACTTTATTCCAGTAAGTCTTTAACTTACCATCTTTCATCTCAGAAATTATTATTTCTTCATTTTGCAAGTGCTCTGGCCTTGCACCACAAGTCACTTCTTCATTAGTTTTAAAGCTAAGAATAGTTTCATTACCCTTTCTATACATATAACCAATTGCATCTGCGTTAGCACATATTAGAGATTTTATTTTACCCGTCAAATCTATGTTTGCAGACATAACCATCTCTCCTTTATCATCTACCTGCTTGTCTTTAATATGACCAGATAAAATAATATGGGGAGCTAAGGTATCAATAAAATCTAAAACTTGAAAGAATGCTTGCCTAACATATAAGTAACCCGCACCATTAGGTAATGTAAGAATACTGTCTCCAGAATAATTCTTACCCATTGGCGTTTGTTTATATAAGTTAATTGCAAGTGGCATAACCATATCTTCCAAAGCTGTCACAGTATCAATAGTAATATATTGATATGGATAACCAGCTTCTTTGATTGCTTTGCCAACTTCTTTTAGCTCCTGAAGATTATTAGCTTTGACTTTCATGGCTTCAACATAGTCTGCACCATTTTCTAAATCAATAATTAAATTATCATCAAGACCTGCAAATGCAGTTGTCTTACCTGTTTTAGGCTTTGAATACACAATTAATCTTTTAGGATTAACCCTGTTAGCTTTTACTTTTTTAGTTGGAAGTACTATACCCATTTTACTTTAATTTTTGTGCTAGTTTTTGAAAACCTTCAGCAATTTGCAAAAGAATGCTACTTACATCTTCATCAGTTTCTTGAGTCTTAAGTTTAGAAACAAACTCTTCTTCAAAATCTGGAAACACACTTATCTTCTTTTGTTCTTTTGGTTCTTCAGTTCTCTGTGACTCATAGATATTGTAAGGAATTTCTTCAGACCCTTTGTTTACACAAACAAGTTCTGAAGTTGGAATAACATATGCAGAATACTCCTCGCCTCTAGAATTTGTAGAAGTTTTAACTTCATACTCTTCCTTAAAATAGGGATTGTATCTATACTTGAATAGTGGTCTCTCCCAAAACATAGGAACCATGTTTGTCTCAGCTCCTCTTCCATCTCTCTCAATGTCCACTAATTCTACATAGATATCAGCACCCTTATTTAATTCATTCTCAAAAAACTGAATCTGTCTTCCAAACTTACCTTTGCTATAAAAGGCAGTCTTAGCTGTAAACTGATAACCTCCTTTTAGTTTTTCTAAAAACTTAGAGTGAATTCCCATCAACTCTTTTTCTTTTTCTCTTCTGTTATACATAATTTTTAATTTTAATGCGATGATGTGGGTGGTGCATCAACCTCTACAATTCTCATTACTGTACTGTCCAATCTATAAAAGTTCATACCCATAAAACCATTTCTTGATTTTAATATGTGAAATATTAAAAGATCTGGGTCATTAATGATATACTTCTCTGGACCATAGAATTTAATTCTCCTATTAAAAGGACGGTTAATACCAAGCACTACATCTGCATGTTGTAATAAAGCATCAGAACCATATAAATCAGAATCTAGAATATAGTTCCCATATGTACCATCTTTAGCTCTCTCTATAGTTTCAACATTTCTGTTTAACTGACTAAGAACTAAGAATGCCACAGGAAACTTCTTCTTCATTTCTGTAAGGCCTTCCCCTAAACCATAAAGCATCTCAAACTTATCCTTCTGCCCCTTGCCAACTCTAAATAAAGCTGAGTGATCTATAGTAACTAAAGTATTAGTAAAACCATCTTCTGTTTTATACTTCTCCATATAAGCATGAATAGTAGCACACATCTCATCCACTGTACATGGATCATACACCACATCTACTAAATCATGTTTTTCTGTACTCTCATAAAACTGAACACACTTTTGAAAAATACCTTTGTCCACAGGTTTTTCCTTACTCATCAGAGTGTTATAATCAGAACCTACATTCATAGACAATTTTCTAATACCATTTGTCTCATCTAGCATCTCAAACTGAAACTTTAATACTCTGAACTTTTGGTCAGGATTAATCTTTATGACATCATTAACCAATTGTTCCATAAATAAAGTCTTACCAGTTCCTGGTCTTGCGCCAACAACTGTAATAGTTCTCCATTCTAGACCATCACAAAAAGCATTATTAAAATTCACCCAAGCTGTCTTCAATGATTTTAATTCACCATTGTGTCTAGCTTTCATTTTATAGAGAGCTTTTTTAAGAGCGTCTCTTTCACTTACAGCCTTTAAAGGGCTTGCATTATTATACATATTATATAGATTAATTTTCCGGAGTACCTTCTATTGAAGTTTGAATTCTTTCATATAGATAATGAGACAAAGTAATTATAGCTTCTATAGCTACATACTGTAAAATGCTCACTTCTACAATGTAATTGTTAATTATTAGATACAAACACGCACTCCCAATAATCCCAATAAGTAACTTTTTTAAATTTATATGTATCAAAATAGTCTTTCTTTAATAAATATTATTTCATCATCAGGTTTGTTTAAAATCATTTCACAATAATCAGCTAAATCTGAGTCCCAAGTTTTATCAGTGCTTTGTTTCCTTACAAAATATTGAGATGTTCTCATATACTGGTAATTTACCTGTCTGTACTCTAAAACATATTTGTTTGTAGCTAGTAAAATTGTTTCCCATTCATAATCATAATTTTCAAAGAACCATCTAAATGCATTTTCTAAGTTTTTGGGATTAGATCTTGCATACTTACCACTAGACAATTTTATACTAGGAAATATATCAGAATATTTCTTTATATTATCATCAAAATTATCTCCTAGTAAGTTTTTAGATGTTTTCTTTTTGGATCTCTTAAAGAATCCATCAATCTCAGTAGTAAAGATAATACTTTTATCTGTTAATGTCAAGTCTTCATTTATCCAATTTTCAGATATCAGTCTCTTTGTTTCTAACTCCTTGTTTACAAATGAACATGGGATTATTTTATTCTTTATACAATGTAAAACATAATAACTATTGGGGGTTATATCTTCCCTAACAAATTTTAAAAATATATCTTCCATACTACCAATTAATATTATATCCTGTTGTTTCTGCAACCAGATGCTGCACCTTTAAAAATGCATTATCTGAATTCCATTCTCTCTGCTTGTTGTAAGCTGCACTTGCCGGATGGCTTGCAAATACTTGGTGATTATTATCTCCAACATATTCTGCCCACTCTTGTGCTTTTTTACCCAGGTAAAGATATGTAAGTTCTTTCTTATTATGATTAAGATGGTCAAATAAAAATCCAACAAATCCTTCCCATACATGATAGTGCTTTCCTATTTTACCCACCTCAGTTGTGAGAGATGTATTAAGCATTAGTATACCTTGGTTTGACCATCTGGTTAAATTAACATCTGTAGATAAATGCTCACCATTATAGATAGTTCTATTAATTTCATCTAGCATATACCGTAGACTAGGTTGTAATGCATTTGTTTTACTACAACTAAATGCAATACCATCTGCTACACCTAATGTAGGATATGGATCTTGGCCCACAACAACTAACTTTAATTCATCATAAGGACATTCTTCAAATGCTCTGAATACATCTTTCAATCCTGGAGTAAATCTTTCCCCACTGCTTGACATCCTATACAATCTAGTAAGTAGCTCTTCAAAATCACTACTAAATATATAAGATTTAAAAACACTGCCCCAGCCACTTGGTTCAAGTTTATCAAATATTTTTTGTTTAAAACTATCAATTTCTAATTCTATATTCATTTTTTACTATATTTGTTAAAAGATTAATATTATGGCTATCAAGGTAAAAGAAATAAAAGATGATGCTTTAATTGATATTAAAGTTAACAAGAACTTTTATTTAATGTCCAAGGATGCTTTGTACACTATTTTCAAACACTTACTAAGTAATGAAAGTGAAAAAGAAAATCTACAAAACATTCTTACTAAACAGTTCAATGATCTCACAGAGTTTGAGAGAGCATTCTATACTCTGACTCTTCTTGTATCTGAAATAGAGAAACAAGTACAGGCAGATAGTAATTTATACACTGAGAAGGAAGTTCCTGAACCAGGAGACCCTGACTATGTTGAACCTAAGCAAGGTTAATATTTAGATCTCTACCTATTTCAATAGCAGATTCAATTGCCATTGCTAGTTCATCTTTACTACATTCTTTAAAAGACTTGCAATACTCTGTTTCTCCAACATCATAGCATAATCCTGCATGTTGTTTAACTATAGTTTTCATTTCCTCAAAAGTATAGCCCGATTCTTTAGCTAATTCCCTAATGCAGGCATGTATTTTAGCCAGTTGTGCCAAGCTATGATCTGTACTTGTTAGATCAATAAACATATTTACTTCTTGCCCTTCAGCAAGCTTTTCAATAAATAATTTGTAATTTAATTTTGATTTAACATCAGGATAGATTAATTTTCCATCCTGTTTTACTAGCTTTACGGTAAACATATTGATTATTTTATTATATTATTATGTACTTATGGAACAAAAGTTATCTAAAAACGCTAAAGAGACTACTAAAATTATTTTAGAATATCTCGAAAAATTTCCAAATTCTCCTACCAAAACTCTGGCAAGAAAAGTCTATTCTGAAAATACCGGATTCTTTACCACACTTACAAATGTATATGATAGAATTAGATATTATAGAGGTCAAAGTGGAACTTTGCACAGAAAGCATTTAAAAAATAAAGAATTCCAAAAAGAACTTAAAGTAAAAGTAATGCAAAATTTTGTATCCTTGCCTACATCCTTATCAGAAAAGAGAGGAACATTTACATTTCCCACAGGATGTAGAAAACTTGGTGTTATTGGTGATCTACATATTCCTTATCATGATGAAGATGCTATAGAAACTGCTTGTGATAAAATGGAAGCAGAAGAAGTAGATAGCATCCTAATCAATGGAGACTTATTAGATTTCTATCAACTTTCTTTCCATGAAAAGGACCCAAGAAAGATTCACTTTAAAAATGAAATAGAAGCAGGTAAACAGTTCTTTGAGTACATGCGCTCTAGATTTCCTGGCATTCCTATTTATTTTATACCAGGTAATCATGAAAACAGGTTTGAAAGATATCTCAGAATAAAAGCATCTGAGTTACTTGACATGGATGAATTCAGGTTAGATGTAATCTTACATGTTGCAGAATACAAAATAGAGTATCTTCCATTTAGAACCAAAGTTATCTTTGGTGACTTCCTTATAGAACATGGTGATAAGATTCCTGGAGCAGGCGGTGTAGTACCAGCAAGAACTGCTTTAATGAGACTTAAGACTAATTGTATTGTAAATCACTTTCACAAAAGTTCCCAAAGCTCACAAAGAGTTTATGGAACTGGTGAGTCTAGTACAATAAGAGCATACAGTCTTGGATGTTTATGTGAACTAGCTCCAGATTACATGGAAATTAATGAGTGGAACCATGGCTTTGCTATACTAACAAAAAAAGATAACTTAGTATCTGTAAGTAATTATAAAATTGAAAATAACACCATTATTTAATGTTTTTAGCAATTGAATTTCGGGATAAAGAAGGGCCTTATATTGAGCACTTAAATATTACTCATATTACAAGGACTTCATTTGTTAACTCAATGAATCCTGATGCAGGTACTAGAATCCATTTAAGGACAGGAGAAGTATTAACCACTCCTGTACCTATGGACATTTTACAATCTGAGATTGATGATTGTTTTAAATCATCAGCTGCACTAATTTTGTTTAATTTATTAGCTGAAAAAGCAAGAGCATCAGTAGTTACTAGTGACGCTGATACCCTTGATGAACAGCAACCTGGATCAGGTGCTCTATAGCAGATTTATTTAATTCTGATTTAGTATCCCAATCAAAGTTAAACACTTTCCATTCATCATCTAAACTTTCATCATTTGCTGATGAAATTAAACTTAATCCTGGTAATAAGTCTAATACGTAATAATAGTAATCATAGCCATTCTGGCTTTCACTATCTTTGACTTCTACTTTATCAAAGCCAAAGTCAATTAATTCTTGTTCTTTCATTTTTCTGCCATTGTTTGCATAAACACAGTATGATTCAAGATTTCAAAAGCATATGTATGATTTAAATCTTTATATGCTTCATTCTCTTTAGAATATAGTCCGTGTTTTTTGATTCTTAAATCTCTTAGATTCTGTATGCTTAATGTTACTATAGCAAGATTGTCTCCATCTTCTGATTTCATCATGCTTATGATGTTTCTTATTTCAGCATCATTTAGATAATCATACTTCTTTAGTAACATTAACTCAGCCATATATACAAAAGGGCGGAATTCATCCTTCTTATGTCCTTTATGGTACATATGCCATAAATAGTTCAGATTACCATCTGCACCATCAGTAATATTATAATGTTCTTCGGCAATTGCTGCCACAAGTTTTAGCATTTCTTTTGTATCTCTCATAAGTTTTAGTTTTATACTTAATTGTGTTTCAAGGTATGATGCTATCATGAAGTTTTCTAATGTCTTCAATATATCTGGATTTGTTCCATAATATATATTCAATGTTTCTTCCTCTCCAAGAATCACTTATCAAGGTTTATCTGATTATCTTCTAATATCTCAAAAAACTTATTCCGGATTCTTTCTACCATATCCCATTCTTTTTCATCAAGTTCTTCATACTTCCAGAGTGTTCTGAGCTCTTGAGATATTTCCCATAGAGCATTATACATTTTACTCCCTTGTGTAGCAAACTCAAATTCTGCTTGATCCTCTGGTAGGTTAAATTCTATTGTTGCTTTCATATCATTTCTATTTAAGTAATGGGGCAACTTTTACCCCTTATTATTAATTGATTTGTTAAAGGTTTCCCTGTAGTATTGTTAGCAGTTATTTTGCCCACTCGTGCATACAGTCAGTAAATGCACATTTATAGCCTGTTTTTGTTTTTATGTATTCATCTCTACCATCACAGAGTGGGCAAACCACCACTTTGTTACTGCTAACATCAAATAAAAACAATATAAGGTCGTATGCTCTATCTTTAGTTATTGCCTTGTTGTCAAGGTCAGTCAAAATTGACTGTAATTGTTCCATATTCTATTTGTTAAAGGTTTCTTTATAGTATTGTTCTCCATCTTCATGGTCCCCAGTCCATTCACAATCGTTATAAGCATTTACAATCTGCTCTTTCTCCATCTCTTTTGCTTGTTCTATTAAATAATTATTCGGTGGTAAATCAAGCATTTCTACCAACCACTCTACTGCTGTTTTCATCTTACTTCTTTTTAAATTGTTCAAACCATTTCTCTAATAGTTTTGGGTTAGAAACTTTATTGTTTAAAACTTGCCCACTTAAATCATAAAGCAATTGATAAACTTCTTCCTCACTATACATTCTTTCTGCTTGCCATTTAGCACCAGCTATAAATGCTTCATATGATGCTGCTTCAGATACTAATGTACAGTCATTTGCATAATTTTCAGCAGCTTCTTCAAGTGTTTCTTTTTTCATTCTATTCTGATTTAAAGGTTAATAATTATTATCCCCACAAATAGTACATTCAAAATGAGTATCTGATGTATATTTTCTTTCTGATAATGGATGATAACATTTCTTCTGCTCCTTCTCCATTGCTTTGGCTT